CGAGGAACTCTGGCTCGTGATGTTCGACAGTCCCGAATCCCAATTCCCGTCATCCGCGCTCGCATCCGAACTCGCGTTGTTGTTCCCCGTCGCCGCGTCTATCTGGTCAAAGTCGGAATCGTTATCGAATCCGGCGTTGTTCTTGAGAGTGGCCGCCTGGATACCGCAATCCAGCCCGCAATAACAGTTATATGCCGTGCAGTTCTCCACGCGCGAGGCTGCCGCCCCGGCCGTGAGGTAGAGAAAGATGCCGCCTTGTGCTATCCCGCCTTGGTCCCACACGGCGCAGTCGTGTATCTGGTGCGACCCGTTTGTGGTCCCGGTGCAGATCCCGGTTCCTTTCTTCCCGTTCTTGTCTATGAGGCAGTTGTAAACCTTGAACAGGTAGCCGGTGGTCGGGGTGGCCCCTGTAGTGACAGAATGGTAGTTGCTCGTCAGCGAGTATTGGGTGTAGACATACATGTCACGGAAGACAAATTGGCCGCTACCCTCCATATCGCAGCTGAACATGAAGCCGTTGAAGTTGTGCGCGACCCGGTAGGTCGTGTCCGTCGGATCCCCGTAGTTCGGCTTCTCGGAGTAGGTGTTGAAAATGTTCCCGTTCAAGTCCTCGGTGACGGCGGCCGTCGCGGTCTCCGTGGTCGACCCCTTGCCGACGTAGTTGAGGGTCCCGTTGAGGTCGCCCGTGTCCGAGTAGGCGGCGCTCCACGTGGTGTAGTCCTGCCCGCTCCCCACATAGTAGGTCCCCGAGGTGCGCAGGTTGAAGTCCTTCACGCCCCTCCCGGCGTAGCCGTCGGCATCGTTGAAGATCGACGTGGTGAGGCCGTGGCCGCGCACGTCCAGAAGATCGACCGACTCGCCGCTGCGGAGGCTGGACTCCAGGCCGGCGATGCCCGTGGCCGTCTCGAGCGCGGGCAGGTCGATGTACGCCGACCTCTCGCGCTTCACCACCCAGCCGGGCATGTTCTCCGCGTCCGGCTGGGACGCCTCCGGCACGGGCAGGAGAGCCTGCTGCACGGCGGGTTTCCAACTCGAGGGGGCGCGGAGGTACAGGTAGGGCACGCGGGCCTGCGGCGGGTACTCGGGCTGGAAGCCCCACTCGTCCGGGTCGATGTAGCAGACGGGCATCCCGTCCTTGATGCCGCGCGCGGCCTTCTTGTCCCCGACCTTCACGATTATGTCGATGTAGTCCGCCATGCTCAGCTCTTGTTGAAGTCGAACGAGAGGGAGGCGTTGGTGATGCTCTGCGACCCGTCTACCTCGACCCGCATTATCTCGCCCTTGCCCATCGATGTCGTGTCCCAATCCGAGATGTCCAAGTCCTGGTTTTTGATGCCGTTGACGATGTGCGGCCCGGTGAGCCCCGGGTGCATCTTGGAGGATGGCGGGAAGGCCGCGTAGGTGCCCTTGTAGATGTTGAAGTAGATGGTGCCCGTCTCCTCCGCCAGCACGGTCCAGTTCTGGAGCGTCAAGTCGAACGGCGCCCTGATATTGCCTTTCGTGCCGGACGATATGGCGCTCGAGCCGCCCTCGACGATGATGTTCATGGTGCCCGTGTAGCCGCCCTCGATGCCCCGGACGCCGGTGGCGCCGGATCCCGTCACGCCCACCGGGCCGGTCTCGCCCTGCGACCCCGTGAATCCGGCCTCTCCGGTGGCCCCCTGCGGCCCCGTCGCACCTTGGTCGCCCGTTATGCCGCCCTGCCCGGTGATGCCCTGGTAGCCGGTCAGCCCGAAGGTCCCGGTGTCCCCGGCGAGCCCCGTCAACCCCAGCGGGCCCGTTTCCCCCTGCGGTCCCGTGACGCCCGAGACGGGGAATCCCACCTTGACCCACTTGTCGTCGGCCTCCGAGTATTGGTAGCGGGAGCCGTACGTCGTCTGATACTGCTCGCCGTTTGCCGGGCCGGTCGGAAATGCCATTTCAGTCTCCCTGACTCTGCCAAAAGGTGCCGGGAAGGCGTCATCGACGCTCGGGGTGCGCCTTTCGGTGCACCGTACACGTTGGCTCCAGCAATTAATAGACTATCAGGCTTTTCGGGGCGGCAGGGGGGTTTACACCAATCCGCTCTGTGTGCTCGCGGCGCCGAACCCCATCTTCGCCTTGTGGAACGAATATTGAAACGGCCCCGCGTCGCACACCAGGCCGTGCCTGTAGGCGCTGCGCATGCCGTCCACGGGGACGTTCGAGTCCGACGCGGGGCCTACCCCCGCCTTGATCAGCACCGAACCCGGCTTGAGGCGGAAGTCGCCGTCCTCCAGATAGTTGGGGTTGAGAAACTCGTTTCCCCAATCGCTGACCGGTATTGGATTCGTTCCGTCACCGTCATCGGAGGCGCAGTGGTCTATGACAACATTAGTTTCACCGACATGAATCCTGAAGTCATCACTACTGAAATAGAAAACACTACAATTCTTAATCGTTACATTGCTTTGGTTAATCCAGAAGCCATACCCGCCCCCAGTAAGAATGTTGTTGTAGAAGAAAGCGGGTGTGTCATTGGATGAGTTCAAATAAACAGGTGTAACAGTTCCTCCTGAACCACCATAGGACTGCATGACGTTATCATGGAAATACCATTTTCCTCCACTTGGGCTACCTGTGAGGAAGTCTTCTGTGCCTCCGTCCTTCGCCATTCTGAAGATACAGTTCTTGACCTCACAACCATCGATCCAGTTACCCGTCCATTGGAATAGTTCGTACCGATTGTTGGTCATCGTAACTTGAAGGCCATCAAACACTATTCTGATCGGCTTCGTATCTGACCCGCCACATCCGAGAGCTATGTTTGAATTGTTGACATTCAACCGATAGGTGCTGTCGTTCCAATGTCCTCCATGAAACCCGTCGGGTTCGGATCGATTCGCTTGGATAGTCAAGGTATAGCCAGAGCCGTCGAAGTAATTCCAACCAGGGTCCCAATCCACTCGGTATTCGTCCTCGACCGACCCGCAACATAGCAGAAGGATGTCACTATCGTATAGTTTGTTGCGGAGGTTGTTCTCCGCCTGCGTCATCGTCGCAAAGGCACGATGGTCGCCTGTGGTGGCGTTGGTAGTACCGTCACCACCTGCAGTCGATGCTGTATTGACGTACCTGGTTACCACGTACTAGCCTCTACGTTTGGTGGCAGCCCAACGCCACCGTGACGCTCTCGGGGGAGTCCGACTCAATGACATTCAGCTGCATCCAATCCCCCGCCGCGCCGGTCGTCCCGGCCCAACCCGACAAATCGTAGTCGGCGTTCCTGAAAGCCTGTCCGATGTGCGGGCCCGTCGCCGACCCGTTCATGGAGAATGACGGGGGCCACGCGCTGAACGGGCCTATCCTCAAATCGGTGCGGATCGTCGTGCCGTCGCTCGACACCATCTCCCATGAATCGATCTGCAGATCATACGGCACCTGCAGCTGGCCCCCGATGCCGGTCGAGGGGTTGTTCATGACGAAGTTGAGGAAACCCGTCACCCCCGGGTCGGGGCCGGTCACGCCCTGCGGCCCCGTCACGCCCGCGAGGCCGGTTACCCCGACCGGGCCTGTGGATCCGAAGGTCCCGACACCGGTCTCGCCCGTGGGTCCGGTGGGTCCCGGCACTCCCGTGTCCCCCGGCACTCCCGTGTCCCCTTGGACGCCGGGCACCGAAGCCCCGGTCGCCCCCGCCTGACCCGTCTCGCCCTTGCCGAGCGTGTCGGACTTCATCCAAACGCTGCGGTCGGAGTGGTAGACGTACAGGCTGCCGCTGGCCGTGCGGTGCTCCTGGCCGTCGTACGGGTCGGACGGGAAGGAGTAGTTCGGCACCGGGTTCTCGAAGGGCCCTATTGACGCTGTGCCGCCGGATCTGGCGTCCCCGACGATGTCGTCCGCGGGGACATCGGGGTCGGCGGAGGGCCCGATGCCGGCACCCTCGAGGTCGGAGCCGGATGCCAGCCTGTAGTCGATGCTCGCCACGTAGTCGGGGTTGTGGAACTGCTCGCCCCAATCCGATATGGTGACCGGGTTCGACCCCTCCCCGTTGGGCGTCGCGCAGTGGTCGACGACGACGCCCGTCCCGGAGAACACGCCCGCGTCGATTCTCGCGCAGTTCGTGACGTAGACGGTCCCGCTAAAGCGGGCCACCGGGTACGCCCAATTCACGAAGACGCAGTTCACCACGGATATGCCGCTGGCGTTAACCTGCACGCCGTTTGAACTGTTCGGCGTGTCCACTTGGAAGACGCAGTTTTCGACATCGACGGCCCCGAAGTGGTCGTACCCCTTGATATTGACTGTTCGTACTATGCAGTTCCTGATCTTCGACCCAGAGAGCGCATTCGACCCGAAGGAGATGGCATGCCGGGTGTCGTTCTCCTGATATATCTGTATGCCCTCGACGATGAATATCCTGGAGGTGCCGTACGCGTTCTCGATGCACGCCTTGCTGGACGTGTCGCATTGGATCCGATAGCGGTCGGTGCTCCAGACGCCGTCGTGCGCTCCGTTGGTGTCGTCCGGGTTGCCCCTGATGGCCATGGAGTAGGCGGCGTCGGTCGTCCACGATCCCCAGTTGTTGGCGTTCACCGTGTCGGCGGCCGCGCCGCAGCAGAGCACCTGCACGTCGTCCGAGACGGGAGACGAGTTGAGGGCCGTCATGGCCTCCATCAACGTGGCCCACGCACGGTTCCCGCCGCTGGTGGCGTTCGTGGTGCCGTCACCGCCCGCTGTACTCGCTGTGTTGACGTACTTGGTTATCATCTCTTACACCAATCCGCTCTGTGTGTTCGCCCCCGGAAAACCCGTCTTCGCCTTATGGAAAGAGTATTGAAACGGCCCCGCGTCGCACACCAGGCCGTGCCTGTAGGCGCTGCGCATGCCGTCCACGGGGACGTTCGAGTCCGACGCGGGGCCGACCCCGGCCTTGATCAGCACCGAGCCCGGCTTGAGCCGGAAGTCGCCGTCCTCCAGATAATTGGGGTTGAGGAACTCGTCGCCCCAATCGCTGACTGATATTGGATTCGTTCCGTAACCGTCATCGGAGGCGCAGCGGTCTACGACAACATTAGTTTGACCAACGGCGACTCTAATGTCCTCGCCAAATCCGAAAACAGTACAATTCTTGATAGTCACATTACTCTGATATACACTGATCCCACGCCAACCTCTGGTTATAAGGTTGTTGTAGAAGTAAACAGGTGTGTCATTGGTTGAGTTCAAATAAACACTCTGGACAAGTCCTCCTGAACCACCATAGGACTGCACGACGTTATCATGGAAATACCATTTTCCTCCGCTTGGGCTACCTGAGATGAAATATTCATCGCCACCATCCATCGCCATTCTGAAGATACAGTTCTTGACCTCGCAACCATCGATCCAATTACCCGTCCATTGAAACAGAACAAATCGATTGTTGGTCATCGTAACTTGAAGGCCATCAAACACTATTCTGATCGGCTTCGTATCCGACCCATTAAGAGGCATAGCTAAATTTGAGTCATTGACATTCAACCGATAGGTGCTGTCGTTCCAATGCCCTCCATGGAACCCGTCGGGTTCGGATCGATTCGCTTGGATAGTCAGAGTATAGCCAGGGCCGTCGAAATAGTTGTAATCAGGGTCCCAATCCACTCGATATTCGTCCTCGACCGACCCGCAACAGAGCAGTAAGAGGTCAGAGTTGAACTGTTTGTTGCGAAGAGTACTTTCCGCCTGATCCATCGTTGCAAAGGCGCGGTGATCTCCAATGGTGGCGTTCGTGGTACCGTCACCGCCCGCTGTACTCGCTGTGTTGACGTATCTCGTTATCATGCCTATCCCCTTAAAGCGTCCGCGAGTACCCGAGGGACACGGTTACACTCTTGATGCCCGTGGCGCCCTGGATCAGGAACTGCACATAGTCCCCGGCCCCCACCGAGACATCTGACCAATCCGAGAGATCCGTGGCCTGTCCCTTAGTGCCTCCCGTGATGTGCGGCCCCGTCGCACCGGAGTTCATGGTCGCGATGCCGGGCCAATCGGAGTACGGCCCGCTCTTGACATCCGACCAAAAGAATCCCGTTTCCCGCGAAACCGCCTCCCACGAGTCGAGATCCATCTTGCATGGCACTTTCACGCTCGCCTGGAACCCCGGCGCGAGGTAGTCGCCGTTCCCGTCGAACGTCATGCCGAGGACACCCGTCGCCGACCCATAGTAGCCCTGCGGCCCGGCCGGGGAGTATCCCGTCTCGCCCTGCGGCCCGGCGACACCCGTCGCGCCCGGACCACCCGTGGGGCCGGCGGCGCCCTGCGGGCCGTCGATTCCCGTGGCGCCCTGGTCGCCCGTCGGGCCCTGCGGGCCTGTGGGGCTTTGCGGGCCGGTCGCCCCGCGCAGCCCGGCCTCGCCCCGCAGCTCGGTGCCGTATTTCACCCATCGGTTGCGGTCGGAGCGGTAGACGTACCTCGACCCGTACTTCGTGGTGTGCGTCTGCCCGTCGTTCGGCCCTGTAGGGAATGCCATGCTCTATCTCTTCTCGTAGTGCTTCAGGGAAATTGACGCCTGTCTGACATCTGACTCGAGAACGTTCACGTGCAGATACTCGCCAAACGCCCCCGTGGTGCCCGACCAATTGGAAAGATCCGACGAACTATCCTTGAACCCGTCGATGACGTGCGGGCCGGTGTCCCCCGCGTTCATGAGCGCCGCGGAGGCCCAACCGTCGTACGTGCCGCGCGAAAGCTCGGTGACGAACGTCCCCGTTTCCGGCAGCACCGTCTCCCACGCCCCGATCATAAGATCGTACGGCAGCCTCATCTGCGATCGGTATCCAACCTGTATGGAGGTGTCGCCCCCGTCGAACGAGAACTGTAGGATCCCCGTGACGCCCGGCGGGACGCCGAGCTCCCCCCGGACTCCCCCGGTGCCATCAAGCCCGGTTTCGCCCTGCATCCCCGTGGCGCCGTCAAGGGCGGCGCCGGTCAGTCCCTTTTCCCCCTGCACCCCCTGCGCGCCCGTCACGCCTTGGACCCCTTGGACGCCCACCTCCGGCGCCCCGGTCGCGCCCTCCCCCCCGGTCGCGCCCGCGTTGGATCCCTGCGCCAGGCTGTACTTCACGTAGTGCTTGGACGGCGAGCAATCCGTCAGCCAGGACTGCCCGAACGATGACGTGTGCAGATCGCCGTCGGTGCAGGTGGGGTATTGGTTCTCAAACGGTCCGACGCTCGCCGTGCCGCCCGACCTCGACTCCCCGACGATGTCGTCCGCGGGGACGTCCGAGTCCGCGGAAGGCCCGACCCCGGCGTCCCTGAGGTGCGAACCGAGAGACATCCTGTAGTCGAGATCCGCCGTGTAGCTCGCGTTGTAGAACTCGTCGTCCCAATCCGATATGGAAACGGGGTTAGTGCCCTCGCCGTCGTCTGCGGCGTTGTGATCTACCGTGGAGGGTCCGGACAGGCTCAAATCGTCACTGCAGTTGAGGATTGAGCTGTTCTTAATCGTTGCCGTGCAGTCGCTGTGGGTGTAAATCCCCGTGCTCAATGAGTCCAGCACGTTGTTGTAGAAGTCCAAGCGGATAGTGCCCCCGGCGGTGCTGATGCCCTGTCCCGCATTCGACACATACAAATTCGTGAAGACGTTGTTGCGCACCACCATCGTTGCGTTGAGGTTGGCCGCATCCTCCGCGCGAAAACAGCTATAATTCGTGACGTTGTTGCTCCACTTGAACAGCGTCTTTTCGCACGAGCTTCCGTCCGACAGCCTCGTGAACGTTATTCCGTAGGCGCCTCCCCCTGCCGTCCTCGAACACAGGACTTGGACGCCCTCCACATGATATTCTCTGGATTGGTAGCTGTCCCTGTGGCAGTTGAAATAGATGCCGTACTGCGAGTTGGCGTTGTCGAAGGTGTACTTCGAGTCGTCCCAAACGCCCCCATGCGCCCCGTTCGCGTCATCGGGGTTGCCCCTGACGGTGAGGCTGTACCCCGATTGGATCGTCCCCGGGCGGAATTGGGGAATCGAAGAGTCAACGGCATCGCCGCAGCACAGAACCTCATAGTCATCGTTTACGGGCTGCGCCGCGCGTATCTGCTCCTCCGCCTCCTGCAGGGTCGCGAAAGCACGGTTCGCCCCCGACGTGGCGTTCGTGGTGCCGTCACCGCCCGCGCTGCTCGCCGTGTTCACGTATCTCGTTACCATGTGCTAAAGCTCTCCCCTAGAAATCCGCCCCGAACCATATGGTGTTTGGGGGGATAGGGTATTGGTTCTCAAACGGTCCGACACTTGCCGTTGCGCCAGAGCGCGTATCGCCAACGATATCGTCCGTGGGGACGTCCGAGTCCACGGAGGGCCCGACCCCGGCGTCCCTGAGGTGCGAACCGAGAGACATCCTGTAGTCGAAATCCACCGTGTAGTTCGGGTTGTAGAACTCGTCGTCCCAATTTGATATGGATACAGGGTTAGTGCCGTTTCCGTCATCGGAGGCGCAGTGGTCAACCGTCCCGCCTGCGAAATCAGTGGTATTGTCAAACACGATGCTGTTTTTAACCGTGTATGTTCCTATATTGAACCCCTTGACGAAACCACGAACCAAACTGTTGTACATGGTGCAGCCACCGACGACACCGGCCCCCGACAAGGGGGGAGTACCTCCAAAGGCGAGCACACTATTTGTAATCTTGAGAACGCTCAACGCTTGATTCCAAGCGACGGCAGTATCGTTGCTTGTCCTCCCTGACGGTATCACCAAGATGCTCTTGTCTACAGTCACGTTGCATACGGATCCGACATCGATGTGAAATGGGGTCATATTGGCCGTGGCATAGATTTGAAGAGAAAGGACTGTCACCTGAGACAGGACATCCGAAACCCGTATGCCTTCACCGTAAGTTACGTCTTGAATCTTGGTATACTTGCTGGCATCATACACACCGCTGTTGTTTGCTCCGTTACTCACTGCAGGGTTTCCTCTGACCGTGAATGACACCCCTGTTTCAGTATATGAGAGAAGGTCAACTGTCGAACTGTCCTGCACCGATCCACAGCAAAGAATCTCAAGGTTCTCGTCTGACCCACAATAGGCAAGCTGGTCTGTGGCTTCTCCCAATGAGGCATAAGCACGGTCGTCCCCTGTGGCGGCGTTCGTAATACCTGTCCCGCCCGCTGTGCTTCCCGTGTTCACATAAAAGGTCGTCGCTGACGAATAGTCCCCAAGATAGAGTCTTCCCCCCAACACCCCGGTCATCCACTTCGAGGCATCAGCGGAAATGGCGCAGCAGTATCTCCAATCCGAAGCCGCCGTCTTACCGGGGCGAATCTGACACCAGGTGCTCCCCGAATCAAAGGATCGGTACACATACCCGCCCCCGTAGATCTGGAGCATAATGTCCGAACCGTCCGACGATATAGCGCATCCGTGCCAATTCTTGTTCCCTGCTCCCGCTGGTTCCACCGCGGACCAGTCTGCCCCGGAGTTGTATGAGATGTAGGATCCACCACCGATTTCGATGGCTACGATTGTCGCACCATCATCGGACATTGCAAATCCCTGCCACGTGCCCGTTGTGTTCCCCTTCGGCTGCACCTCATCCCAATCAGTACCGTAGTTTGAGGAGTAGTAGCAACGGCTCCCATATCCTCCCACAATGACTCTTGACCCATCCCCGGAAGCCGCCATACGTCCTGCGCTGTGAACATTTGACCATGAAGATCCGGAATTTCCAGAGTACCACAAATTGCCGCCGGTTTCAGATATGTAAAGCTTTGTGCCATCATTGGAAAGAGCACAGTAGCTGTAGTTGTAGTTCTTGTCCCCTGCGGGGCGGACCTCGGACCAACTTGAACCGGAATTTGATGTGTACCACAAACGGCCATTGTACGCCGTCACCAACATCTTCGTTCCGTCTGAGGACATGGAAGCCCAGAACCATCCGCGGGCGACTGCGTCGTTGTAGGGATCCGTTGTTCCCCACGAAGACCCACCATCCGAGGAGTAGTACAGATAGCCGCTGGCGGACAACCCGCCTGCCCCGGCAAGGATGCATCCACCGTCATCGGAAATGGCGCTGACGTACCAATTGTTGTTGGACGCCCCGCTTGGTTGAGTTTCTGACCATTTAACTAATGCCACAGGACCAACCCTCCTTGTAGCACCCATACATCCCCGATGCCGCGCAGTTTTCCGAGATGTAATCGTACATGTCGGCGGTCACGGTGCCGCCCGATTGTATCACGGCAAAGCCGTGCCCGACCGAACTCGACAAGCACGGTTCGCCCCCCGATGTGGCGTTCGTGGTGCCGTCACCGCCCGCGCTGCTCGCCGTGTTCACGTATCTCGTTACCATGTGCTAAAACTCTCCCCCTAGAAATCCGCCCCGAACCATATGGCATTGGGGGGCGCGGTATATTCACCAGAGGATGCGAAACTTGCGGCGTTCTTTTGATTCTCATACTCGGTGGCGATCTCTTCGTCGCTCATCACGTGGTCCATGACAACCAGTTCGTCAACCCTACCGTTTAGGTATAGTTGGCTTGAACCGGATCGGCTGTATTTGCCGATAAATACCGTGGCACTCTCATCAGAAGACATCCCTAAGTCACCAAACCACTTCCCGTTATCGACCGAGTTCGACCAAAAGGATAAGGTTTTCTTCACTCCGTTTATGTACATGTTGTACGAATCGCCGTCAGAGGTCAGCGCAATGTGAAAAAACTCATCCTCCGTTGGTACGTAATCCGAATATCCAAGTATGTAGTTACCTCCAAACGCACCGTCAACTAAGCGCCATACGAAATACATATTGTAATTATTGACGGTATTATAGGCTAGATAAAAGTAAACGCTTGTGGAGTTCATTTTTGTCAGAATAAAAATCGCACCGGGCACTACTGTGTTGTAGCGGACCCACGCCTTGATCGTGCCCCGGTCACTCGTGAGGTGCTGGCGAAGATCGGGAACCTCAACGAAACCGTCCCCTGCAAACTCCACAGCATCATTTATCTGGCCCTCAGCTTCCGAGGCGTTTGTGAGCGAGCTTGCCTCATCGTTCGATGAGGAGTCCGATGCTCCGCTGTCTACATCCTGATAGTGGTGTACGAGCTGGGCGTCCCTGGCATCCCACACCCCCACATCGTTGGACCTTTCATCCCCTCCGTAATGGCACAGTATAGCCGTATCCTTCGTGGAGGATACTGAAGGTATGTTGACCCATGCCTCCACCTTCTCGGAGTCGCTGTCGAACAGGACTATTTCACGGTCAAGTTCAGTAACATTTGCAGAGTCGTAGAACCTGATGCCCTGCTTTGTCCCGGCCCAGAAATCATCAGGGATCCCAAGCATCTCCTCATTGAAGAGAAAGGCGTAATTGGTCAGATTGCCCGACACCTTCGTGTGGTCAATCGTTATTTGAAATATAGAACTCATCTTTACGCCCTAGAAATATTGCCCATACCAATTAAGCCTGTATGAAGTTCGTGCTCAGCTGCACGAAATAACGCACCCCATCCGAATAGGAGCTCACTAGGTCATACACGCCCGTCTGCCCCGTGAGCTCGGTCTGCGTGCCGCCGGACCAATAAAGTCCCGTGAACGTCGGGCTCTCGTTCACGTCGTAGTCTATGACCAAGGTGGTGTTCGATCCGGCCACGCCGTTCGTGAAGTATATCTCGCTGCCCGTCGCGCCGGCCGCTATCGTCAGCTCCTGCTTCTTGCCGTCGCCCCAGTCAATCTCCTTGTCCCCGGTCATCGTCCCGGCGTCGAACTGGGCGAACCCCACGACACCCGTGATCCCCTGCATCCCCGTCGCCCCGATGGCTCCTGAGGATATGTCGATCCACGCCTGCGCGAAGGCGTCGTAGAAGTAGACTATCTCGTCCTCGTTGTCGTAGTAAAGCTGGCGATCCTGCGGCGAACCCGGGAAGTCCGACCCCCTCGTGAAATTCGCCACTCCCGTGACGCCTTGAAGGCCCGTATCGCCCTGCGGCCCGGTGTCCCCCTGCGGCCCGGTGTCCCCCTGCGGCCCGGTGTCCCCCTGCGGCCCAGTCTCCCCCTGCGACCCTGTTTCGCCTTGGGAGCCTGTATCTCCCTGCGCCCCCGTGTCGCCCTCAAGTCCCGTGTCGCCCTGCGTCCCTGTTTCGCCCTGCGCTCCTGTCTCGCCTTGGGATCCGCCCAAGCCCGTGGCACCCTGCGGCCCCGTATAGCCCCTCGGACCCGTCATGCCCACGGCGCCGGACGATATGTCTATCCAGACTTCATTGACGCCGTCGTACCAATAGAGGATTTCATCCTCGTCGTCCCAGAACAGTTCGAGGTTCTCGGGGCCCGTGGGGAACTCCGACCCCCTCGTGAAGTTCGCGTTGCCCGTCACGCCTCGAAGGCCGGTCGGGCCCTGCGCGCCAGTCGGGCCCGGGGTCCCCGTGTCCCCCTGCGGGCCTGTGAAACCCTGCGCGCCCGTGGCGCCGTCAGCACCGTCCTGGCCTTGAAGCCCCGTGTCGCCTTGATCCCCCTGCGCACCTTGAAATCCCGTGACACCTTGGAGTCCCTGAGAACCCGTATCGCCTTGATCCCCCTGCGCCCCCGTGTCGCCCTCAAGCCCCGTGTCGCCCTGCGCTCCCTGGGCGCCCGTTTCCCCTTGGGACCCTGTCTCGCCTTGGGATCCGCCCAACCCCGTGGCACCTTGCGGCCCCGTATAGCCCCTCGGACCCGTCATGCCCACGGCGCCGGACGATATGTCTATCCAGACTTCGTTGACGCCGTCGTACCAATAGAGGATCTCGTCCTCGTCGTCCCAGAACAGTTCGAGGTTCTCGGGCCCGGTCGGGAACTCCGACCCCCTCGTGAAGTTCGCGTTGCCCGTGACACCCCGCAAGCCGGTCGGGCCCTGCGGACCGGTCGGGCCCGGGGTCCCCGTGTCCCCCTGCGGGCCTGTGAAGCCCTGTATCCCCGTCCCGCCTTCAGACCCCTGCGCGCCGGTCGGGCCCTCGTAGCCCGTGGCCCCCTGGAACCCGGTAGGGCCTTGGACGCCCCCCGGGCCCGTTATCCCGCGAAAGCCGGTGATGCCCTCGGATCCCGTCAGGCCCTCGTAGCCCGTAGAACCCTGTCCGCCCTCGGACCCCGTGATGCCCTGCACCCCGGGCGAGCCGGTGGACCCCGCGGGGCCGAACGGGCCAGTGACACCCTGCTGGCCCTCGAGGCCGGTTTCGCCCTGCGGCCCGGCGACCCCCGTGGACCCCTCGGGGCCGGTGAAGCCCTCAGGCCCCGTTATCCCAATCCCGGTCAACCCCTGCGCGCCCGTCGCCCCCTGGGAGGCCGCCGCCCCGGGTATGCCCGTCACGCCCTGGGGGCCGGTGACCCCGAAACCCGTGACACCCTCGAGGCCGGTGACACCTTCGAGGCCGGTGACGCCCCGAAGTCCGGTGACGCCCAATCCCGTGAGGCCCTGGGGCCCCGTGACGCCGTAGCCCGTGTCCCCCTGCGAGCCGGTGTCCCCCTCCTTGCCCGTGACGCCCTGGGGCCCCGTGACGCCGAGTCCGGTTTCACCCTGCGAACCCGTGTCCCCCTGCGAGCCGGTGTCCCCCTCCTTGCCCGTGAGGCCCTGCGGCCCCGTGACGCCGAGCCCGGTTTCGCCCTGCGAGCCGGTGTCCCCCTCCTTGCCCGTGAGGCCCTGCGCCCCCGTGTGGCCCTGTCCGCCCTCGGTCCCCGTGGCGCCCTGCTCCCCGGTCGGGCCGAAGACCTCGCCGCGGTTCGCGACCTCGTAGTAGTTGTCGAGCTCGTCGCGGAACGCGAGGCGGCGGTCGGATCCGTCCTTCTGGATGGCAATCTGGTTCTTCTTGAGTCGATCCGGCCCGGCACCCGAGAGAACCGTCTTTTCCTCGGTGATCCGCTTTATATGCTTGTCTTCTTGCAGTGCCATTTGGCCGCCCTCACTTATACCGTGTCCTGGACGTTGTCCTCAGAGTCGTCCACGGTGTCGATCCACGTGTCCATGCTGCTGTCCACCACGTCCTGAACGTACGAGGCCAGGCTACTCTGGTACGCCGGGACGGAACTGCCCTCGGGCCCCTTCACCCCCGTGGCCCCCTGCACCGCGAACCCTCCAAGGCCCGTGTGGCCGCGCGGGCCGGTCAGCCCCATATAGCCGGTCAAGCCGCCGCCCCCGGTGACCCCCGGGAAGCCCGTGGACCCCCTTGGGCCCGTCGCGCCCCTCGCCCCGCGAAGGGTGAAGTTGCCGTACCCCCTGTACACCTCGATGTCCCCGGCCGTGACCGGGAGCATCGCGCTCAAGTCCTCCGACCCGTCGTGGCGCAGCCTCACCAGCATCAGCGGCAGCATCCCCGACAAATCCGGGAAGGTCTTCACGACGCCGAAGCTGCGCCTGTTCATCGCTATGCTCGGCACCACCTCCACGGCGCCGGCCTCGTCGAGGCAGACCAGCACGTACATCACGTCGCCGCGGTTGTTGAACACCCGGCGCGACGACGCCGCCATCCGGGCCGCGACCGCACGCGGTATGTCGATGCGGACATCCCCGTACCGCACCCAATGGTCGCCGACGACCACCATGCCGCCCTTGGCTGACGCGGTGTCTTCGGCGCGGAGGGAGTCGTCTCTGACCTTAAGGCCGAAATCCCTCTTGTTCTTGGGTATTATCGCCATTCGCGTACCCGTCTTGAATGCGCGGCTATCAATAGACTATTCCGCCGCCTGGAAAAAGGATGTCAGCGGCACGTGCACCTGCCAGTTGATGCCCGTCATGCCCCGCACGCCCGTCTCGCCCCGCGGGGCGACGGGCTGCGGGCCCGTGTGCCCGGCCATACCGGACGCGCCCAAGGCCCCCCTGTCCCCCTCCGGCCCGGTCGCGCCCTGGGGTCCTGTCTCGCCCGCCACGTCGCTGTCGACGCCGGTTATGCCCTTCCGCCCGGCGTCGAGGACGTTGCCCGCGCCGTTGAAGTACTCCAAATTCTCGTTTCTCAGCGGCAGATAGCCGAGGTTGAGGTCGTCCGACCCGTCCTGGACCGCCACGACGCCGACCAGGGGCACGATGTCGAAGGCGACCGGGCGCGGCACCGACCGCACGCTCGTGAACGGCACCTGCCTGCCCTCCACGACCTTGATGCCCTCGTCGAGATCCAGCCCCACCATGAGGTAGACGGCGTAATTCCGGTTCTGGAAGAACCTCGTGCGGGGCGGCACGACGGCCCGGCCGATGTACGCCGACAGCCTGAACAGCACCGCGTCGTAGTTGACCCAGCTGTTGTCGACGACCACCGAACCCGCCTCTATGCGCACCGAGTCGTCGGAGTAGCCCGGGGTCGTCCCCGCCGTCACCTGTGCCGATCTTGGCTTGAGCATGCCTTCCCCTAGTCGAAGATCAGAGACGGCCCCGCCGGCCGCCGGAACCCGTTCTCGCCCGGCGACGAGCCGGACTGCACGTAGCACCTGACGCCGTTCGGGAGTATGTTGGTCAAACAGTCGCCCACCTTGGGCATGTGGGCGAGTATCTCGTCGACCTGCGGCGGCGCGATGTCGTACGTGTACAGCGTGGCCTCGCCCTGCACCACCGTTATGTAGGCCGCCTTCGCCTCCGTGTCCTGCCTCCCCACGGCGTTCGTGACCAGGAGCGTGACGGTGTACGTCCCCGGCTGGTCGTAGACGTGCGTCGGGCTCTCCAGCGTGGACGTGCGGCCGTCGCCAAACGTCCAGAGCCACGAGACGATGGGGTTCGACGACGTGCTGGTGTCCGTGAACTTCACGCTCAGGGGGGTGTAGCCCGTCACCTTGTTGGCCGAGAAGTCGGCGACCGGCGTGTCAGCGTAGACATCGATGTAGTCGATCTTGGTCTCGTCGTCGCTGCCGTCGGCGTTGAACGAGTCCAAGGTGACGGTGTACGTCCCCGCGCCCGTGTACGTGTGATACGGGTTCTGCTCCACGCCCGTGGGGCTTCCATCCCCGTAGTCCCAATACCACCCGGTCGGGGAGTTGGTGGAGAGGTCGATGAACGTGACGCCCAGCGGCTCTATGCCCGTTACTGGATAACCTTCAAAATCAGATATTGGTGCGGCCATTCCTACCCCTGTTATACATCTATTGACCCTTGAATCTAGTCATCTATCTAATGCCATATATTCAAAAAATTCAATATATTAGAAATATTATAGCTATTCATTCTTCCGGATCTTCGAACCCAACTCGACGTTGTAGTTCCCGTACGCCCCATAGACATGGGACGGCCCCGTCGCGCAGGAGTGCAGCGAGGCGTCGCCGAAGTCCCAATCCCAATCGTAGAACTCGTACCCCGTGGGCGCGGAACTCGTGTTTGTGAACGAGGCCGTCACCGGGGGTTCGCTCTCCTCATTGTAGGAGGCCGAGAAGGAGAGTTCGCCCACCCGTATCCAAGCGCGCATTATCACCGACGAACTGGACCCGCCCGGGGCGTAGGCGGTCACGACAACCGTGTGATATCCCGCGGTCGTGTAGACGTGCGTGGGATTCTGGACGGCGCTCGTGGCACCGTCTCCGAAATCCCACACGTACGAAAGCCACGTGCCGGACAGGACGGTGACGCCGAAGTTCACCGTAAGCGGGGCCGCCCCCAACACCACATCCGCCGTAGGTCGTATGTCTGCCATCGGCTATCACCTAGTCAAGGACGCCCGCCATCGCGCGCGTCTCGTAGTAATACTCCCGCAAATCCCTGTCGCCGAGCCATATCTTGAACTCATCTATCTTCAGCGTGCTGTTCGGCGCGAGTCGGAAGACGTTCGAGTTCAGGGCCGGCGGGGATCCGTTCACGGACTTGGCCACGGACAGGGCGCGCCTGACCGTCGAGTAGGTGCCGGCGTACATCCCGTCCGCGCCCGCGTGGAACTCAACCAGGACCCACCGACCGACAGCCGTCACGGGATCGGCGGATCTGTGGACGTAGTTGTAGTCCTCGTACACGAGCCTGAGGTTGGAGTCGAGGCGGAATCTCCAATACTCCGTGTCGGAGTAGCTGACCCCCTCGGCTATGACGAAATCGGGTCGAGGATGGTTCTCGTTGACCACCACATAGCCCGATCTCGTCAAGGTGTCCTGCGACGAGGCGTCCTCGACCACCAACGTCACATCGTACTCACCGGGGAGATAGGTGTGGTTCACGGCCGTGAGGTTGCCGTCCACCGACGTTCCGTCGCCGAATATCCACTTGCGCGACACTATCGTGCCGACGGAGGCGTCGTTGAACGTAACGGTGACCAAGCCGTCGCCCACCCTGTTCGTCGCTGTGAACCCCGCTGTCGCCATCGCCCGCCCCTACGGCTGCACTATCAGCTTCGTCTTGTCCATGTACCCGGCCACGTTCGTGGCCCTCAGCTTCACCAAATGCTCGCCCGTCGTCACCGTCGCCGTGAATATCTCGGCCGTGGACACGGGCGCGCCATCCATCGTCCATTGGAACGAGTCGGGGAAGTAGGAACACCTCTCCGAGAACCGCAGGACGCCGGTCACCCCGTTGACCCCCGTGTAGTAGAAGTCGGACTCGGGCTTGATATCCACCCTCACCCACGCCTGCAGCACTCCAGTGAACCCCGAGAAGTCGACGTACGCGTCATGCTCGTACGACGAGTAATCCCCTTGGTTGACCACCGAGTGGCAGTTGTCCACAATTCCCGTTTCCCTCGTGTACGAGGAGGTCAGATCCGACCCGGTGACGCCGAGGCCCGTGGCGGACCACGTGCAGTCCCTGGCGCGAGCCGAGTAATCCGTTTGCACCTCGCCGTCCGACTTGAATTTCATGTACATCAGCAGGTCGAGATCCGGGTACACGCCCGTCACGCCCCCGACGCCCTGCATGCCGGTGACGCCGACACCCGTGGGGCCGCCATCTCCCGTGACGCCCTGCCACCCGTCCATGCCGGTCCAGCCCTGCGCCCCCGAATGGCCCTGCCACCCCGTGGGGCCGAGCGGCCCCTGGAGGCCCGGTTCCCCGGTCACGCCCCCGTCGCTTATGGTGAAGCACGACATCCGGGAGTATTCGTTGACCCTGACCACCGAGTTGCCGCCGAGCGACTGCAGGACCACAAACTGGGCCACGGGCACGAGGTTCGGCAGAACGCGCGACGTGGCCGAGGATATAAACCTGGTGGACAGGGCAACCCGGTCGTAAACCAAGCGGCCCGACTCTACCTCGTAGTACACGTTCACGACGGCGTAGTGGCCCTTCTCGGACGGCAAGCTGAATATGCCCCGCCGCTGGATGGGCACAACCACCTTTCCGATCGGCACCACGCGGTCGTTGTAGAGTATGTTGCCCAAATCGGCGACATAATCAACCGTGCCGTCCGCGTTCCTGCGCTCCGTGACCGTGTTGGTCCTTACCATGCTACTTCCTCAGCATAGGCTTGTTCGTCAGCCTGTACACGCAGATCGCGGTGTCCGCCTCCTCGGTGTAGCCGGGGGAGTACTCCTCGTTCCCGTCCTCGAAGTAGCCCGCTGCGTTCTCGGTGCGGGCCTTGTAGACCTTCGACATCAGGATGAGCACCACCTCGCCCCTCGACACGGGGGAGGTCAAGTCGGATCTCACCCTCGCCACCATCGGCACGAACACTTTTCGGGGAGTGCTTATCGCCATGCCCTCAGCCTGCGCGTAAACGTCGACGTCGCAGGTCGTGTAGAACGTGCGGCCGAGCCTGTCGCCCACGTTGTTCGGGGACGAGAGCGTAATGTCCTCCCCCACGTAGTTCGCTATGGTCGCCGGCAGCTTCACGAACCCCGTGTCGACGCTGTACGTCGCGAAGTCCATGTCGTCCACGTTGGAGAACATGTTGTCGCTGTCCACACCGTCGTCGTTCACGCCGATCTGCTCCGCGGGCACCACATAGGGGACCCCCTCGATGAAGTTGCTCGACCCGGTGCCGAGGTTCGTGACGAACACGAAGTCGGATGTCTTCAAGACCTCGAGCTTCATCGAGCCCGGAAGGCTGCCGACCGTCTGCACCGGACGGAACTTGTAGAAGGCATAGGCCAGCGAGTCGTCCGCCAGGGCCGGAAGCGTGTTGAACTTGACCAAGAGCGGCACGAGCACCGTCCCGGCATTGACCGACTTCTCGGGCGACAGATGAACCGTCACGGCGGACGTGCCGAGACCGTCGACGCTCTCTATCGGTATGACCGTGTAGTAGTCCTGGGCGACGTCGTTCGACTTGTACCACGCATACATCTGATAGTCCGACTCCCTCGTCGTCATAGACGGGAAACCGAGTATCGTTGCGTCCTGCAGCCCCGGCACAGCCGCCGTGCCGAGATCGATGTCGAACTGGTTCTGCAGGCTTGTGAACGTGAGCGGGTAGAGGATGCCGGTGTACAGCCCGCCGATTCCCTTGGAGGCGACGTGGTAGTTGCTCGTGAAGGATGTCTTGATGGCATCCTGCACCTCGCCCCGGTTGTCCGCGGTGATGCCCACACCTATGTCGGCGCCGCCGAGATCGGCCGGCTGCACGACCACCTCGCAGACGACCTCGACAACCGCGTTCGCGGGTATGGTGTACGCCTCGTCTGTGTGCACGACGAGGTTTGCCGTGACGACGGAGCCGTCCACGGTTTCCCTGTCCCGCATGCTCATGTTCGCGGCGTACTCGGTCGATATCTTGTACTCGGCCCCGCTCACGACGTTGGAGATGCTGCGCACGGCGAATACGGAGTAGCCGTTGAGGTTCTTCGGCACCCGGACGGTGTTCGTCGCGTCCTCGTTCCGGAAGAAATGGTGGTACTCCACGAGGCTGCCGCGGAACTGCTGCCCGCCGTACTTGCGGAAGCTTTTCCTCCAATCCGAGTCGGAGTGTCCCGTGTTTCCGGCGAGCTCATAAAGCTCCCGATCCTCGACGTTGTCCCGTATCTCCTTGGCGGAGTAGGCCGTCACATAGTCCGGATAGCCGTCGACATCCTCCGAAAGCGTTTCAAGCACCCTGCTCGCATCCGAGGCCCTTGTCGCGTTGAACCAATACGTCTGCGCGCTGTCCGACGGCGTGGCGATGTACTTCACGGACACGGGCTCGTTAGGCACCCTCGACAGGCCGTCGCCGGAGTAATCGAGGTAGTGGGCCGTGAACTGGTACTCTATGCCCTCGAGGGAACCGCCCTGCGGGACATAGTCGTCCGCGATGGTGGCTTTGACCGTATCCGTGCCGAGGCCCTCCCAGACGACCTGGACGGGCTCCTCGGTGACAGTCCCCTCGCGCACAACGACAGCCTTGTAGAAAGCCGGGTCGTTGTGGAAAAGGCCCTGGTCTATGGGTCCGAAGGTGAGTTCGGAGGAGGTGATGACTATGTTCGGGTCGAAGGTCTTCACCTGCTCGGTCAACACGGCCGTCGACGTGACCCCGCCGGACACGAGGCTCGTTATGGCCGTGGTGCCCTCGAAGCTGTCCGCCGCCAATATAGAGGTCCCGTACTGGAGGCCCTGCTGATCCTTGTCGGTCATGTTTGTGCGGAGCCTGTTCGCCAGGAGCTTGTCGAGGTTCTTCTCGAGCAGGTAGCTGTAGGAGTTGACCACCACCGAGCGCCTCACATCAACGACATCCTCGTCGACGATCCTCTCGTACGTGAGGCCGTCGGGGCGTATGGCGTTGTATTCGTAGTACGTCGACCCGTTGATGTTCGTGTCGGCGTTGAACGGCGCCGAGTTGCGCCTCGTGACCATGAACATGGGCACCGCCCAGGAATAGCCGTCCACCGTGTTGCGGCAGCTGGCCCTCCACAGGCCGTAGTCGCCCGTGTCGCCCCCTTGGTTCTCAAAGGAATAGCCCCCGGCGGACTCCTCGTCGGTGTTCGGGCCGAGGCTGCGGACGTAGGTCATCCCCAAACCGGATTCGGGGTAGCCGAACGGATCGATGCCCTCCGCGACCCGGATCCGATACTGGATCTGGACCCTCTTGGTGGTCTCCACGCCCACTTGCGGGCTGATGATGTTCTCCACCAGGTAGTCGTCCGCCTCCGAGAGTATGTTGCCCTCCGGATAGATCCTGCCTCTCGTGCGAACCTCGAGGTCGCTGTCCTGCTCCCCGGACCCTCCGGCGGGGTCGTACTTGTAGACCAGGCCGTCGTCCCCGACTATCCAGCCGAGGTTGCTCTCGACGAAGCTCGCGTCATGCAAATCGACGCCCGTGCCGATGTCCAGGATCTCCCACTTCGAGCCGCTGTTGGCGGTGACCAGCACGGTTCCGTACTCGCCGACGACCCATGCCCTGTCCTCGACGGAAAAGCTTATCTGCGCCGGTGAGAGGCTTGTGATGGACCCGCTGGTGGGCCTGAAGTCGGAGGGCGAGCTGAACGGCTCGTACGACACGGTGGCCTCGAACACCCTGACCTTCGCCCTGTCCTCGTCCGGCAGCGAGGCGTCGCTGGCGAGATAGGGGTTCGTGATGTCGTTGATCGCGTCCCGGAGGTCCTCCGCGGTCGCGTAGAGGTCGAGGTCGAGCACGTGTATGTAGTTGAGGCTGTCCTGCACCCCCGTGAACTCCAGGACGACAGAGTTCGGGTAGTTGGAGGGCGAGATCCTGTACGTGATGTTGGTGAAATAGTTGCGGCTGTCGGGATAGACCGCGATGGTGAACTTCATCGGGAAGTCGCGCTGGATGATGACCCTGTCGAGGTTCGTGGTGCGCGTCGGGTACAGGTCAGCGAGCGACGTGTAGGCGCCCCCCTCCCACACCCTGTCGGTCATGGAGGCCCATGTGTAGCCGCTGTCGGACGTCCTCATGATGAGGCCGCCCTCCCCGACGATCAGGCCGTCGTTGAGGTTGTAGAAGCCTATCGAGGTGATGTTCGAGGTGACCTGGAGGCCCGTCCTCGAGTCCGTGACCGTGTAGTCCTCCCAGGTGCGCCCGCCGTCCTTGGTGACTATGAGCGCCCCGCCGTCTCCGACAGCCCACCCCACGAAGGCGTCGAAGAACGTGACGCCGTTGAGGTTCGCCGTGACGCCGGAGACCTGCGTGATGACGGAAAACTCGGTGCCGTCGATCGACAGGAGCACGGTCCCGTTCTCCCCGACCGCAACGATATTCTGCGAATCTATGACGAACACATCGCGGAGGTCGTCGACGGTGTCCGCGCTGAGCCGTATCCACGACTCGCCGCCGTCGTTGCTTTTCAAGACCTCCCCCCCGTCCCCGACCAGATAGCCGATCAAGTGGTCGAGGAAGAAGATTCTGTTGAAGTTGACGTTAACCGGGACATCCTTCGAAACCCAGTTGACGCCCCCGTCGATCGTCTTCAGGACTACGCCGTTGGCCCCCGCCGCCCATCCGAGGTTCTCGTCGTTCATGTCCACGGAGCGGATGTCCGCCACTTTCATGACGGGGGTCGGCTGCGCGGCCCCCTCGCTTCCGTTTTCGGGGGATATCAGCGACCTCCAGACCTCCAGGAAAACGCCGTCCGTGCGGGACCCCGATCTGAGGACGGAGTCGCTCAGGTCGATCTCGTTGACGTGGGTCTCGTTCGTCCCGGTGTTTGTGACATAGACGGGCCACCCGTTCACCAGCGCGACCTCGGGCTTGGCGCCAGCCGGATCCTGCGTGTAGAAGCTGTTCTGCAGATCCGCCGAACAGTAGTTCGGCCTGTAGCTGAGCCAGCCGGAGGGCAGATGCGCCGTCGACTTCTGGGTGAGAATCTCCTGCAACTCCTGCGCGAGGTTCAGTTCCGAGTCGAGTATCGGAATGTCCTTCTGGAAGACCACCTTGTCGAAGGCGTACCCCTGCCCCTCGTACGTGGTGGAAACCCCTTCACCTAGATTTTTGGCCATTGCTAGAGCCCTCTCTTGACAATGCGCTCATCGACCACTTCCACGTTCTTCGTCGCGAGGGAGTCGATGGTCAGATATTCTATCTGGCTGGTTTCGATGTCGGCCGCGGCTATGTCGTCGGCGCTGTAGTACGCGTAGTACGAAACCTTGTACCCCTTCTCCTGCGGGGGCCTGCCGTCAGTCGTGCTGACGATTATCTTGCCGTCGTCCTGTATGTACGCCCTGCCGGGGCCGCGGCCCACAAGGGAGGGGTCGGACACGAGTTCGAGCGGCCTGCTGTCCTCGTAGACGCCCCTGAACAGGTTCGAGGGGCCGCCGTTGTCGATGGTCTTGTATGTGAGCGCCGGCCGCAGGGTCCTGTAGGACGAGATCCCCCCGGCCGCCGTCCTCTGGAAAATCTCGAACGCCGGGGACCCTATGTCGTCCAAAGGGATGAAGGACCCGTTCCGCTTCATCATCTTCGTAAGCGGCATCTGCACGCTGCGCACGCCGCTGACACCCCTCACGACATCCACGACATCGTCCTGGGTCAGCGGCCCCCCCATGTTGAGCCTGCGCACGAAATTCGACAGGGTCTTGTTGATCCTCGACTTGAGCTGCAGTTTGTCCACCCCCGACCTGCGCACGACGCGGAAGCTGAGATCGACCTTGTTCTCGACGCCCTGCTTTATCGCGATGTCCGCGCAGGAACTCCTCATGGACGAAACGGCCGTGTCCACCTGCCCTATGACGCTGTTGACGGTGTAGGTCACGTTGAAGTTCTTGCTTGCGTTGTAGTCCACGCTGACCCTGTCCCCGTGCCGTATCTTGCCCGTGGAGACGAGGCCCAGATAGGTGTACTCCGTCTCGCTCCCCGTTATCACGGTGTAGTCCACGTCCTTGACGTAGATCTCCGTGTCGTCGCTGGGGTCGCTGACGACTATCGACGCCACGTCCACGCCCTTGTACAGCAGCCGCGCGTCCGTGCCGACGAGCATGTCGTGCTCCTCGTCGACGACCGTCTCGAACTCGTCTATGTCGTCGCTGTCGCCGAAGAGGAACTGCACGCCGTCGTGGGCGATGGAGGAGTTGCCGTCCTGGAGGGGGTCCTCCAGCTTTACGATTTGGTATCTCGACGAGTCTATGAGCGTGCCGGACGAGTCCGTCACCTCATCCACGGACAGGACGGGCTGGGTGCTCAGCGTCAGTATGTTGGAGCTGCGGTAGCGGTAGTCGACCTCGACGACGTCCCTCGTGGCCATGCCGATCGTCTGGTTCGCGAGGGACGATGCGAGCACGATGGTGTCCCCGTCGCCGATGATTTGAAGCGACCCCAAGTCGTAGTCGGCCCCCCTCGTGACGTTCCTGACCGCGTGAACGATCACTATCGGGCTGTTCTCCGTCACCTTGGGGTTCCGGGTGCGGATACGGAACGAGGACGCGTCGACCACGTCGAACTGCTCGCCGATCTGGTTGCCGTAGGTGTCGACCGGGTGTTCGTACTTGAACGCCACCTGGTCGACGATCTGCACGAGCCTGGCCCCCTTGATGTAGATATCGACCTTCCCGCCTATGTGTCTGTTGGTCGGCTCGTCGTAGTCGCGCATCATCAGGGGGTCGCCCTCCTCCTCGACGCGCGCCTGCAGGACACCGGGGACGTCATACGCTGCAGAGGCGTACCCCGACTCGTTGCCGCTGTCGAAAGACGTGCGGGCCAGCTTGACCCTGTTCGCCACTTCCTGGTTCGTCTCCCTGTCCGAGCCGTACAGAGTCGGGCTCCCGTTGGTGACCTGCAGGAGGCTGTTCCCGTCATTCACCCTGGTGATGGAGCGGGCCGGCACGTTGCCCGCCGATCCGGGTAGCTGCGCCTCTATGTTGACCGTGATCTCCCACCTCTGCTCAGACGGGCTGAAGTAGTAGTCGAGGTTCGCGGAGTCCATGACGTAGGAACCCTTGACCACGAACGTCACGGCCGCGATGCCCCTGTCCACGTCGCCCGGATAGCTTATCGTGCTGCCGTCCGTGATATACACGTCGTTGGTCGGCGGCGACGTAGTGAACATGACGGCGGTCCCCACGGCCTTCCTCGACGAGTGCCTCGTGAGGTCGTAGTTCGCGGCGTACTTGTCGAACTGCTCGTCTATGAGAAGCTGCAGGGTCACCGCGTCGGAGACCCCCAAGGCGGCGGCGAGCCTCCTCTTGTTGATGCTCGTGGCCACGGGGTCGCTGACGCCGTCGTTGTCGGCGTCGTCGTAGCGCACGAGCGTGTCCAGCGACATGGTGGCGAATATGAAATCCTGTATCGTGTAGAAACGCTCGAACTGCAGGGAGATGGGATCCATCAAGTCGCGTATGACCGACCCGGCCACGACCGAGACCGATGTGTTGTTCGACATCAAGTCGCGGCTCATGGAGAAGATGACATCGTTCCTGGATCTCGTCGGAAGCGTCTTGTAGTCCGTGGAGAACTCTATGAAGCTCCCCGGGAGCTCTATCGAGTACGGACTCTCCGTGGCCTCGTTGAGTACGTTGTCGAAGACGGTCACCGAAGCCACGAAGTAGAACCTCTGCCCCTGGCTGAGCGTCGTCCCGTCGGTGAGGAAGACGTTCGGGAACCTGCCCTCGGAGATCAGCTTCGTGAGCACCGTGGTGGTGAACGAGAACGTGTAGAACTTGTTCTCGACGACCCTCGACCGGACCGTGTCCACGCGGATCCCCCCCGCCGACTCGTCGTACTCTGTCTCGTTGAGGATGGCATCTATCGTCTCGGACTCGTCCGGGTCGGTCACCAAGACATCGTTCATGCGCACGTAGCCCGAACCCCCGCCGGCGTCCAAACTGACGTAGAAGCTGCATCCGGCGAAGTCGCTGTCGTCGTTCAAGCGGATGGCGCTCTCCGGCACCATGATCTTGATGTACTCCTGGGCCCTGTGCATCTGCACCGAGGTTGGAAGATCCGCGGAGGCGCTCATGGCGGACTCGGACACGACGACCACCGCCACCTCCGACACCGCGCTCTCCTCGACAACCGAGCCTATCATGCTCTGCACGCTGCGCCGCGTGACGGTCTTGAACTCCAAATGCACCGTGTCGCCCGCGGACGGCTCGACGACGTATTCGCCCTCGAACGACCACGGGATCTCGATTGCGGTCGCGGTCGTCGGACCGACGACCATGCCGTCGTCCGACCAGCTGCTGTACGCCCCGTAGACGCCCTCGCGCTCGATCCTGAAGCGCTGCTGCACGGTGTAGACGACCTCCTCGTCGTAGTCGGCCATGACGACGGGGACGGTGCCGGACATCATTATGTCCGTGTCGGAGGTCCGGTAGGTGTCCGGGCCGCCAGCCTGCCAGTTCGTCATGGGATACCGTATGACCGGGGCTGCTATTGTCATGAGAAGGCCAACCTCGTGCGTATCGTGGACTGCAGGTCAACGGGCTGCTCGTACACGAGGCCCTTGCCGGATTGCGCCGTGAACCTGACCACTATGTTGAATGCGGACGGATCCTCCATCTGGGTGACCGTCAGGGACAACAGATCCCCGAACAGCTCCCCGGGCGTGACCTCGCGCCCGGACGCCTGCAGCTGCCTCTGGACGGTCTTCAGCTTGTCTATGGCGGAGTTGACCTGCTCCGTCATCCTGGTGATCAGAAGGTCGGCGTCGAGCACCTTGGATCCGACGACCGTGTGCAGCCCCGTGCCCATCCAGCTGTGGAAGGGGTTGCTCTGTATTTTCGTGACTATGTACTTCTCGACGTTCTGCAGGAGCAGCTCCTCGTCCCGCACGGAGCTGAGGTCCTTGTCGTTCACGTATTCGAAGTCGTCCACATACTTGAGTCCGAGGCACTTCCTGCAGAATGTTGGAATCGTCGTATATTGCGCCTCCACAAGGGGTTGGAACAACTTCGTCCTCTGCTTGAAAACCACGAGGAACGGCCTGTCGGATGCCAAGATATCATAATCGACCTCCACCGAGTACTGCGAGGGGCTGATTATGACGTTGTTCATCCGAACCGACAGGCTGGCCTTCGACGCTATGGGTTTTTGGAAAAGGACGGACCTCCGGTCCGCCTGCAGGGCGCCCTGCTCCCAATTGACCACGTGGTCGCACAGGTTCTGTATTTTGATGTCCAATGACATATTCACCCGCCGGAGGCGTTGATGTTCGTATATCCCCGCAGATTAATAGGCTATTATTGCCCGAGGGTGTTGTTCTCCTCCCTCACCATCCCCTCCACGAGGCCCATCCTGACGGTCGACTTGAGCGCCCACCGTTCCGTGACGGCCCCGTCCTGACTTTTTACTTTGACCTGCTCGCAGTACTTCTCCTTTGCCCATATGGGTTCCTCTTGGGTGCCTATGTTGACCTCGTCCTCGAAGGGGATGTTGCCGTACCGCTTCCTGACTCTTGCACGGATCGCGTCCTCCACCGGCATGAGGCCTTTCCGGTTGTTCTTGGTTGGCATGTCCCGCCGCAGCAGTATCTTGCGTATGGTGTCCCTGGAGGCCTCCTCGGCCTTTTTCGCGAGCGCCTCCCTGATCTTGTCCGGGGTCTGCTCCATGAACTGCCGGGCCTTCTTCACGCCCTCGACGGCCTTCTTGAAGTCCTGAAGGGAACCTTCTATGTAGGCGTCCCTTTTTAAGGGTGATGTGGTGGTTGCCCGAACGGGCGAAAGCACTGCCTGACGGGCCTTGTCTATGATCTTCTTGACCGCCGGGTTCGAGGAGGCATGGGCGGCCCCTCCGGACCACTTCACAAGTTCCTCGGACAGGGACGATTCGAACGTAGATAGGGCTCTCGAAAGGGAGTATAGCGCCAAGGTCGTATCTGCCTTCATACCCGGGATGCCTGTGAAATGCTTCGGTATGTATTTCCTGTTTTCGAACATCTCCTTGATCGATGTCAGCAGCCTCGCAGGGGCCCCTTCGTACTTGTATTGGCCGACTGTTGTATCGTATGTTATGTTGTACATTTTAGTCAAGACGTCCTTCAGATCCTTAAAACTGATTCCCGGCTCCGAAGCTTGGCTCTCCGCACAGAACCCCAATTCCTTGGCCATCTGAAGAACCTTTGACTCATTGTACATAGCGCTATATTTCTCGACAAAGTTGCCAACAGCCTTGAAAAGCCTCCGCCTGTACCTTATCCAAGTGATGCAGGCCCTGTCGAACTGCTCGTTGGTGGTCCGAATTGCCCTGTCGGTCGTCGTGGACTCCGGATACGACTGCACGAGCGAGATGAGGGCCTCCAGATAACCCCTCATCTCCGCGACCGCTATGATTTGGTCGCGTAGCTTGTCGAACTCCTCCGGGAAGTCCCTCTTCCTTTGCTCAAACTTCTTCCTCACATTTTCGGTGGCTTTCATGCCACGTTCGATGTTCTTGATGTGGGAGTTGAGGAATCTTATCTCACGGATGAGTTTCATGATGCGGTTATAGGTGTCCCCGCTGATCCACTCGACCTGCTCCTTCAACTCGGTAACCGAGCTCACCGAGTGGTTGATCTTTCGAGCCTCCGAGGAGTTCACCTTGCTCGATGACTCGGCCACGGTGTCGGGAATCACATCGTCCCCGAGAATGTCCTTGAACACCCCGACCGACGTCGAGGATACGCCCAATTCGTCCAAAACGTAACGCAGTTCGTCCTTAAGCTTGCGCAGGCGAACTTCTAACCTATAGACGGCCGACCTCTTGTGGTCAACGACCTCGGAGGAAACGATGGACTGCACGGCCTTGTCCGCGATGCTGACCATGTTGTCGACATCGGCTACCGAAATCTCCTTGTAGAACAGACCGCGGTCATAGAAGTCCATGGGTCACTCCCCGAGTCCGAGAAGACCGAGAAAGGCCTTCAGCGCCTTTTTCGACCTCTCCAGACTCTTCGTCAGCTGCTCCGCCTGGTCCTCGGCGGCGAGGTTCTGGAAATATCCGCTGTCGATGGAGGGATATCCGTAGACGAACATCACCCCGGCCATGATGCCCTCCTCCGTCAGGGACGCGATGCTGGGCGTCTTCTTGTCCTTCGACCCTATCTGCAGTCCGCCGACCTCCTCGGTGAGGACGGCGCTGTTGAACTTGTCGACGAAGCCCTGCATGCCCCCGTCCTCCGGATGGACGGACAGCAGCAGGAAGGTGCCGGAGAGGCGCAGCCGGGAGAGCCTCTCGATGATGTCGGCGACCTTGTTGATGATGTCCAGGTAGAACTTGATCTTCTTCTGGATGAAGTTGAGGTACTCCGTCATCGCATCGCTCGATGTGTCCACCATGCCGAGGAGCTTGTCCGTCAGCCTGTCCATGAGGGAGAACAGCCTGTCGACCTCCGGCCCGAGAAGGGTGCGAATCGACAGCGACTGCCAATCGGACTCCATCTCCTCCGAGTCCACACGGTTCCCGTCGTCGTCGTAGAGCGTCTCCTTGGCGAGTTCCGAAAGCGGTATCTTGTTCCTCGGTATGGCGTAGACGGCCTTCGAGGCGGTCGGGGACTCGATCCTCTGGTAGAACGCGTTCTTGTCCCAGAAGTCGTACCCGACCTCGGTGAAGACCTTGTAGAAGTACATCTCGTTTTCTTTCAGGTCCGTGAAATCCACGTAGCTGTACCGCGGCCTGCCCACGACCGCGGGGAACCTCTTGATACCCTCGGCGTCGAACTTCTCGTCACGGTAGACCCTGACGACCTCGGTTTCCTCTTTCGCGCCCTTTGGCGCGCTCACCCTGACCTTGACGCCGTCTCTGTATCTTGACCTCCGCAGCACAAATCCAGACAGCGGGGTGCCGGGGTGATCCCACATGACCTTCACCCCCATGGCGAGATGGGTGGAGCCGTCCTCCTCCTTTTTCTTGTAGAATCCGGGCACCGCCCTCACGTTCTTGGCCGGGGAGGGGGTGGGGTTGCGGAGCCTGAAGAGGCTAGACAGCACTTGGAAGTTCTCGATGAGATCCTGCAGGAACCTCGGGTCGTTGGCCCCGCCGATCATGGCCAGCACGAGGCCGCCGACGGTGTCCTCCTTGCCGAACTTGGGGGCATCCTCGTCCTTGCTGTTGAGGCACGTGGCGTTGACGCGCTGCACAAACTCTCTATAGCCGCCGTTGACCGGAAGCACGAAGTCCTCGGAGCGAATGTCGAAGTCCGGGAAGATGAGGGAGACGTAGATGCCCGTCGATGCGAAACTGTCGATTATCTCCTGCACCTGCTTCACGATGATTTTCAACAGCACCTTCAGCAGGCGCGAGATCGACTTGAAGTCGCTTGAGAACATGCGTATGAGCTTCAACAGCCCCACGACCACCTTGGTCAGCTTGTCAGCGGCCTCGAGGAACCTCTCGATGCCGTCCGTCACCCCGCCGAGGTCGCTGAAGTCCAAGGCGAGGGACCAACTGCTCCATGCGTACCCCTTGCCCTTGACCTCCTCCGGCGAGTCCCCGCCGCCGGAGTCCGGTGGGGTGAGGTCGCCCGACAGGTCGGGCACCCCGACCACGGCGCTGTAGTCAACGGAGGGTATGTCGAGGTCGTCTAGCTTCGGCCTGACGTACTCCGGCGGCTCGTCGTATTTTATTCTCGTGCCCATCAGGGTTTCATCCTCTTTATCTGCGCCTCTGCCGTTTTGATTTCCTTCCTCACCATTCGAGCGAGGAGGTTGAGAAGCATCCGCAACTCGTCCTCCAGAAACCCTTTGGACGAGTCATCAACCGTCACCAATTTCCATTTTGGTCTTTCGCTCATAGCCCTGTGTCCCACACGGTTCTTTGATCGTCCTCGTTGGACTCTATCCTCTTTCGCAGCTGGTACGCCCTCTGATCGGCGCCGTACTCCCTGTGCATCTTGAGGAAGAGCCAAAGATGCTTGTTCGACACGAGCGCCTCGTCCACCACCCCCCGGCGTATCTGCGCGTACCTCGTGTTGCGGAGCCACCCAAGAAAGTTTTTGGAATCTATGGCGTTCGGGTTGTTCTCGTCATACCTCTCGGGAGTGTAGTAATCCGTCTCCCCCTCCCAGGGCTTGCCGAGCCTCCTCTTCACGTTGTTCAGCTGCGTGTGAAGGTTGTGGTCGGATACTTGCACGAACTTGATATCGCCCATGACGCCGAAATAGACATGGGACGGCTCGTTGTACGGCAGAGCCTGCGAGCTCTCCTCCGGCACCCCGTAGGGGACGGCACTGACTTTTATCGGCAACACCTGCACCCCGACCATGCCGGACCCGAAGTCACCCCTAACGGCATCGATCCATTCGTGGAGATCCTTGGTGTCCAAAGGCAGATCCCCTTGGTAATCGCCATCGGCCACGATTCCCACGTAATCGCTGTAGATGGTGGCATAGGAGGGGTTGAACATGTTGAGCAGGCGCATCCCCACCAAGCCCCTGAAGTCGGCCGTCAGCTCGACCGTGGCGCCCATCGGGAGGAACGACGGCGAGGGCACGAGCAGGCGCGACTCGGCGACCCCGTAGTCGCCGGCGACCTCGGCCGAAACCCCCGTGAGCGCCGTGTCCGAGTTGATCGCCGCCGCGAGCCCGTCGAACGTGTATCCCGTGAGGTCGTAGGTCTCCGTCGCATTCAGACGGGCGTATCCGGTGGCCGCGAGGCTCGTGGTCACATCCAGAAGACCGGAGGCGTCCTCCCCCGAATAGTCCCCGTTGAACACGGACGACGGGAATATGGGGTTGAATGCGGGGTCGGCATAGGGCTTGAGGGCCGATATGTACGATGCCAGCGACAGGATGGTGTAGTTGCCGGAACTTATGTCTATCGCCCCAGACGAGTACGGTCCGGTGTAAGTGACCGTGCACGACAACGTTATCTGCGACCTTGCCGCCGGGATGCTGAATGTCGCGTTCGACACGGCATAGCCGACGCCGCCGGAGGAAACCGACAAGGTGAACGCGGCCGTGGGCGCCGTCTGCTTGTACAGCTGGGTCGCGACACCGGACAGCGACCCGGACGCCTGCACGAGATCCGTGCTGTCGTCGTCGTTGCTCAATGCCGCCGTGAATATCGCGCCGCCCACCCCGGGGAAGGTCTCCAGGTTGATGGCGTTCACCAACTCCGATATGGTGTCGTAGGAGGCGTCCGAGAAATCAAACGTCCGGCTGTACTGGTACGGGTACGAATAGGTCGCCGAGAGGGTCAGCGTGTCCGCCGCGTCGTTCACGACCATCGAGGACGCGGAGAACGTGTAGCCGTCCCCTTCGCCGACACCCAGGACCCTCACGTCGGACGAAAGGTTCAACTGAAGGGAGCTGAAGACGGTGTCCGGATCGGCCGGGTTGTAGGGGCCGTCGGGGACGATCTGGTATTCTGTCGACTCGGTCGAGCGGAGTCGCAGGGCGACATCCTTCCGAAGCACGAAATCGCGCAAATCGGCCTTGGGGACATCTTGCTTAAAGTCCGGAAGGTATCCGTATTCGAAGTAGCCCGGGTCGCGCGCATCGTCTCGCGTGTACCGCAGATTCGCGAAGAACCAGCTGCTCACGATGGGGTAGGAGTTTATCCTATCCACCAGGTCGATGAGCGACTCCCTGTCGGGCGCCAGCGGGTCGCCCGAACCCGCCAAAGGCACCGCGATGTCAGCGACATTCGCACTACGGAAGTGCATGTGGTTGTCTATCACCTCGTATTCCCGCCGGCCCTCCCCGTCCTCGTCGTCCCAGCAGTACAGGTCGAAGGCGACTATGTCCTGCCGCAGCCCGAGCGGGAACTTGTTGAGGGACGTGTCGTGCGCCGCCTCCGGCCCGTCCATGAGGAACCCGGCCGTGGCATCCTCGCTGTACCTCTGGGTGCCGACGCTCAGTTGGACGTCGAGGCCCTTGCGGACGGAGAGCCTTTGCAATTCGTATCCGACGACGTAGCCGTACTTGTACTGCTCAACCCCGTTGTCGAACCGCACCCCGAAGTTCTTCTTGATCGGCACGTACGAGGCATGGATCTCGTAGCTTTTGAACTCTCCTTGGATCGCGGGGTCTCCTATGAGTTCCGCCTCGAACAGCTGCAGGGCGGCCCCCGGCGTCTGGTTGCCCTCGCTGTCGAACCTCGCGGCGTTGATGGCCGACACGAGGTCGTTTATAGTGTCATGCTCGCGCAGATCTATCTGCAGGGCGGTTTCCGACACGCCCCTCCTGACGAGCCTGAGGTATTTCAGGATGGTGACGCTCGGGGGATCCATCTGCTTTATATCCTCGAACTCGGACTCGGTGAGGACATCGCCCGCGTCTATCTTGTCGATGACCTCCTGCGGACCCATATACTCCTTCGTGTCGCCCTCGTCCATATCCACGAACTCTACGAACATGGACGCGTCCGGGCAGCGTATGTTGATGACCTCGAAGAAGTCGGACGGCAGCGTCTCCCACTCCCCGGCGACGGGAAGCCCCTCTATGGCCCTCTTCGCGAGGTTGCCACCGTCGGTGTACACGGGCCAAACCCAATAAGGGTTCTCGGGGTCGTCCTGGTTGTCCGTCGGGAACTTGTCCTCGATCATCTTGTCGAGGAACAGAATCCTCGGATCCGACCCCCTATGGTCGGCGACGTTAGTCATCGATATGTAGTTCGGGTCAGACAGCGACAGGGCCGTCGTCGACCGCACCAGCAGTTCACAGCTGGCCGCGTCGTACGGGTAGTGCGGGTACACAACCCCGACGAACATTGGCGTGAAACCATCGATGTCCGATGAGTTGATGAAGCCCGCGAGCGCATCCAAGCTGATGTAATCGCCCCCCTCGACGTCCTTCAATGAGAACGTGCGGAGATAAGGCGACACAACCGCATCCGGATCCGTAGGATCCGACAGGACGGCGTAGACAAGCATGGAGTCGCCCGCCACGGTCACCGATGCGGAGTCCACACGGTACCGCCCCGGATCCGAAACATCGAACCGAAGCGCGCGCGACTCCACAAGCCCGATCTCCAGCTTCCTCTGGCTCTCGTACATCGCCCTCGCGGTCCTCTGGTGCATGACCCCTATGCTAAGCCCCGTCACCCACCGGACATAATCGTTCTTCCAATCATCGTTGTTCTGGTAGTTGATGGCCTTGAACTCCTGCAGGGCGCCGTAGAACGACTCATACTTCGAGTACGCCGCCGACGCGTCCCGGTAGGATTGCGCTATCTGCGGCGTGGCGTCGTCCTCGTCGTGCACCCCGTCGGGCTTGATGACATCGAGGAGCGGGCCCCGGTCTCCGTAGCCCGCATACCCGCCGATGAGGAAGTACAGCGCGCGCTCGTACTTGACGAGCCGGGCGGCGAGCCAATCCGACACGCCCGCCGGCTCCCCCTCTTGGTAGTAGGCAAGATATCCCTTGTAGGCGCTCACGTTGTCGAGCCGGATCCTGCCCATGGAGTACGCCCGCGCGATCTTGTCGTTGTAGTCGTACAGGTCGCGCAGGATGAGTTCCTCGAACTGCCATGCCTGCTTCTCCATGAGCAGCCAGCGGTAGACGTTGTCCGGGTCGTAGAAGTTCCTGTAGACCTGGTTGCCCACGAACCCGTACTCCTCCGAGACATCGGTGGCGAGCGGGTCGCCGTCATTGTCCAATTCGATGATGAGGCGCACCCACAGGTCACGATCCCTGGCCCTAAGGACGTACCCCTCGCGGTAGCCGCCCCTTTCGGAGACATCGTAGATGCGGTCAAACGACATATAGAAGTACTTCTCGAAGCCGTCCGTGTCCGCAAGTGCGAAATCGTTCTTGTAGAGCGCGTTCTGCGTCGAGGATATCTTGCGCTCCTCGATGAAGCTTAGATTCCTGAGATTGACCTCAAGTTCCTCAAGCTTCACGAACGCCAACGTGTCCTCGTCGTACCGCCCCGCCTGCAGGCGAACGTTCTTGTTGAGTTCGGGGATGCCGGGGAAAAGAAGGCGCAGGAAGTCGATCAAGGAGAACTTCCGTATCCTGTCCTTGTGCTTGACGTGACCCTCGACCTCGCCGCCCTCGATGCGGGCGCCGTACATCCCCTCGTCGTCGAACATCGGGAACGCCTCGGCAGACGAGCGCGTGACCGACACGACGCGCCCCTCCCCGGGAAGCGCGGAATTGAATTGGTCCTCACTCGATGTCCGCTTGTCGTTCCTATCAATATTCACGCTGTATTGAAAGACACCGAGGGAGTTCTGCTTCAGCTTGTAGGTCTTGACGCCCTTCTCGGAGAGAGCCCTGTCGAGGGTAATCATCTCGTAGGTGTACCCCAGGCGCGACCCGTCGGGGCCGGATATGATCGATTTGATCTCGTACTTGTTGTCATATCCCAACAGCCTCATCCTGTCGCCGACGGACACCCTCTTCAGCCAAGAGTATTTGTCGTCGTTCGCGCCGAAGGTCCTCTCGTCCTCCGGTATTTCGACGTTGTAGTAGGCGATCAGCCTGTCGTTGGTGTTGCGCAAAATCACGTGGTCGAGGTTCTGCGTCCAATAGGGGGTCACCGACTTTATTTTTCCGACGGTTTCCACCCTCCCGTCCGCATACTTGTACTGCACGTTGAAGCAGTAGACCTCGTTGTAGAGCCTGTACTCCGTGCCGAATCTGGGATAGTAGTGGGGGGCCTGCTTGTCGTAGCCCACAGGGAAGAACTTCGTGTACGTTGCAGGCACGCGCTCTATCTCCGCGTCCGTCGTCAAGGTGTAGTCGTCCGTGTCCTCCACGTACGCGTCCTGCAGGGTCAGCCTGCCGTCGACCTCCCCCACGGCGTTGCTGCGCGCGAACTTGAAGCCCATCCCGAGCTGGAGTTCGGCGCTGAAGGCCCGCAGGCGCCTCTTGTACCAATGGTAGAACTTGAGGAACAGCTCTTTCTTGATCTCCTCGTCCTGCAGTAGGTATCGGTTGCCAACCACGCCCGCCGCCCAATTCGGCACCTGGTCGTCGGTGGGGGCGGTGTCCGACCCCTGCCCGTTGCCCGACCCCACGCGCTCCAGCAGTTCCTCGATCTGCGGGACGACGACAATCTCCGAGAAGTCCCTCTCCGTCAGCTTCTGGAGGTAGAATTGGTCGATGTTGAGATAGTCGAGGTAGACATCCAGCCTCGACCCCGCGGGCAGATTCGTGAAGTAGCGGCACGACACGTAGACCGACTCGCCCTCGTCCTCGGATCGCAGATCCCTGCCCATGTAGGACATCGCGAAGCGATCCAAATCCTCGATGGCCCCTTCCAGCGTCACGAGTCCAGCGTCGATGCTGTAGTCCTCGTCAAGAGTGAGGCGCCGGAAGTTCAGCGGCCCGAGTTCCTGCCACGACTCGAACCCCGTCGTCACGTGCACGTAGGACGGCAACCCCTCGTATCCGCCGTACGCGGCGCTCGGATACGTGTGCGACCAGTCCCCGTCTCCCACCAAACTGGCCGCGCCGGCGGAATCGACCGAGAACGGGAAATTGCCGGCGACAACCGACTCCACACGACCGATTCCCTCGTTGGCGAACTTGAAAAGGTCGCCGTAGTCCGAATAGGCCACGGTGGTGGTCTTGGTCTGCGACGCGCCCATCACATCGGTCACGGACTCCCTCAGCGTCACGCCGGAGGATGTCACAACCATCGAGGCCGACCCGGTGTACCCGCCCGGCGCGGAGTATGAAACCCGTAGCACCCCGGTCGCCACATACGCGACCGCGGGTAGCGCGGTCGTCCCGATCGGGGCGAGGCGATATCGATCAAAATCGTCGCCGTCAAACAGATCCCTGTATGAGTCCGGCATCGTCACCGTGAAGGGATTGCCCCCCTCGAGGGACTCGACCCGGCCTATGGCATCCACCAAACCGTTCAGACCGTCATACTCCGAGTATTCCAGGACCGTCGTTTTCGTCTTGAACCCATCGACGGTCTCGACGAGCGTCACAGACGACACCCCGGCCTCCATCGTGGCCGCGCCCGTGTGCGTCTCGGGGGCGGTGTACGACACCGACATGTAGGGCTGGGTCGGATCGGAGCCGAGGGGCACGGGCAGCGACGACTGTTGCACCCTGTAACCGGGCCTGCCGGACACCTTGTAGCCGGAGGGCAGCGCGGGGGTCACCCCCAGAGTCATCGAGCCGCCGCCGGATTCGACGGAGGAAACGGATCTGACGATCCCGCCCTCCAAACGCAGAAGCGTGCCCGCGACAATGTTGCTCCCCAAGTTGCCCCGGAACGTAAGCGACGCGCCGTCCTCCGACCTGCTCAGCGGGTCGTTGGGCACGTCCTCCCAAACCACCCCGCGCTTGAAATAGACGGAGGGGTCGAGCATGTTCTCGGAGAAGGGCTCCAAGACTCCCACGGACGAATACTGCCTCCCGTCCCGATCCTCGACCGACACGCCCCCGACGCCCATATACTGCAGGGTGTTGGAGGGGGCGTCGGAAAACGCAAGGAGATCGCCGCCGACGAACCTCCACGTCAGATCCGCATCCCTCACCGTGAAGGACGACTGCCCGCGGTACGTGCGCAGGAGCGACCAGCGGAACAGCTCCGGACCCACAGTCAACGTGTAAGGCAGCCTTTGCGTTTGGAAGTCGTCGAACTCCTGCACCAAGTCGGCGCTGTAGGTGCCGCTCGCGAGGTAGTACTGCTCCGAGGACTCGCCCGACGGCGAAATCGTGAACGGGAGGTAGTCGGGGACCCTCGGGCCTATCGTCACGTTGTCGTTGTACGTCGACTTGGTAGCCTGTATGGCGAGGGCCAAGTCATGGACGGTGGCGTAGTCGGATTTGCGGAACACGTACGGCACCGGGTTCGTCGTGCCGCCCACGGTCTCCGTGAGTGACACCGACTCAGGATCCACGAAGACGGTACCCGAACCCTCAAACCCCTCGGGCGCCTCGTAGCTGAGCGTGAATGCGGGTTCGGGCGTGTCATCGAGGATGGAGTTTCGCATGATGAGCGTGGTTTCGCCCACGCCGTAGACGGGCGTCCTCGAATACACCACCTCGGAGGGGGACCCCTCCTGCAGCGGGGGCTGTATGCTGATGACGGCCTGCCCGTCCTCGGCATCCACCGACATCACGCTGTAGACATATTTTCCGCCCACCATGAGAAGGGAGTCGACCTTGATGCCCTGCAGTATCTCCAGCACCCCCCCGCTGAACGTCAAACTCTCCGCCCCGACAAGCGGCTCGCCGACCAAGGACGACGCGTCCGGCATCCGCTGCCACGAGACGGGGCCGTCAAGGACGTGGAAGACCGGCGCGTTCAAGTCCTCGGGGAAGGATCCATGGACGGCGACCCTGGTGCCCTCGTCCCCGTACGCCGATGACCGCACGCGGTAGTAGTAGACGGCGACCGGGTCGCGGTTCTCTATGCGCAGGACGGAGTCGGGCTTGATAGAGTCGGTGCGGTCGAAACCGTCGATAAGGAACTCGCTGCCGCCGGCGGGCAGCACGGGGTAGAATATCTGGATCGGCGCGTAGGGCAGCACCTCGGACTCGAAGCTGTAGGTGGCCACGACCGTGTCGTCGGGCAAGATCTCCAGCGTGTTTCGCTCCGCGTCCAGGGCGATCTGCCTGTTCTGGTCGGTGTACGCCGCGCCGCCGGTGTCCAGAGCCGCGCCCGACCCCAGCACTTTCGCGTAGACGGGCGAGCCCATGAGTATGGACCCGCTGAAGGACACCCTGCCGGGGTCGCCGGGCTTCTTGAAGTAGTCCCGCACCGGGATCGACACGACGGGGTTGTTGACCTTGAACAGGTACTGCCCGTCCTCGACGGCCTCCAAGGCGTCATCGATGACGGTCATGCGGTAGTTGCCAACCTCGCCCGGCTTGGACTGCAGTATGCAATGCATCTGCGACAGGGGCGTGTAGGTGGCCTCCAAGGACAAAACGTCCTCCGAGTAGACCGAGGGGTCGACCAGGGTGACCCTGCCGGTGAAATGGCTTATCTCGAAGTCCTCGCCCTCGGTCAAAACCGAACTCCCCGTTTCGACCCTCCCATATTGATCCGTCCTGCTCCACTTCTTGACGATGCTGACCGAGTCCGCGAGCACCGGGTACTTGGAGAGCCGCGGCGCGGCGCGGTCGATCTTCTCCACCTCGACATCCTCGCCCTCGACGTAATAGCTGACCAGGACGGACTCGCCCTTTTTTAGCGGGGTGGTCATGCGGGCGGCTCCGGACGTGTACTCGATCATGTAGTCCACGCCGACAACCATGTTGTTCTCGTCCGTGTCCTCGTAGTAGACGATGTCCCCGTCCGGCACCCCGAACAGGCCCGTCACCCCCGGTATCACCAAGTCATCGGGGTTCCGGACATCCGCGGCTCCGACGCCCTTGATCACGCTGATGCCGTTCCATATCAGTTCCCGCGGGACGGCGACGTGGTCGCAGGGCTCCTCCCTGTTCGCATGGTCAATGAATACCAGCGTGCCAGCGTCGTAGTCCATGAGGTACTCGGAGTACCTCGGGACGTCGCCCTGGCCCACGGACACGGAGTCCGTTCCGTAGATGATCCTCTGCACCGGCTTGCGCGCGGCGGATCCGCTCGATTCGACCTCGACCGCCTTCGAAACGGCCACGATGCCGCCGACATCGCCGTTGATCCCGGTCACCTGCAGTTCGTCGCTCAGGGTGCCCAAGAACTTGATGTACGCCGACAGCCTCTCCTCGTACGGGGGGTAGGGGTAGGAGAACTCGGGCGAGTTGCTGTAGTTGACGACGTAGTCCTCGAACTCCGTCCTCCGCCGCACCTCCCCCTGCGCGTCGCCCCAATAGACCTGCAGGCTGGCGTGCGGGTACGGCAGGGGGCTGAGGCCGACATCGCTGTACTCCTGCGTGCTGCTCTCGATGACGGTCTTGTGGACGCTGCCGACGGTGAAGAGGTCGGGCAGCGACGGGCTGGCCCCCTTGTTGAACTGTATCTCGATGCCGGTCGAGAACTCGATGACCCCCGAATAGGCCACGTACGGCCCCATGGCGTCCGCGCCGGTCGGCGTCCACTCGCCCTTTTCCTTGTCGTAATAGAACGGGACCCCCGTCTCCCCGCCCTCGTAGGCCTCGTACATCGCGCCGTCAAGTTTGGTCCTGCGCACGCTGCACTGCCCGGTGTAGAGATCCGGGCCGGATTCGGATGACTTCGCGTAGTTCTCCGTAAGATAGACGTCCTGGCCGTCGATCCCGGTGACCGTGTAGAATCTAGTGTCCCCGTCATGGCGTATGGAGTCCCCGTTCCCGGGGGCGTACGGCCCGGAGAACCCAGAGGCGACGAAGCTGCCGTCTGTGAAGTCGGCGGTGCCCTTGTAATCGTTCCTCTGGAGGGACGACTCAATGAGGTACTGCGCCTCGACGCCGCGCTCGCCCGAGTGGGTGGTCGCCTCGTCACCGGGGTTCACCGACAGGCCGGCCGTGCTACGGGCGTTCTTGACGCCCGAGCGCGCGCCGCGCACGACGGTGGGCTCAAGATCGAGCGATTTCAATCTGAATACTTCCGATCCCATCTAGCTTACCTTCGTGGTGATGGACGGCACCCCCGCTACCGCCAATGGACCCGTGGGAGGAACGGGCGCTATCGCCCCCGCGGCCACCACGGAAAACGTCGCGCTCGCCTTGAGGTGCGTGACAACCCCGAACGACACGCTATCGCACACATTCCCGACGTTCCTTCCCATCATGTTCTTCAAAGTCATCTTTCCCTTCATGAGGGTGGACAGAGTCGAAGAGTTCAAGGCGGTGAACTTGCCCGTGCCGGCCCCGACGGCGCATCCCGCCGCCGTCCCGGTGAGCACCATGCCCATGAGCACCTGCGAAATCCCGGCGGAAACACCATCGAACAGCTTTGAAAGATCCCTGCCCCTCAGATTCAATATGGTCGCCCTGCCGAGCATCGTTGCGGACATCGCCTTGCTCACGATACCCGCCACCGCGAGGCTCGTTATCGTGCCCGTGGGGCCGGCAGTCCCCGCCAACGTGCACGTCACCATGTTCGGGGACGTGACATGCGCGGCGACGGATGACCCTATGGCATCCGCTATCGCGCCTATGTCACGCCCCTTGATGCCGCGCGGCGCGCAGTTGGCGACGATGGCGGCGGCTATCAGCTTCCCCGTGACAGGCATCGCTACCCCGGCAGCCCCGCCGCCTTGACGGTCTTCGACCCGACCAGGGGCGCGCCCGTCACGTAGTCGAAATGGGTCTTCTCGGTTATCACGCCGCCCATCAGGCGCTCCTTGCTCTTCAGCTTGATGCTCCCCCCCTCCACGTTCACCGATCCCGCGAGACTCGCCTTCACGGTGGCTTTGAACTTCGACTTGGCCGTGAAAGACCCGACCTTCGTGGACAGATCCACATTCCCCGACTTGATCGCCACCTTGTAGTCGCCAAGCTTTATCGAGGTTTCGCTGTCCCCTGCGGTTATCTTCGTTTCCCTGTCGCCGGCGCGTATCGTCTCCTTGATCTTCCCAAGCCTCACGGATGTCTCGCGCGACCCTACCTTGGTGATTGACTCGGTTATGTTACCCACAATCGAGTTCACCTCAAGTTCGCTGTCGCCCGAGGTTACCGTTGTGAGACGGCTGCCGTACGTCTCCTGCTTCTCTTTGACGGCCCTCTCGGCATAGACGCTCGCGACGGCGACGTTCATGTCCTGCCCGACATTGAGCGTGTAGGCGCCGGCGACCCCCTCCCTGTGCATGCCGCCGACGCTCTTGAGGTCGGACGACTCGATGAGCGCCTCGCGGTTCCCCCCGATTTCGACTCTCTCTCCGCCATCGACCTTCTCGATCTTGCGGTAGCGCCGCAATGTCTCCAGCAGTTCCTCGTCGTCGTCGAAGTCGTAGACATCCGGGTCGGCTGCGCCGTACATGTAGAAGGCCGTACCGCTGGTTCTGATGTCGATGCTGCGTCCCGCGTAGGGGTTGCCGATCCTGTCGTTGTGATCCCCGATGGACCAATGCAGGCCGCCCCTGGTGGACAGATCCCAAGACGCGCCGTACTTCGAGTCCCTGCCGTACACCTCTTTCTTGCTACCGTCGGCAAGGATCGACATGGACCGGCCCTTGCCGATCCCCCCGCCCGTCCCGCTGGGGGCGTACATGTAGAGGTGGCCCTCCTTGTCGATTCCTATGAACCCGCCCTTTTCCGGGTTGCGGCGGTTGGGGGCGAATATGCTGACGGCCATGCCGTACCTCTGGGCATCGTCCGGGCTCATCGCGTCGAGGGAGAACAAGCCCTCCCTGTCGTCAGCGGTCGAAAACAGATTCGCCTTGAGGATCTGCCCGTACGATTCCCTCGACGAGTTGTTCCCGACGAGGTTGCCCATGGCGAGAACGGCGGCCGGGTTTCGGTTGTTGTCAGAGAGGCCGGAGTTCACCTCGTTCTTCGGCGTCTCGTCCGTCACGAGATCCTCCACCTCTATCAGATACTCCGAGAAGTACCTGTTGCCGCCGGTTTCGAAGGGGAGCCTCGTGCGCTTGGCGCCGCCAGCCGTGATCTCGGTCTCGGCGAAGCTGCTCTCGTCCTCCCTCGTGCTGTCGTAGAGGTTCCTCGTGACGATGCCGCAGCTTTGCCACACGCCGCCCGAGAACATGAAGCTGCTCGCCGAGGACGAGATTGTGTGCCCCGCCAGGCCGTCCATGATAAACTCGACGTCGAGGTGCCTGGCGGCGTACCTCTCGTTGAGGGTGACCTCCGCGCCGTTCGAGGACGACATCGCGATGTCGCCGCGCTTGAGCTTCGGGAAGTTGAACACCAGCTCGTTCGACTGGGGCAGGTTTATCCCCTCGGGGTAGGTCTTGACGTTCTTCCCGTCAAGCGCGTAGATGTAGTCGGGAAGGTAGAAGATGGGGTACATCAGGTTGTACTCGTTGGCGAGTATCACCCTGCTCCCGATCTGCGGCATCGCGGCTATGTAGCTGTTGGTCCCGGCGTACGGGTGCGTTATGGGGATGCCCTCGAACGAGCCGTATCCCCCGTACGTCTGCACGTCCATGGTCTGACGGTCGTCGTCCACGGCCGTGACGACGGCCATCAGAAATGTGTTATCCTCCCTCTTGCGCATCCCGAGGGAGGGCTTCGTGTCGGGTCCGGGCGACCACCCGACTCTTTTCAGGTCATTGTAGGCCATGGCTCACCTAGTTCTCCGTCGGCGTCTGGTTGCCGGAATCGGCCCCCACCTGTATCTCGACGGCCCTGTCAAGCTGCTGATCGTTGGCGATGTTTTTCGAGTCCGGCTTGGTCGTGTAGTAAAGTTCCGGATCGTTGTCCGGGTTCGGGGACTGCAAATCCAGGTCGTTCAGTTTGCGCCTCTGATCGACGCCCCTCTCGAACTCCTCGGGGTCGGTTTCCTGCGGGTTCGACAGGGGGTTGATCGAGGAGGGCGGCTTGGAGGCGGATTCGGCGTTGCCGGACGTCGTGACGGACTGCCCCGTCCCGGAGGCGCCGAGCACGGCGTTCGTCTGCGCGTCCCGTGCATCGCGGGGGTTGCTGCTGTCCACCAGATCGCTCGCCCTCGTCACCTTGAGGTTCGCGCCGTACGGGAACGCCCCGATGTGCTTGTACCCCCTTTTGTCGCTGAAGGGCACCGTGTCGTCCGTTATCATGAGAAGCTCGTTCGAAATTATGGCCTGCGTCTCAGCCCTCTGGTCGTCTATCGGCACTGGGTTTTTGGCGGCGGCCTTTTCGTCCCCCTCCTGAAGCTTGGACACCTTCGTCTGGTTGTCGACGACGTAGCCCCCGGTCTTGTTGGCCGCCACCCTCTTCACGCGCGCGTCCGACACCTTGTAGAAGCCCTGCGAAGGGGGGCCGGCGAGGAACCCGCTCGCCCTCTTGAAATCATCCTTGAGTATGTCGTTGACCATCATCTGGAGCTCCCCCTCCGGCAGGCTGCCCCCCTTGATGGCCTCCCTCAGCTCGATGACGGCCTCCTGCATCTTCTCGTCGGCGGTCTTCTCCGGCGCCTCCTTGTCCTCATCGTTTTTGGACTTGTCCTCGTTCACGACAAGGCCCAGATTGGTCTTGGGGTCGAACCGAAGGACCTTCGACTTCAAAAGCGTGCCGGCGGTGCCCGTAACCGACCCGTCGTCCCACACCCTGTCCCTGCGGAACTCGAGCCCCAGGGTGGTAGTCGCGGAGGACCCGAAGGACACGGAGTGGCTCACCGATGTCACGTAATAGTAGGCGTCTATGTGCTTCACGTACACCGGGTAGCCCAGCCTCAACTCGGGGCGCAGCGGGGTGGAGAGGCTCCCCGTGTAGGCCCTGCCGTTGACCCTCGTCATCTCGGCGCAGGCTACGAGGCGCAGCGAGCGGGCGTCGTTGCCGTAGCGCATGGCGACGTGCTGAAACCTTATGCCGTAGCGCTTCACGCTGTCGACGTCGATGTGATACCCTATGTTCTCCAAGTCGGGTATCTCGTAACGCAGGGGCGCGGTGACCTCGAGGTAGTTCACGATTGCGTCGCTGTTCGTGTCCGCCCCGAAGGTGATGATGTCCTCCGGCTTGAACGTGTAGTAGGGCACGTCCTCGGCGTTCACGTCGAGGTTGTAGAGCGGCGGCTTGAACACCAGCCGGCCATTCGAATCGAGGAAGAACTCCATGTGCGTCTGTTCGCAGACCTGGTTGGCTATCTCGAGCTTCGTGGTTTCCAGGGCCGTCGCGCCATCGCCGAAGAGGTTGAAGGCCCCGTAGGGCTGTATCCTCGCAAGTATGCCGTAGTCGAGGGTCAGGCGGGCGCGTATGCTCGACTGCCTGTCCATTCGGGCCGTGCTGCGGAAGGTGGACACCGACTCCCTCACCGACTCGATGGATATCGGGCCGCGGAGCCCGAACATCTCCAGCGGCATCCTGTCGGGATCCGCTATGGGCGAGTCGGCATCGAACCCGAAGCGCCTGTTCCAATAGTCTATGATGTTCATCGAAAGCGCTGTGAAGGTCCTTTTCCGCTCCGCGCCGCTGAGCCCGCCGAAGTCCGGCGCGAACTCGGACTTGGAAAGCTTCGGGTAGATGAAGTTGTACGCCCGGCCGCTGTCGGAAACGAAGAAGGTGTCCATGAACAGCGCGTAGATGAGCTCCCACGGGGTCATGTTCTCGAAGACGGTCGGGAACCTGTTCATCCCCGGCGCACCAAACAAGCTCTGTATGGCGGCCGGCTTCAGGGTCAGCTTCTGGTACTTCCACCAGGTCAGTATGTCGCCGCAGGTGATCGAGAACGTGTTGACCCCACCGCTGTAGCTCTCGGAAACGTTCGTGATCATGCCCCAGAACACGGGGTAGTACTGTGGTACGTACCCGGTGCTCTCGTCGAGGTAGCGCCCCTTCATGTATACCTTCACTTCCATCATGGGGGCGAAGTATGGCATCTTCGTGCCGTTCGGGAGGTTGATGTAGTAGTCCTCGTGCAGCCCCTTGTACTGCGGGGCGACAACGTCGAACGTGCATTTCGAGGCGCCGGGCGGCGACAGGGCTAGGCTCACATTAACGGAGGTGATGCCGCCCCTTATCTCGAGCCCCTTCAGCCCCTTCTTGCTCACGGGGGACAGCACGCGCGCGCCAAGTGCCCCGTTCACGGACACGAAGGCGTCCGGCGCGAGCCGCAGCAGCCCCCTATTGCGGAATTCGTTCGGCGTGAACAGGCCTGATCTTGTCTCTGCCATAACGGCTCACTCCGTGACAACCACCACCGCGCCGCCCGACCCGGCCCACATGGCAAGTTCGTCGCGAAGATCTTTGCCCTCCATGATGATGCATCCCCGCGAGGCGTTAAGGTTGCCCGGGCCGTATCCCCCATGGATGCGGAACACGCTCCGCCCGTATTGAAAGGTGTTGTTATCACCGACGGGGGTCAGCGTAACGGTGGAGTCGGACGGGGCGCCATTGTTTCTGTCCCTCGTCTCCGGCTCTATGACCCAGACCCCCCTCGGTATGGGGCCGACCTCGACCACATACTCGAGCGTGGGATTGTTTATTCCCTCGCCCTTCCCGGAGTAGCAATCCTTCGTCCAGAGCACCTTGCCCGTCTTGTCGGTCACCACGAACTCGCCCGTGGACTGAGAGTACGTGCATATGATTTCCGGGTCAAGATCCCCGGGGATGTCATGAACCTGCCGGGACACGACGGACGGATCCACCGGCTCGTACGTCCGGGCGTTCCCGGGGGTCGACGGCAGCGGCGGCACGTTGTAGTACTTCTGCATCTGATCCTCGTTCATGCGCACGGTCTTGGCCAGCTCCATGTCGCCCCCCTGGATGCTGACCTGCACGTTGCCGACCTTCTCGTTCCCGTCCTTGCGGAGATGGCCGTCGAAGGAGTCGCCACGTAGCCCAGCCACCACGAACTCGAAGTTGTAGTTGATGCGGTACGGCGTGCTCGCGGTGTCGTCCAGCGTGAACGTGTTGAACGCGCCCACGTGGTCGGCGCCGTCGTAGGAAACCATGACGAAGTCCATGACGTTGATGACCCTGCTGGTGCCGTCGTTCCAGAGGGTCTGGTCCGCTGTGTCCGTCAGGAAGTAGGCGCCGTTGCGTTTGAAGAACGACACGAGGGCCAGCAAGTTCGCGAACTCGAGGGAGTTCCGGCGGTTGTAGTTCGTGAGGCCGCCCGTGCGTATCCGCAGCCCGCGGACGGTGTTCGCGACCTCGTTCGGGTTGTAGTAGAACCCTGCCGAACTGCCGGAGACGGTCAGCGTCTGGAGCTGCTGGCCCCAATAGGTGGTCACCCAGCTCCTCCGCGTGTACGCGTTCTGGACGGCGTGGGTGTGGCCGTACTGTATGTCGCTCGGGTTGACCATCAGCGTGAGCGGGTATCGCGCCTCGCCCGTCTCGACGTTATAAAGCGAGATTACGAACGGTATGTAGTTCGCCGGGGGCCGCATGGCGGACATGAAGGTCGTCGAGTACCCCGGATAGGTCGTGCCCGCCGGGTCGACGTGGTAGTCCCCGCCCTGGGATTTGATGAGTCCCTTCAGCGACTCCGTCGTGTCGAGATGGTACGGCACCGCCATCTTACTTGCCCCCCGCTATCGATCCTTGCCGGTACGTGGTCTTCTCAGACTTGAACACCATCGTGTAGGTCATCCTGAAGGGGGAGGCGCTGTCCTCCGACAGGTCGAACGTGTCGAGGTAGCCCATGCACGACAGGTAGTCGAAGACCAGGTTCACGTACAGCCTCTCCTTTATCAGCCCCTCCCGGGGGTGGTTGTTGATGAACCCGGCGTTGTCCGGGTCGCCGAGGAACCCCTCGACCACGGGGCTGACGTAGCCCTCCATCCGCAGCGTGCCGACGCTCCCCTCGTATGTCCTGTTGTCCTGTATGATGAATCCGTCGTAGGTGAAGACCGTCTTGAGCTCGCGCAGGAACTTGTAAGCCTCGGTGAGGCCGCGCCTCTCGGTCAGCAGGCCCGGGAACTTGCCGTTGAGGGCGTACCCGAAGAAACTAAACGACGACCCCGACAGGGTGAGAAGGTCGATCTCGTCGCCCCAATGTTCCTCCACCCAACGCGTCATGGTCTGATATCTGTTCGTCATCTTCGCCGAGTTCACCGTGATCTGCTCGGGGTTCGGGGACATCTTGATGGCGGTCACCACCAAGCCGCTCCTCATGACTATGCCGTAGGGCTGCATCGAGGAGTCCATCATGCGCAGGAACATCGGCATCTCGTTCGGCGTGCGGCGGAGCCAGGGGCGTATCTCCCGCTCCCTGGTGAGGCCGAGGTCGGCGTTCGACACCTTCCGCATCATAGCCCGGGACTCATCGAAGTATAGAAGCCCGCCCGTGACCGGATCCTCCATAAGGATCCGCTGCTGGCTCGGCGTCACGTCCTCTATCGACATGGCCCTATACCCTCATCTCGTCCTTGTACTTCATTCTGTTGACCACGTCCTCGACCGCCTCGACGAACACGCGGCGGTACTCCTCGGGCTTGCCCTCCATCGGTGCGTTGAAGTTGAGGGTCACCCCGTTCATGGCCAGCCCCCCGGCCGCGCCGCCCCTCATGATGCCCGGGCCGTAGTTCATCAGCTGCCCGGCCCCCATGCCGAGGCCCTTCGCCAGGGAGGAGCTGTCTATGGCCATGTCGCCCCTCTTCAAGTTGACGAGGCCGCCCCTCTTCACGAGGAAGTCCTGCTCTTCACCGAACAGTGCATCAGCCGCTTCATCGAAACCTATTTTCGACCTGTACCCCGCTTTGGTTTTTGCGCCGAGAGACTCAACAAGCCTATTGGCGAAATCGGGGTCGCGTTTATTGGCGGCGGTCCCCCCGTACGCGCCGGTGGCCGATTTTCCCAACTTTTTCAAATCAGCATTGAGTCCGCGCACTGCAAGGTTATACGCTTCGGCCGCGCCCTCACGGGCCCTCTCGAGCTGCATTTGGCTGTAGACGCCGCCTTCGGTGGCCTCCGGGGCTGACATGACCGCCCGATGCAGTTTCCCCAACTCCTTAATCTCCTCCTTTTGCTTATGCACGCTGGCGAGCTGCTCGTCGGCGGACATGCGCGCCTCGCGCCGCACCTCCTCGAGGATCGAGGGTATGAGGCTGTATTTTTTCTCGATTTCCGCTATCTGCTCGCGCCCCGTTGACAGAGAGGCGGACACGCTCTTTATGGCTTTTTCATCGGCGCCAGCCCTCTTCATGGCTTCCAGGAGTTCGCCTCCGGTGTACTGCTGTATCTGAAGCTGCTTGTATCTGGCGGCCGCATGGGTCTCGGCGCTGACGAACCTCTCCTCCTGTTCCCCCCTCTTGCGTTTCGTAAGGAACCTGAAAAGCCCTATAAGCTCCTGGAGTATGCTTCCGGCCCTCTTGGCCGTCTCCGCCGTGGCCACCGATATGCTTGCCATGAAGTCGCTGCTCGCCAAGGCGAACTTCACGTTCTCCTTGCCTATGTCGAGGTACTTGGCGATGGGGGTGGTCTGCTTCACCAACTCCTCCATCCGCCGATCCGTGACCTCAGCCTCCTTGCCGGCGGTGACCACCGCAGCCACCCTACTCGCCCAATCCTTGACCTCGCCCTGCGATATCGCCTTGTATTCCTTCTCGCTCCATTTCGTGCCCGCTTTCTTGCCCGCCTGCTTGCCCGCTACGACTTCCTCGACCCTGTTGACCATGTGCATGAAAACCGGGCCGCCCTCCCTTATCAAGGAGAGGATGCGCTCCAATTCGTCGGCGCCAATCCCCCCCGCTTTAAGCTTCCCACGGGCCTCCGAAAGCAAGTCCTCCAATGACTTGATGGGGCTGAGCTTCGGGTGGTTGAAGAACAAGTTCACGTCGCTCGCGACATCGCTCAAGGCGCTCCCCTGCACGGCATCGTTCATGATGGTTTCGAAATGCCCGATCTCCTCCTCCATCAAGGAGAACGTGGCGTTCGCCCTCTTCATCGCCTTGTTGACCGTGTCGAGGTTCCATCCCATCGTCTTGCTCAACACCTCATACGCGGCGGCCTTGTCCTCAAAGAAGTCCACGTTGAACTTCTCCATGACCCTGTACGCCATCTTCATGACATCGTCCGAGAGCACGTCGAGCATGCCCGCCATGCCCGTCAAGTCGCCCCTCCTGGCGGCCTCCTGGAGATTCCTTTTGTCCATCTCGGCGGCGTGCAGGCGCGTCCTGGCCGCCTCCAGCTCCTTTTTGGCCCCCTCCGTCTTTGGGCCGCCCCCGCCCTCGAGTTCCCTGACGATGCTCTTCTGCTCCTGGATGGCCTGATCCATCTCGGCGACGCGCTGGTCCATCATCCTCTTGACCTCGTCCTCGCCGAGTATGTTGACCAGCTGCCGGCGCTGGTCCATCCCCATGCCCTTGATGCTCCCCATCAGCGTCTGGACGGTCTCGGAGGCGTCCTTGAAGCCCATGAGGCCCGTCTCCGAGAAGGTGCGCAGCATGTCCGAGGTGGACTTGAGGTAGTTCCCGTAGAAGGACAGCGACGTGCTGACGTTCTCGACTATCTGGTAGAACTTCTGCGAGTTCACGCCGGCCATCGCGGCGTCGTACGACAGGCCCTTGAAGGCGTCGCTCACGTCGTCGAGGCTGCTCCGGAGGTTCATCATCTGGCGGCTCATCATCTGCCCCATCTCGCTGAACGAAACCCCGAACTGCTTGCTCAGCTTGAAGCCCTCCTCTATGGCCTGGTTGTAGCCCCCGGCCCTCTTCGCGATGCCCTCGAGCGAAAGTCCGCCCGTGGACATGGCCTTGAAGAACCCCGTGATGTCCTTCTCCTGCAAACCGAGCCTCATGTTGCGGCCGACATCGAATATGGCCTTGTTGAAATCCGCCATGGACTTGCTGACATCCTTCATGAGGACGGTGGATCCCGCCATCGTCATCCAGGACTTGTTGAGATCCTTCATGAACTTGTCGAGCTCGTTGACGGCGCTGACCGCGGCCCTGATGGTCCCGACGAGCATGCCTATCCAATTCAAGCCCTTGAGGGCATTGCCGAGCGCCTTGAGCCCGCCCGAAAGCTTCAGTATGCCCCCCCCGGCATCCTCCGCTATGGCCTTGAACTCCTTGAAGCCCTCGCGGACACTCTCCATCGACCCGTAGCCGCCCTTGAACGCCCCGCCCATGGCCCCCAGCGTCTTCGACTTGATGCCGACGGCCCCGACAAGGCCCCCCGCCACGCCCCCGAGAGCCTTCTCCCCGAAAACCTCCTTTCCCCACTTACCGTAGGCTTCCTTCCTCTCCCCGCGGGTGCCCGTCCTCATAGTGTGGAGGAGCTTCGTCCTCTCGCTGGCGTTCTTCATGGCCTTATCGTGCAGCTTGTCCTCGTAGGACATGAGCGCCTTGTACATCGACTCGCCGATGACCTTGCGCGCCTTGAGCTGGTCGAGCTCCGCGCGGAACACCTTGGATATCTGCTTGGTGTGGCTCACATATTCGGCGACCGACTTGGTGCTCGCCGAGGCCATATCGTCCATCCTCTTGCCGACTTTGTTGACCTCGTCCTGCACGTTCTGGATCACGCCCCTCAATTTTTCCCAAGCCCGCAGGGACCGCGTTGCGACCGTCTTTTTCTTCTCGAGCTTGTCGTATTCCCGGTTTATCCTCTCGACCTGCTTCGAATAATCTGCGGCGCTCCTGTCGAGCATGTTGAGCTTCTGGGCCAGCCTGGACTGCGCGTTGGTCACGTCCGAGATAACGTTCCGATGCCGGGTCATGGCATCGGTCAGCTCATTAAGCTTCCGGGGATCCTGATAAATATTCATCGGGGCCTACCTTATCACCCTCGTGCTCACCTTTTTCATGAATCGGTCGTCCTTCTCGTCCTTCTCGTAGCCCTCGTACGCGCTCATGTACCTCACGACGTGCGACTTCGGGGCGCTCGAGAGGGCCTCGATCTCCTCGGGGGTCGCCTGGCGCGAGTCCTCCTCATCCAGGGACGCGGGATCCACCCTCATGCCCTCGCGGAAGGCCCGCGCGCGCTCCTCGGCGCGCCGCTTCATCTCCTCCGCGCGCGACCGCTGCCTCTCCATCCACTTGTCGATGAAAAGATCATGTTTGTCCTTCTCGCCCCTCATCTGGCGGTACAGCTCGCGTACGATGTCCTCCCTGCTACGGATGGGCATGGTCCACTCGGCCGCCCTCTTCTCCTCGTCGCGGCGCTTCTTGTCGTACCCCCACTTCCTTATCTCTGCCCGCAGGGACTCCAATTCGTCCCTCTGCTTGTCGTAGTTGCGGGAGATGACCCTCGCGCCCTTGTAGTTCAGGGAGGACGCCACCATGAGGGAGAGGTTGAACTGCTTGGCGTACTCGTGCTCCTCGTCCAGCTGCCTGTTCACGAGCGCCCAGTTCTCCTGGACTGCGTTCAGGCCCGCCACACGCGCGCCCGGGAAGCTGAGCAGGCCGTCCTCCTTGTAGACCCTCCACAGATAGCGGGATCTCTCGGTGTAGCAGAAGCCCTCGAGGAATCTGAGGACATCGTAGTAATGCCCGCTGAGGAACTTGACCGCCGCGTTGAGGGACGACACGAGGCTCACGGGGGATCGCCTGTACATGCCCATGAGCGCCGGCACGGCCTCCGACCTCGCGTCCAGCATGGACTCCCCGTCGATGGAGAACGTGCAGAACGCCAGCTTGCACGAAAGGTCGGCGACGGGATCCTTGGCGTCCCTGTACATGCCGAGCATGGACGACTCCCTGTCCGTCATGCTCTTTATGACCACGTAGGACCCGTCGATCCGCAACTCGGCCGTCAGAAAGCCCTGTGTGATGATCCTCTCGACGATCGGGTATGCCGTCTCCGCGTCCACGCCTACGCCTTGGGCCTCTCGCTCGCATCGCTGTAGTCGTCGGGCAGCCTCTCAAGCTGTATGTCGGCGTCGGGCGAGGGGACGTTCGATGCCCCGGTCTCCCCCGACTCCGGGCCTGCGGCCGCCTCGGGTGTCGCCTCCGCCCTGGACTGCGCCTCGTTAATCCTGGCCTCGCGTTCCTTCTCCCTCTGCTCGGGGGTCTTGTACCACGAGTAGGACAGCGACTTGTTTATCTCCTCCTCCTTCTGCTCGCGCAGATCGACGTACACGTCGAACAGGGTGTCCGTGACCTTGTTCGGGAGCGTGTTCAGCAGCTCCTTGACGTAGACGGCCCTCTCCTTCGACGAGTTCGCGCCCCTCTCGCCGTCCTCAACCACCTCCGGCAGCTCCTCGCCGTCTATGGTCCGTATGGCGTAGGACAGCATGTTCTTCTGCATCTCGCTGTAGAAGGCCATGCCCTCCATATCCTCCGAGGGCGTGGCCTGGACCCTCTGCTCCTCGTTGAGGGACAGGACCTGCAGCCCGAACTTGACGCCGCCGATTTCGGCCTCCGTCCGGTACTGGAACTTCATCTGCAGCTTTTTGATGGAATCTGGTATAGGCATGTGAATCTCCCCACGCGGAATCCGCCGCGCGCGAAAAAGTGAACAGAAGCTGTTCTGGGAGTTCGCAGCCTAGAGGTACTGCTCGGAAGGATGTGTATCTAATTATCTTATTTGTATATACAGGTGCAGCTATGGAGATTTGATTTTATGTAGATATCACGACCTGTCCGAAAGCGCCCCTATGCGCTTATCCCTGGGCCGCCGCCAAACCGGGAGTCGACGAAGTTATGATCCTGGACACCGAGCCGATGTTGAACAGATCGCTGTCATCGAACTCGTTGTAGTCGGCCGTCGGGCTCTGGATGATGTCCGTGACGTTGACAGTGCAGTTCTCCTGCACCAGCGCCGCGTCGGCCGCATAGCTGGAGTTCACGTCGGACAGCCAGCACCCCTCGTAGTAGGTGACGATAGCCGCCAAGTTTCCTTCAGCCGCGTAGTCCCCGTACGCTTCCGAGAAATTTGAGTTCTCGCTGAAGTTCGCCTGGAAGTTGTCCGACACGAGGCGGCTGATGACCAACTCCTGCACGATGTCGAACGGCCACTTGTGGTGCCTGAGCGACCGCACGATGCCGTCGATGCCCCCTTTGTACCCGAACACCTGGAAAATCATGCTCAGGTACTGCGCGGTCCTCGTAACGGCGAGTGTCATCGGCTCGGTCACGCCCGGCACAAGCTCGGCGACGTGGTCGCCGTAGCCGACGCCGCGCACGGGCTCGATGGCCCTCGTCTCAGAGGGGTCGAACGTCGCCACGACCCCTATCTGGGTCGCCACCGTCTGGTTGTCCGCCGGGGTCGCGTAGATCTTGTTCTTCTGACTGATGACCGACGCGGTCTCGGGCGTGACACCCAAACGGTGTATGTAAGTGTCCCTGTCTCTTGCCATGTGCTGGGCTCCTTTGGGTTACTGGAAGAGCTTCCCAAGCGTGTCGACATCGTCCTTGGTGAGTTCCACATCGGCCATCGGCGCTGTCAGCTCGATGCCTTTGAACACCATCGAGGACTCACTCCGGTCGCTGGCTTCCTTCTTCATCTCGCCGAGTTCCTCGAGCGCTTTGGCGGCCTGCTCGGCCCCCTTGGTGGCCTCCTCTTCCTTCTTCTCGGCCTTCTCCTCCTTGCGCTCCTCCTTCTGCTCCTGCGCCTTGGTCGGCTCGGCCTCGTCCTTCTTCGGCGCCGGCTCCTCGACCACGGCCTCCTCGGCTACCTCCTCGGCCTCCCCGGCCTCGGCTTGCTTCGGCTCCTCGGCCTCCGCGGCCTCGGACTGCTTTGGCTCCTCGGCGGCCTCCTTGGAGGCCTCCTTGCGGACCTCGCCCTTGGACTTGGAGTACATGTCCGTGTCGAGGGCCTCGGCGACGTCAGGCGTCTGCTCCGGCTTCAAGGTCGAAGGCTTCTCGGCCTTCTTCTCCCCGTCCGGGGTCTGCTCCTTGGTGAGGTGCGCGTTGGTGTCGCAGCACTGCACCTTGTCCATGGCCTCCTTGCCGAGCACGTCGCCGACAAGGTTGCGGATGACCGCGTCTGTGGCCTCGCGGCTCCACGAGTTGACTGTTCCTTCCCTCTCGGGGGTCGCTTCATCAGACACGGTTTCCTCCTCCTCGCTTGCGCTCTTCAAGATCCCTTGTATCTTCGGATCCTGTAGTAGTTTCTGCACCTCAGGCTTTGTCAAGAGAGCCTGCATGACAGCGTGAGCCTTCTTTGGGTCACTCATCAGTGCGAGCTGCTGTTGCGGGTTCCTCGGCTCGAAAGCCGGGTCGACATGCTGGCGTCCCACCGTGGCTGGTCCCTTCGGGGCACTCATTTGGACACCGAATCCGCCGCCGAGTTGCGCCGCCTGCGCCTCGTCAGCGTCGAACCCCTCGCCCAGAAGGGTGGCGAACTTCTCGTCCGGCATGAGTTCCAGGGCGCGGGACATGGCCAGAAGCTCGTTCCTCATCTGACTGTCGTTGGCAAACACGTCCGCGAGCCCACCGATTCTCTTCGAAAGTGCGATGCGATCCATCATTCTCTCCTCGTGATTGGTATTCTCGCTTCGGTATTTCACTCCCGGCCAGGGAGCCGAAGCCCCCTACCCTAGATCGAAGTGCTCATGTTGAGTGTGACAAGTATCCAATCAAGCTCCGGCACCGGCGAGTAGTAAGCCTCGACGTCCACCGTGCTTATGTCCGTTGCATTCGGCGTGACCTTGATCCCCTTGTACTCGACGATCAGCTCCGACTGCTTCAATGACTTGAAGTACGCACCCACCGTGTCCTTGATCTGCGGCAGGATCCTCGGCAGGTTCTTCGAGCCGATGTACCTGCGCAGCACCCTGCGGAGGCCCTGCTGCACGAAGTGCTTGACCTCGACGATGCGCGGGTTCCTGGTGAGCTGGTTGCTGAGGTCCGTCGTCAGGTAGAACATGATGTCGATGACGGGGTTCCTCTCCTCCAGGACCGTGCAGCCCGCCTGCGCCACCTGCGCCGCCGTGACGTTGTCGAGCCTGCGGTACAGCCTCGTGAAGCCCGTCACGCTCTGCCCGGTGAGGGGCGTCGCGATGTCGTAGGCCGGCGAGACGTCCAGGCCCGCGACCGCCGCGGCCACGATCGACCCGTCCATGAGGTACTCGACGTCGTTGCCGTACACGTCCGTGATGGTGTACACCGCCGCGTCCGGATAGACCGCCGTGACCTTCTCGGTCTTCAGATTCTTCACGCTGGAGATGACCGTGTCGGGATCCGTGCCGATCTCGAAGCCGATGATGCTCGTGCGCTCGTTGCGGTAGCGCTTGCTCGACTGGATCGCGTTCGATGTCTTCAGATACGAATGGATCTCCGAATCGGTGCTCAACGGCTGGATGAGCGCGGGCCTGAGGCCGTTGGCCAGAGGCTCGTTGAACTCGTCGATTCCGTCGATGTAGTCCTGGACGCTCGCGTCCGTGCCGCCCGACACCTTCTGGATCTGCTTCACCGCTATGGCCCGGGCGCCGTTCTTGAACGCCAAGTCGCACGCGACGGTGACTCGGTTGTTGACGTCGTAGGGGCCGTACAGCTTCTGCACCTGGCCCATGTCCGTGACGTACTTCACCGTGAAGTCGATCTTGTTCTTGTCGAACGTGACGTAGTAGATGTCGCCCACGTCCGGCTCGTTGCCGGACTTGTTGTAGGTGTAGATGAGCACCGTGTCGTCAGTGTTGTCCTCGGCGCCGCCGTCTGTCGTCAAAACCGTGAGATTGACTCCCGGGATGACGCGCACGATGTTCGTGTTGGCGGTGATGTAGTACTTCGCCGGACTGGTCGCCGAGGTCGGGTCGCCCACGTAGTAGTAGACGTAGGTGCCCACGCCGGGCGCGAACCCGGTGTCGGCGAACGCCACCCTGAACCCGGTCGCCGGGTCGATGTAGGTCTTCCCGAGGTAGCCCTTGTTCTGGTTGTAGGTCGTGACCGAGCCGGTCTTCCCGTCCGTCGTGAAGGCGGGGCCGACCTTCGAACTGACCGTGAAGCCGCCCACGCCGTCGAAGGTGACCTTCACCCTCTCGACCTGCGCGAGGAGCGGGTCGACTTCGGTGTTGACCGCGCCCGCGCCCGCGTAAACCGGGGTCACCGTGCCGCCGGCGGCCTGCTGCACATCCAAGGCCCACCCGTTGAGGTTGGATTGGATCGTGTACTTGCCGACCGTGGCCGCCCCCGGGACCCTGTTCGTCAGAGTCCAGGTGTCGTCGCGGAGGTTGTTCTCGTGGTACGTGACGTAGACCTTCTCCTCCATCGCCTCCGAGGGGGCCGTCGCCAGCGTGATGGTCTGCCCGCTGATGCTCAGGACGGGCACAGCGCCGGCCGTCTTGGCGGCTGACCATGTGGCGCCCACGTAGGCGATGATGTCGTCGGGGTCCTCGGTCGCTTTCCCGGTATCGTCTCCGTTAACCGGCGCGCTCGGCAACGTGAATTCCTTGTTTGTGCCGGAGTTGATCTTGTTGCCGTTCGCGTCGTAGACCGGGTTGCCGGATCCGTCCGTCTTGTAGACGACCGGGGCGGCCACGCGGCCGTAAACGTATGTGTCGACAATCGACATGAACACATTGTCGTTGAGCGCATCGGATCCCACCGTGTAAACGCCCGCCTCCTGGCTGTAGGAGTTGCCCCAGTGGATGGCGGGGGAACCCGTGGCCGGGTCGGTGCTGAGCACGCAGTCGTTGCCGATGGAGTAGTCGTTCGTGTCCTGGCTCAGGCCGGCCTTGATCAGCCTGTTCACCTGCGCGGCGGGGAGCACGTCGAACGTGTCCTGCCAGGTGTTGGTGAAGTACCAGACGCGGACATCGTCATCGGTATCAGGGGCGGTTTCGAGCGCGAACATGCCGTCCGACCCGTCCAGGTCGGTGATGGTCGCCTCGATGTCGTTGACCGTGACCTTGATGATCTGGACGGTCGCCTCGACCTCGTCGCCCGGCGAGCCCGGGGTCGGGTCGTAAAGGATGACGACTGTCTTGCCGATGTCGGTGTCGGTCGCGGCGCGGCCGTCGTTGTCGCCCTTGACGATCCTGGCGTTCTTCACCTTGAACGACGTGTTGCTCCCGTCAGCCTGGTCGGAGAGATCCTCGTCCTCGACGTAGGTGTCGCGGCGCTTCATCCAGTAGTTCGCGCGCACGTCCGCCCCAGTCGGGGGTATCCTCTGCAGGGTGACCTCGCCGGTCAGCCCGTCGACCGAGTTGACCGCGACGGGCACGCTGTCGACGGTCACGATGACCGCCCGGGGGTCGTCGGAGACCGTGCCGGATCCGTCGCCGGTCACGATCGGGAAGTATTCGACGTTGAAGTTCTTGTTGGTCCCCGTGAACTTCGCCGATTCGTCCTCTTCGAGAATCAGATTGTCGGCGATCGCCGAAGATCCGCGCGGCACCTCGAAGTTGGAGATCCTCGTCTCCTCGGAGGATGTCCCGATGATAGCGGGGATCCTCACGTCACCGGCCGCGGTGACTCCCGGCGCCTCTAGCCTTGTCTCCACGATCACAGACGGGAAGACAAAAACTTCAAGTGGTCCTATGGCCATCTCGCCTTCTCCTTTTTCATTCCTCGCTGGACTCTGCCCTGAAAGCTGTCTTTGTCATGTGATGTCGATGTGGGACAAGACTGATTTGGGATGTACATTTCATATGGTGCATTAATAGACTATTAGCCCAGCCTCTTCAGGCTTCGATGGCCCCCGGGCCGTCAAACTGCCCGAGGCCCTTTCGCTTCCTCTCCGCCCGGTGCTCGGACAACGCCTCGCTGAACTCCCTCCGGATCCCCTTGGACCTCTCGTCCCCCAAGGCCGCCATCGGCCTCAAGGTGCCGTCCTTGCCCCTCGGGACCTCAATCGGTACGGGCTTCAAACCGGCCCTTCTCTTGCCCTTCCGGCTCTCGAGGTACTCCCAGCGCCTGTCGGCGTCGGCGCCGATTGCCCTGTCAATCTCCTTGGGTGTCGTCAGGGTCTCGCCCGCGGCAACCTTGGACGCTATGCCGAAGGTCGTCGCCTCCACCCTCTTGGAGTCGGCCTTGCACTTCGGGCAGGGCCTCTCGTCGTCCCTCCTGTCGTAGGGGACAATCTCCTCGAACTCGTGTCTGCACCCGGCGCAGCGGTAGACGTACAAAGGCATGTCGGCTCCCTTTCCATGTGGATTTATATATGTGGCGCACCCGCGCCGATAGACCAAACCTATTAGCAGATTATTCCCGCCCTAGACATACCGCGGGTAGCCCACTTTGGGGTACTTCACCTCGAACTCCGTCCCCATCGGCGTAAGCTGGAGCTCGAACACGCGGTTATCGGGTGTTACGACGTATTTGTTGGTCTTCAAGTACTCGTAGAGATTCTCGTCGAAGTCGAGGATCTCCCACAGGACGGGCACGAACTTCTTCCATTCCGTCATCATCTGCATCGAGAGGGACTGTATGTAGTGCAGATCGTTGGTGTTCGAGTCATACACGTTCTCGGACTCGCCGGCCTGGTCGAACTCCTCGAGGGTAAGCCCCTCGTCCACGAGCAGATATCTGCGGTTGTCCCAGATCTCGTTGATGAGGAAGTCGGCCATCTCGGCGGACTCCTCGGGGTGCCGCGAGAACGCGTCGATGTCGAAGTTCATGGTGTGGTGGCCGCTGTACACGCTCGCCGACACCTGCCTCTCGGGGTAGACTATGACCACGACCTTGTCGCCCACCTCGATCTGGCTGTTGAAGCACAGGACGGCGCCGGGTATGCTGGTGTCGTCGTAATGGAGGGGGTCGGGTATCGGGAAAGGCCCCGTGGAGGCCCCCACGTACCTGTAATCGGCGTACAACGTGTACTTCACGGGCAGCGGCTCCAAGAACGTGATCAAGCCGCTCTCCGTGACCGTGTAGTCCGTGCCCCTCTCGAGGTATATCTTGTCGTCCAACCGCCCCTTGGTGATGTACAGCTTGTCGAAGTCCCCGAAAAGGCCCCCGTGATCGAGCTGGGCGGTCATCTCAAGGCCCGTCGTGGACTCTATGACCTCCTCCTTGAGCACCTGCAGGAGCCTGTCGACCATGAAGTGCGTGCCGGCCCCCGTGGAGCCGGGGTCGACTATCTGGATGTAATACCGCCCCGGGGGGCTCATGATGCCGCGGTAGTAGGACACCGTGAGCGTGTCGCCGACGACAGGCGGCGTGTCGAGCACTATCATCCCCCTGGAGCCGTCGAGGTAGTCCGCATGCACGACATCGCCGTTCAGGAGCAGGTCGACTTGGCGGAAGTTGTCCGCCACCGTGTCGTTGTTCCAGCCGGCGAGGATGGGCTTGTGCTGGGTGTAGAAGAACCTGTTCGTGCCGTGCGTGGGCGTCCCGGTTATCTGCGCCGAAAGATCCTCGTCCTCGACCCGCTCGCTCGTCTTCTCGCGGTTCTCCCACACCCACTGCATGAATTTGCCGCCGTAGTTCCCCGCCCGCGCGAGGGCCACGTAGCTCTTCATGGTGAAGGCGAAGTCGTCGGGGGACAGCTTGATGCGCGACGTTGTGGCGTTGCGCAGGACGATGCCGCGCTCCGGCCTCTCGGTGTACGGGAACTTGTGGTACACCTCCGTGCCCCGGTAGTTGACGTGCTCGTTGATGGCGCTGCGCAGCTCGTACATGACGCGGCGCTTAACGGCCGTCAGCAGGTTCACATCCATCATCATGGCGCCGCGCCTTCCCTGGCATGGGTTTACGATAGGGTCTGGGGATTAACAGAGAATTACGGGACGAAGCGGGGCGCGGGTACTGCGCCCCGCGCCCCTTGTGCCCGGTGAAAGGAGTAAGTCCGGGCGTATGGGCCCCCAGCGGAGGGGAGGCCCGAAAAACCTATCCAAGCACGAGCCTCATGAACAGCATCGGCAGGAGCGGATCCTCGGCCTTGGCGACCTCGGACGGCTTGACCCACACGCACCTGGCCAAGGACTCCAAGTGGGACCCGTCGCCCTCGGCCTCGACCTCCTCGGCCTTGGCCGCGTCCACCGCGAAGAGATGGTACACCGTGTCCACGGATTTGGTGCCCCGGCAGGTCCCCAGCTTTCTCAGGGCCCCGGCGGGGGCCTTGAGGCCGCCCTCCTCGCGCAATTCCATGACGGCCGTCCCCAAGATGTCCTGCTTGCCGCCCTTCTTCTCGACGCCCCCGGTGATGGAACTCATTGCCTCGTCCATGCCCCAGCATGGGGTGACCTCCATCCTGACCATCACCTCGACGAGGTTGCCCCCCGGATCGACCCTGTAGGGCATTATGGACACTATGTCGCCATCGCAGCGCTTTTCATGAAGGTAGGAATACCCGTTCACGCCCTTCTCGGGTAGCACCAATTCCCGTAGTTCCACCCAATCGTTGCCGTATAGCTTCCGTATCATGGACACCCCTCTATTCATTCATGGCGGCTATGAGCAACCCCTTCGCCACGTCGTTGAGCGGGTCCTTCGCCATGCGTATCTCACTGATTTCTATGGGGAAGGAGGCCCTGTCATGCTCGAACTCCCTCTTGAAGAACTCGAGGAAGTTTCGGGCGAGGGCCGTGCCGCCGCTGATGACCCACGGTATCGGGTCGGTCAGCTCGATCGAGCCGCTGTCCTTCTTGAACTCCCTCTTGATGGCGTCGATGACATGGTGTATCAGGTTGCGGTAGTACACCACGATGGCCTCGCGCTCGCGGACGTTCTTGGGGTCGCCCGCCCCGGGGTCGAGGAGGTCGACGCCCTTCTCCTTGATCGACATGATGCGCGTGGCGGTCGTCCCGACGGCTTTGGCGGCGCTCCCGTCGATCCAGTCGCCCGATTCGGAGAGGCTGAAGCTCATGCCCACCATGGTGCGGTAGACCAAAGAGGTGTTCACCATGCCGGCGCCGAAGCTGCTCGCCAGGGCCGTGAAGCCCTCCGGGGCGCAGTTCGAGTAGACGATGGCGGCCGCCTCGTTCATCGATGTGGCCTTGTACCCCAGGGACTCGATGATCTTCTTGAACATGGCCTCGTGGTAGATGACATCCATGTCCCTGTCGATCGCCTTCGCCGGGATCGAGTAGAACACCTTCTCGTCGTCCACGGAGGGGTCCTTCAAGATGGTCCGCAGGAGGATGACGAGCATCTTCTCCGCGTCCCGCTCCCCGGCCGACATGACCCCCTTGCTCAAGGGGCGCCGGGCCTCGCGCTTGAGGAGGTTGGCCACGCTCATCGCCGGCTCGCCCACGATGTAGACGGTGTCCCCCTCCTGCACGTAGTTCACGTTCGACATCTTGAGCATGTTCAGGGTGGAGGCCTCCGCCTCTATGTCCAGGAAGGCGTCCCTCACCGACTCCACATGCACATCCGACTGGTCGGACCCCCTCGAGGCGCAAGCCAAAAAGCAGGTACCGCAATCCAATCCGCGTGCCATAACAATCTCCTTTCCTACGACTTACCCTTTTTCAGATCCTTCAAGGCCTTGAGGCTGTCGTCTATGTCGCTTCCGCCCTGCACCGTTCGCACATCGAGCTTGATGTGGGTGTTGGCGTCCTCGACGGAGACGGTCGGCACGTAGACCTCCTCGGGCCTGGTCGGCCCCCCCGAACCTGATTCCCGGCCGTCCCCCGCCCGATCCAATATACTTTCCAAACGGTCGAGAATCGCAGTATCCTTGGTGGAGGACTCCACCTTCTCGGCCAACTGCCTGAGGGACTCCTGCAGCGAGTCGCTCGCCCCCGATCCTGAAAGGCCCGATATCCTCTCCTCGAGCCTGCCTATGCGCTCCAGGAGGGCGTCCACGACACCCTGGTCGGTCTTGGGGCCGGACGACTCCCGCAGGGACGACTCCAGGGCCGTCATCCTCTCGAGGACGAGGTCAAGCTTCGAGGTGTCCTGCGCCCGCCGCCGCGGGGCCGTCGACGTGGCGGGCAAATCGATCTCCCCGTCGATGTCGCCATACCGCTGAAGGACGGTGATCCTGCCGGCCTTCTCGGCCCTCTTGAGGTCGTTCGACCTCGCGTACTGCGCGTTGGAGTAAATCTTCTGCTGCTTGTAATAAATCACGTCCCCGAGGTCGCTGACCTCCACCTTGTTCGGGTCGTTTCCTATTACAAGAATCATCCTGGCGGGCATCTTATCTGTTGCGCGCGCCCCGGAGGGCGGGCGTCATGTCTATATGGGCGGAGGATCCCGCGGCCGCCTACAGGTACTTCTTGGCGAGGTCGTCGATGTCTGCGCTCGCCTTCTTCGGGAACTCGAACTTCGGCGTCTGATCCTTCGGGAGGCTCGGCTTGCCGTCGTCGGGCTTGTCCTTCTTCTTGGGCTTCTTCTTCGGTTCCTCAACCTCCCCTTCGGCCTCCTCCGAAACCTCCTCCGAAACCTCCTCCGGGGCTTCCTCGTCCCCGTCGCCCGGCGCGGATTCGTCCTCCTCCCCGTCGCCCTCGTAATCGAGGTTGATCTCCTCCTCCTCGTCCGGCTCGGCCATCTCCTCCTTCTGCTCGTCGACGGGCTTGAAGATTTCCCCCCCGGAGTCGTCCTCGTCGCCCTCAGGCTTCTTCTTCGGCGGCTTCGGCACACCCTGCCCCTCGGGGGCCGGGACCGGTGTCTCCTCGACTGCCCCGGCCGGGACGGCCAGCGGGTCGTCGCCCTCGGCGGCCTCCACGTAGAACCGCTCGCTCATTTCCGTCGGCACGTACCTCATGTCGCCCTGGCAGGCCGGGCAGCCGATGACCTCGTTCACCGTGACCGGCTCGACATCCGGGATGCCCTCTGCCGCGGCGGCCTTGGCGCGCCTCGCGTTGATGGAGGCGAGGCTGGCGGTGTGGTTGCAGGACGCGCAAACGAAGTAGGAACTCTCGGCGGCTTCCTTGTCGATGGCGTCCGCTATCTCAAGCAGCTTCTGCGCGGCGGTCTTGCGATCCATTTGTCAACTCCCTTGAATCCGTGGGTATATGCCCTGCATATCGATGCCTGCATGAATAGAAAATTAATAGACATTAATAAACAATGTTCTCGAACGTTACCGTCCTGCCCTTCAGCTGGTACTGCTCCGGTATCTCCGGCTTGTCCGGGATGGTCGGGCTGGCGTCGGTCGGCCTGCCCGTCCTGTAGGCGTTCCAGGCCGGCGGCACGCCGTCCTCGCCGCCCGTTATCGGCACCTTGTACCGGACATCGTTGTGGTCCAGCGGCGCCAGGTTGAAGTGCTGCTGGAAAATCGCCCCGCGCGCCCCCTGGGGGTTCACGTGGGCTATCGAGTAGCGGTCGTTGTTCTGGCGGACCACGAAGTCCCTGTCGTTGATGAGCGGGTACGGCCCCGTCCACGTGGTCCAGTCGTAGTTCACGTGCAGGCCGACGTCCATCAGCTCCACGATCTTCTCCGTCTCCGGGGGCGCCACGAGGATGTCGTACGGGCCGTAGTAGCCGCCGACATAGCCCGTGCCGTAGCACCTCAGGCAGCTGGCCCTCCCCGTGCGGTACTCCTGGTCCCAGCAGGAGCACCTCTGGCCGGCCCAGCGCCGGATGAACAACCTCACCCGCTCGCCGCCCTGCTCGAGGATGAACCTGTTCCTGCGGATGGACTCGGCCCAAATCCAGTCGATCCGCTCCATGTCGTAGGGGTTCACGGGCACGGTCTCGGCGAGCGGGGTCTCCCTGCCCTCCCCCGTGTCGGGGTCAACGGCCACCGACGTGACCCGGTAGTAGATCTTGCGGTTGATGTCGGTCTGGATCCAATTGTTGATGTACGTGTACGTGACGCGTATCTCGCCCCCGCGCGCGAGGTCGGGCAGGATGGGGTCGTCCAATCGGTTCGTCGTGTGGTTGTAGACCTTGTTCTTGATGAGGAATATCTCGCCCGTCTCGCCCATGACCCTGAACGCCGGCACGACCTGCCAATCGGACGACGAGGTTTCCTTGATCCGGACAATGACGCTGTCGATGCCGTCGGCGACCTTGCCGTTCGTCCCCGGGATGACGATGGGCTGGTGGTACGTCTTCACTATCCAGTCGCCCGTGGCGTTCGTCCCGGCGATGAAGCGGCCGCCGGCGACGGGGTCCTCGTCCACCACCTCGACCTCGCGCGTCTGGTCCCTGTAGAACATGACGCCGACGGGCGTCGCGTTCAGCTTCTCGTAGGGCGCGTCCGGGGCGTCGAACGCGCGGTACACGTTGACCCCCTCGAAGTCCAGGCCGTTGTTCTCGGCGTATATGGACGGGTCGTCCCACCGCACGTCGAGCACGCCTATCATGTAGGGGCTCGTGACCATGAGGTTCTTGGGCGCGAGCGGCAGCGACAGGGGCGTGTCGTCGTTCGTGCGGTACGGCAGCCTGTAGTCCGGCGCGCCGTAGTTGTAGATGAAGTTGTGCGGGCCCTCTGCCATGGCCTCCCCCTACTCTATCCCCGTCCACCCGGGCATCCCGGTGGCCCCTATCACGCCGTACCCGTGCCTCTCCGTGTGCGTGGACGACACCCCCGTGGCCCCCGACACCGCCCCGCCCGAGAACCACAGGTCCGACAGCACGGTCGTGCCCGTCTCCGTCGTCCGGGCGAAGAACCACCACGGGCCCGTCCACAGGGAGGGCAGTTCCATGGCGACCGTCCGCCGCGGCACCGAGCCGCCCACCGTCACGCGGGCCAGATCGCCCTGCAGCGACACGTTGAGGTTCACCGCGCCGTACGTGCTGCCCGTCGTGCCGAACAGCCAGTCGTAGTCCGCGCCGCTCGTGCCGATGCGCAGCGTCACCGTGTCGTTGACCGTGTCCACGATGGCCCCGGCCCGGTTGTCGCCGTTGTCGGCGCCGAGGTACAGGGTGTCCGCCCCCACGTCGCCGCGCACCTTCAGGTCGAAGTCGGGCGTCACCTCGTACTCGCCGACGATGTCGATCTCGTTCGTGGCGGTCAGGCTCCTCGCGACCGTGTACGTCCCCGTCCCGGTGTAGCCCCCGTCCGAGAACCTCGCCACGGCCGGGCTGGCCAGCGCCTGCGTCGCCGACTGCGGCACCCCCACGAGGGTGGCCCCGCTCGCGCCCTGGAAGGACGGGTAGTACCCGGGCCTGACGGCGACGTACCGGGCGCCCGAGGCGAGGGCGGCCTGTATCGACCTGTACGGCCCGGTCTCCGAGCCGTCGTTCGAGTCGTCGCCGTCCGGGGACACGAAGACCGCCCCCGTCTCGTAGACGGAGAGGTCGGGGTGCACGATGATCGTGTCGACCGTCCGGCCGCCCTGCACCAGCAGGAGCCCGTCGGTCACGGTCATCCCCCGGCTTCTGTACACCCCTCGCCTCGCCGCACCCGTGTACCCCGTCCAGGACCCTCCCCCCGTGGACCCCGACAGGGCCGGCACCTCGTGGGTGCCCGCGTCCAAGGGGCCGCCGTCGGAGTGGCTGTACGCGTAGTCCGGCGTCCAAAACGGCCCCGTCTCCGTGCCTTGGTAGATGACGTCGTAGCCCCGATCCGAGAACCAGCTGCCCGTCGACCCCTCGTTTGGGTTGCGCTCGTGGGCGCCGACGTCGCCGTAGCCGTCCAGCACGTACCTGTGGGCGCCCGCGATGTCGACATCCCTCCCGAAGGGGGTCACGTTGCCGCGCGTGTCCGGCCCGATGCTTGTCCACCCGCCCGCCGTGAGGCCCACCCCCATCTCGCCGAGTATGTCCGTCCACCGCCCCGGGTCGCCCGCGTCGATGTCCGGCGACCCGGACTCGAGCCTGTAGTCCCCCACCGAGGCGTCCGCGTACATGGGCGCCCCCGTGAAGTTGCCCGCATCATCTGTCGGGACGGCGCCGGTATAACCAACGTCGGCATGCCAGAAGTTGTTGTATCGGATGTTTATGGGCTGGTTGAAGTAGACGCCCAGGCTGATGTTGTCGACGTCGTTGCCCGTGATGTTGTTGGAGTCCACCCTGCTGTCGGGGGACACGGTGACCCCAAATATCTTCACCGTGTTTGAGGTGGCCGCGTAGCCCGCCTCGGAGTACATGACTCGCACGACATCCCCCACGGCGAACTCGTCCTCCAGCCGCAGGCCCTCCCACTTCACGATAGAACCGCTGCCGACGACTATGTAGTCCTCGCCGTACGCGAACGACGGCCCGTTCACCACGTTCATGGCCACGTCGTACTGCCCGTTCTGGTCGACGGAGGCCCAGCCGGGCAGCGCTATGACCATGTTCGTGATGTTCGCCGCGGTCAGGGTGCGGTAGATGACCCGCATGTCCTGGTCGAGCTGCGCGGGGGGCGGCGCCCCGTCCTTGGCGTATATGGTGTTGCGCCACAGGTCTATCCAGTCGACGGTCTCGACATCCACGGCCTTGTATCCGTCGTCGAAGACATTCTGGGCGATGGACACCTCCTCGGCGTCCCTGAGGTAGATGCCGGAAAGGTGCCGCACCATCCTGTTTCGCAGGATGGACACATAGGCCGCGTTGTCGATGATGACCGGGTTGTCCACGTCCTCGAAGACGCAGTCGACGACGGACACCCCGCCGATGTGGTCGCCGCCCATGGGGGGCTCGTTGTCGAGGGTGATGCCCGTGTCGAGGTTCTCGAAGTGGAGGTGCTCGAAGGTGCCCTGGCAGTCGTCGACGGTGAGCGTGCCGACCCGCGGCCTGGCGCCCGGGGTGCCGATGACGCTCACGCTCCTGGACACCGCGAGGTCGCCGTAGGACGCCCCGTCCCCCGGCTGCACGGACATGACGCCCCCGTCGGAAACAAGCGAGTACCCCTGCGCCAGCGTCCGCACCGGCTTGAGGAGGCTGCCCTCGCTCGAGTCGGAGCCGTTGAGGGAGTCAATGTAGACGACGGGACGCATCCGCTACACCCCCAGGGCCGCCGCGTCCGCGGCCATCAGTTCGCGCACCCAGGCGGGGTGCAGGTACAGGTCGCTCGCGTAGCGCCAGTTGTACAGCCCGACCGCCTGCCCGGCCTTGTCGAGGTACGGCACCCACACGTAGCCCGAGCCGCTCCTCGTGGCGTAGGACCGGGGGCGCGAGTACAGGATGCCGTCGGAGTCCGCGCCGGACCTCGCCGGGCACTCGACGCCGTCCACGTAGAAGGTGATGCGCCCGTCGGTGCCGCACACCCAGCAGAGCATGTGCCAGCCCTCGTCCGCCAGGCTCACCCCTGTGGTCGCCTCGACGAGGTTGGACTGCGAACCCTTGAATCCGAGCCGGTGGTCGCCAGCCGCGGCGTCCCACTGCAGTTCGAAGCACACGGCCTGGTCGGCGCCGCGCACGTCGCCATCGGGGTCCGACACCGCAAGCGGGATGATCGAGTACCCCTCCGGGCCGAAGATCGGGTTCCTGACCCACCCCATGCACGTCAGCGCCCCGCAGTACTTCACCGACGGCCCCGAGAGCGACACCGCCGGGGACTCCGAGTGCGACGCGGACACGTAGGTGTCCACCACGCCCGTGGCGACCCCGTCCCCGTCCCCGTTGGAGGCCGTGAGGACGACGTCGAAGCTGTCCACGCCCGTGTAGAGGTGCGACGGGCTCGCGTCGCCGCCGGTGGTCCCGTCCCCGAACTCCCACAGGTAGGATGTCGGGAGGCCCGTGCTCAGGTCCGTGAACTGGACGGTGAGCGGGATCTCGCCGTAGTCGGGCGCCCCGGTGAATCCGGCAATGGGTGCCGCCATCTCAGCCGCCTTTCAGCCTATCAAGAGCCGGTTTCGCCATAGTTGTACACCACGCGCAGCGTCAGCGGCCCGGTCACGCCGTGGGACGTGTCGTTCATGACATCCTTGACATCCGAGTTCGCCAGGTCGAGGGCGATGAGGCCCGTCCAGCCGTGGTGCGTGACGCCGAAGTCCACGCCGTTGCGCTGGGCCGGCCCGTCGGTGGGGTCGAGGGCGACGTCGTAGTTGCCGTCCGGCCCCGTGGTCGGTGGGTACTTCAGGACGAGGTAGTCGTTGCTGCCCGGGCCGACCTGCCCCGTGATGCTGTAGAATTCGACCTCGATCGCCATGTTATCTCCCTTTCAAGGGGCGCCATACATCATAGCGCGTCTATTAAGAGAGAATTATGGCATCCCCGGTTACTTCCGCCAAACGTAGAGGGGTTCCCCCTCCTTCTGCCTGCTGCGGGTGTTCCAATACCGGGTGGGCAGCCCCTCGAGGCGCGTGCGCGGAAGGGCGCAATGCAAATTGCGCGGGAGATTGAGGACCAGGTAGCCGCCCGGCTCCAAAGCCGATTCGGCATACTGGAAAATCAGCCCCATAAGATCCCTCCACTCCCCGCGGCCCATTTTCCTGCCGTACACCTCCAAATCGATGTACGGGGGCGAGGTAAACACAAGATGGCACCTTTCGGGGGCGCCCTCCAATGAGAACCCGCCGTGAACGAGGTCGCACCGGGCCGCGGACACGAAATCCCTCATGGCGCACAAACCCTTGTGGGTCTTGCCCCAAGGCTCGAACCCCACGTAGGACCTCCCGCTGGAAACGGCCCCCAGCATCCGGCCGCCCCATCCCGCGCACGGGTCAACGACAACGCCCCCAGGGGGGCTGTAGCGCTCGACGACAGCCTTGGCCACCACGCTCGGAAACGCGGTGACGCCCCCGCTGTACTGTATCAACGCGTTCCGGACGAATTTGGGAAGTATGCTTTTCTTGGACTTCAGGCAATACTGCAGGGTCGAATGAAGCGTGGAGTGCCCGGAGAAGGTGTCAGCCGGCGAAACCCCGCGATATGTGGCCTCGCTCATATGGGGCATGTAGTGCTTGAACAACTCATCACCCACGTTTGCATACCTCAAGACCGTATCGGACTTCCACAGGTATCTGCTCTGAAACGACTCTATCAACTTCCAGGATCGGCGAAGATACTCGTCCCCGTACCGGGGAGCCGGGAACCCCTTGGAATGATAGTAGGCAACCGCGTCGTGCAGCACCTCCGGATTCAAGTCAACCACGTACTTGTTTACAAAAGACAAATCCAGGTCGGTGTTGACGGCGGGCTTGAACAACTCCGGAAAATAGGTTTCCCAATAGGAGCCCAAATAACCCTCATCGGACGACTTGTACCAAAAGCCGGGCAGTATATACTCACCGGGCACAGGCTCGATGCGCAACGTCCTTCTGGCGGCGTTCTTGAAGAAGAATCGATTCTCCAACGACCCTATAATGGACTTCCCGGCAGTGACTATGTCCCCTTGTGAACCGTCATCCATGAAATAGCACGCCCGGCCGAGGTCATTCAATTCGGCGGCGATCATCTCGAAATTCCTGGACCCATCCGGGTTCAGATACCTGCAGTATTCATCGAACCCCGGGCACGAGAGGCCTATCTGCTCCTCGGACACTATCACACAGTCCTCATAGGCCTGGCCCTTCCTCGGCACCGTAACCACATTGGACAGATGATCCCGCAGTATCTGCGCCTTCACGTAGAGGTAGCTCAGCTGCGCCAAGGAATGGTTGACCACAAAGCGGCCGTTGAAGTCCAAATGGCCGTCGCCCATCAGCCATCCAAGCAGCATCTGATGCACATCCTCGTCGCGGGGGGGCGTCTCCATCGGGGGGCGCCCCACGAGAAGATCCCGTATGGCCTCCAAGTCGCCGCTCCAGGCGACCCTTCTTTCAGGCAGCGCTATGCCCGCCTGCGCGATCCTGCGATGAAGGACGGTTTCCGAAACCCCCCTCTCCCGGCTGAGGGCCGCAACGCTGCCGGCCTTTTTCAAGGACTCCTCAAACTCCTCGTCGCTTCCGGAGTTGGCGATGCCCCTGGCCCTGTGTATCCGGTGCCACCTCGGGCCATCGAGGCCGATGCTCTTGATGTGGATCAAGAGGTCATCATCGTTTACACGGACGCCGTGGATGCGCTCTATCTCACCCGCCATGTCGACAACGCGCATGTCGCGGGACAGCATATCCTCCACATCGCTCTTCTTGACATGCCCCCTGAGCCATGTCCGGTTATCCAATGACTTGATGCCGAACCTCCGGAGCCACCACCCAGCCGTATGTCTCGTAAGGGCCAGCCCGAATTCCTCATTCAAGGCCAAGGCGACCTGTTCGTAGCCGAACTTCTTGGTCTCGCACAGATACCGGGCCCGGTCTTTCATCGCCGCCGTCCACGACGACTCCCCGAGAACCTGGGAAGCGGCGGCGCGCTTGGGCTGGATAAGGCCCTTTTTCTTGAGGAGGGAGATCTGCCTCTTGACCCAACGAGGCGTCTGACCGAGACGCTCAGCCATCTCGGCATTCTTCATCGATGAGTAGTTTTCGACGATAAACTTGAGGTTCTCGGGGGTCTTGCGGTCGGCGGTGACGCCCCTCTTTGGCGTGCTCATGGCATAAATATACAGCGACCCAAGAGCCGTGTCAACTAGGGCCTTACATTTTTTCGTTACATGGAGCCAATCCAATTACGCCTCGATTGAACTCCGGGTTTGGAATAAGGCCCCAAAGCCGAACTGATTCCTATACCGTAACGCGGCTGCTTCAGACCGCGGACGATTTTTATCGATTCCTTGGCCTGCTCCGCGGCCTCCTTGAACTCGGTCAGGAAGTTGTTCTTCATCGACTCGTACTTCGACGACTTCTCGAGATCCAGGGAGACCCCCGATATGCTGTAGCCGTATTCGTCGGCGATCCAGTTGAGGGCCACGGCCGCGCAGGCCATGGCGGCCGCGCGCATCAGCACGGTAGTTCTCCACCTGATGGGCATGTCCGTGAGGCTGACCCCCGTGACGGGCGGGTAGGAGTTGAACAGGTCCACCGCCATGAGGAGGTACTCGTAGAGCTCCTCGTCCTCCCATATGTACCCGAACACCTGCGTCTGCGCCTGCAGGAACTTCTCGTGGGACGGCGGCCGGAAGCGGTAGTTGCGGTCGGGGTTGTTGTCCCGCAGGATGATGCGCAGCCTGCGGACCATGAGGTCGGCCGTCTCGTCGCCGGTGACGCTGACCGTGACGCAGTCCTTCACCACGTTGAAGGCCTGGACGGCCTCCACGAGCGGAGAGGTCGGGGTCTCGCGGAAGTTCCAGCGCACGAGCCAGTCGCCGATGTTCGAGTCCAGGGGCAGCGTGGCATCCACGTAGTACTGCCCGGTGCCGGAGGTCGCCGGCACCCTGTCCGGCGCCCCTATGAGCACCTCCACGCCCGTGGTGTCGTCGAAGAGGGAGTACCGGATGTAGGCCGGGTCCGTCGGGACCCCGGAGCCGTTCCTTACGGTGATTTTCAGGTCGTCCTGCGCGAGGGTCTGCCCCGGCTTGAAGGCAACTGACATCTCGAACTCCTTGCTGCTGGCGCCTCCTACGTTAACCCGATGGTATCAAAAGGGTATTACGGGGTTACAATCAAGGAGGCCGCGAGATCGCGCCAGGGGTCGGTGACGGTGATGGTGCCGGACAGGCTGTGGTATGTCGCGGTGACATCCAGGCTGCCCTCGTAAACGCCCGCGCATGCGACGGTGAACATCCTCTCGATGGCCTGGACGCCGGACGCGGCGGACACGCGGTATTTCCAGCGCAGGCGGTAAGTGCCGGTTGGCCAGTCGTCCGCTATGATGAAGTTGGCCCTGAACAGGCCCGTCCGGAGTTCCTCGGCGCGTCTGTTCAGGGATCCGATGCGCTGCGGGACGCCCGTGGATGGATCCACCCAGGCGACATCGTAGCGTATCCAGTAGGGCGAGTAGGCGTTGGAAATCCCGTCGGGGTGATAGACCGAGTTGGACCAGAACGATACGTTGAGGTCGTCCCTCTCCAGCCTGTAGCCTTGGTAGTAAACGCCCGTCTCGCCCATGTCGCCGGCTCCCTCGTACATGAAGGGCCGGCGGCGTCACCGCCGTCGGCCCGAGTTCCCCTCTCAGGGCAACCCCTAGCTCTTGACGGAGCTCTTGACCTCGCCCGAAATCAGCCCGCTCTGGGTCACTGCGACCTTGGACGCATCCTTCTTGTCCTTGTTCTGCAGATGCGGGTATGCGTTGGGCTTGGCCTTGTTCTCATAGATTCCGGATCCGTTTGGCATAAGTGCCTCCTTTATTGCGTGCTGAATCGCGGCCTATTCCCCGGGGCCGCCCGGTTTTGGTACCTCGTACGGGTTGGCCAGCATAGAGAAGCTGTCCAGCGTGAACTCCATGCCGGGTGCGTCGAAGTGGCGCAGGTCGATTGTCTTGACCGGCTCGCCCTCGCCGAAGAAGACAAGACGGTGCTTGACAGGCTGCCCGTCCAGCCGGAGCAGCTGCACGTCGTTGACCTTCACCTTCAACTCGCGCGCGATGCGGCTGTAGTCCGGGTCGGAGATGAATTTCTTCTTCTGACCCGGCGTGAGGTACACTTTTCTCTCCGTACCGGAGACGGCCGCCTCGATGGCGTTGCTGACGGCGTCGATGTCCGCGGCCTCCTTGAGGAGGCCCTTGGACTCCAGATCCGACGCGATGCGGTCGAGTCTCTCGGTGATCATTCCCCGTCCTCCGGCTCGTCTATGTCGAGCACGAGTTCTATTTCGAAGTCGATGGTGCCTTTCCCCTCGTCGACATCCGGCATGTAGTCCACCTGGTCCTCCCAGATGTAGTCGTCGAAGTCCTCGTCAAGGTCGCTGGTGTCGAGGTCGGAGTACGTCTTCTTGAGGTAGGGGATCAGCTTCGGGTTGATCTCCTTCTTGAGATCCCCCTCGTGCTCCTCCACCCAGTCCATGATGGCGGCGTTGAGGACGCGGTAGCTCTCGGGGATCGCCCCGTCGAACGACAGCCTCATCTTCGCCCACACGTCGACCTGGGCGAACATGTCCCGCTCGCCGTCCGCGACGGCCTCGACGGTCGTCTCGTCGACGCTCTCGAAGCCGAGGAACTCGACGTCCTTGAGCCGGAGGTTGCGCGAGGCCGCCACCTTCATGGCCTGTACAGCTGAAAGCCTGAGCATCGTCGAACCTACCTGTAGGTTTTACCGAACTCGCCGTCGTCGGTGTTGGTGAAGTTGGCCCCGTCGATCCCCGTCACGCCCTGGTCCCAGTCGGTCGGCTGCAGGGGGGCCTCGTACACCTCACCCATGATGCCGGTGTACCCCACGGCGATGTCGATGTCGGTCGATATCTTGTACGGCCCCATGGCGGGGGAAACCGACCCTATGGTGCCCTGGTTCGTCTTTTCCGTTGCCACTTTGCGGCCCCCGTCCGGTTATCCCCTGCGCACGTCGCTTCCCATGATGCTCGCGCAGAGGCTCTTGAGAGACTTGATGTTGTCCGCGTGGGAGAGGGCGTCGATGGGCGCCTGCCTCATGAAGTACGCGTCCTTGAGCTTCTGGAGGATTTCGTTGTTCTCGAAATGGAAGAACACCTTCCTGGTATCCCTCGTCGTCCTCTTGATCTTGTTGCCCGCCGTGGTGAGGAAGGCGGCCAGGTACAGGTCGCAGGTCTTGTAGCCGTCCTCCGTGGCTATCAGGTCGCCGTGGATGTTTCCCATGCTGTTCCCCTATCGCTATCTTCGATTTGGCCCCGGAACGGCCCATTTAAGCGAAAGGTTGCCGAGGCTCCGAACCCCGACAACCTCGCGATGTCACTCCTGATGTCGGACGACCACTACAGGTCGCTGTTGCCGTAGTAGTAGCCGGTCTCGCCCGAGGCGGGCGCGCCCGTGACGCCGGACTGGTCGTTGGCCAGATTCGCCATCACCGCATCGGTGAAGAGGCCGGAGCCGGTGTCGCCGATGTCCTGCCGCGGCCACTCGTCGGCCAAGGTGAACGTGCCCTCGGTGAGCACCAGCGGCGCGCCGTTGTGCCCGGTGAACACTGCCGAACTCGCGGCCGTCGAAAAGTACTTGAGGACCCCCTGCAGCATGCTGAACTGCACCTCGTCCGTGATCTCGAGCACGATCGTCTGTCCCCAGACGATGTATTGGTCCTGCCCGATGTTGTATCCGCCCTCCTGGCCGCCGCCGAGGCCGAGCCTCTTCGTGCAGTCCCTCAGGTAGATCTTGCCGACGTTCGTGCCGAAGTATTCGACCTTGAGCTGATTGTCTGCCATCTCATCCTCCTTGGATGTGCCTCTCTCTGTTGCTGTTGTTGGCCCCGTGCGGGGCCTGACGTTATTTCAATCCCTATTACTAGATAATTACACTACATAATCATAGCGTGGCTGTTCCAGAAGGCCTCCGACTGCGACAGCTCCTCGGGGGTGTGCTGGTGGCCTGACCCGCCGCCCTTGATGCCCTTGATGTTTCTTCTGATGGTCTCCGGCGCCATGGGCGTGCCCGCCGGGGTCGGTTCCGCGTTGAAGGTGATGATGTCCCAGTCCGCCCCTGTCGGCCTGCCGTCCGGCTCCTTCTCGAGCTGTGCCTTGGAGTACAGCACGACATCGACGTGGTCGGAGGGGATGGGTTGGACGTCCTTGGCCTCGAAATACCTCTGCTCGTACTCCTCCTCGAAGTCGCGCCTCTTCGTCGTCCTGGTCTTGAGGAGGGGTTCGTTCTGGGGCGTTATCTTGGCGATGGGGCACTTGATGTTCGGATCCTTCACCCTTGCTATCCTCACGAAGTCCGCATAGCCCAATTTGGCCTGCCCCGTGCGGATCTGCCTCTCGGCCTCCTTGCGGAGGCTCTCCATCTGCGCGCGCGAGAGTTTCGTGCCGACGAAGTCCGGCTTCGCCTGCCTGAGCGCGAACTTGTTGATGCCCACCGCCGCCTCCGCATCCTGCTGCGCGGCTGCTGCCTCTATGGTGTTCGAGACGATGTCCAGCTCCTCGGCCTCCCGGACCAGGCCCTTCGACTCCAACCTTCCAGCTATTTTGTCGATAGCCTCGGCGCATGCATATTTCAAGCCGCTGTATTTGTCCGCCAGGGATTCCGAGCCGCCATACTTCTCCATCTGCTCGGTCTCCTCCTGTTTGTCCCATGCGGCGCGCTGCTGCTGCGCCCGCTGCACCATGGCCTTGACCTCGTTGGGGCCGAGCCTCTTGGCCGTCTGGAACATCTGCTCCACCTTCGCGGCGGGAAGACGACTTAAGATGTTCTGCGTCCAGCGGCCCATCCCGCCGGGCTGCTCGAAACCGGGCACCACCAGCCAATCGCGGAGTTGCTTACCCTTAAGGCCGACTGCGACCTCGTAGGCATCGTAATCCCCGGGATTGGGGAGATCCTTCTGTGGGATGCAGTTATGCTTCTGCGAAGCCTGTATCGAGAATGAAAGGCCGTTGGGAAGGTCTATCGGCTCGTTCATCTGAGGGTCGTCGGTTCTTCTTTTGAGTCTTCTGATGAACTCGTAGTTCGCCTTGCGCGCCTGCGGGGCGCGGGGGTCGATAGCATACGCTTCAACCGTATTGGACACGGTGTCCAGCTCCTCGGCTTCCTTAAGGAAACCCTTCGACTCGAGGGAGTTGGCGATCCCGTCAATCTTCGAAGCTATCCTGTCGTACATCGGTCACCCCAAGTATGAGTTGGTTTCGTACTTGCCGGACGGCATCTTGAACCACGACACCACGAGCTTCGCGTTCTCGATCGGCGTGCGCATGCCGTCCCTCGGCACTTCCCCCAGAGACGCCACGTCCATGATCGCGCGCCCCTCCCTGCCGGTAAGGAACCCCTCCCACTTCGTGCCGTCCTCGGCTATCGCGACGAGGCCGTTGTCCTCGAGTGCCTTGAATATCTCGTCCAACGGTATCTGCGGCCGGTATTCCTTCGACACCTGGCTCAGGATACTGTTGACGCGCTTGCGGCGCGGATCCGATGCCTTCAACATAGGCTTCGTCTCGCCGGCGTCGATGGTGTTCGCGACGATATCCACCTGCTCGGCCTCGGCGAGGAGCCCCTTGGACTCGAGGTCGTTCGCGATTCTGTCCAAGGCGCGAGCCACGGACGCTTGAACCGCTTGCGCGGGCCCGCCGATCATGTTCAGCATCTCCGGCGTGATCGGCTTATCGTAAAAGGTGTCAGCTTCATCCTTCGCGATCTCCCTCGCTTGGGCCACAGACGTTACCACGGAACTGCGTGACACACCGTATCTCGCGTATGTGGTGCCCTCGGCCTCGCGTATTTTGTCCAAGACTTGGGCGACGCTGTCGGCAAGTTGTTTGCTGGCGAAGACACCAATAGTCCTAGAACCCTCGTAGTCTCGGGAGAGATAGACCTCATAGATATCCATGGTCGATCTCCGGCCTACGGCGTGACATCCAAGACGCCGGCGATGCTCGGGTCGGTATCCTTCTCGACCTTGATCGGGCGCCAGATGTCGGTGTCGGGGTCGAACCCGTAGATCTTCTGGCGAAGGGTCGGATCGATCTCGTCGAGGCGCGGCACGATTATCACCGGGCCGGCCGCCCCCTCCGCTCCCGCCGGCGTGACACCCTTGAGCCAGAGATAGACGGGCGTGATGCTGTTGAAGGGCCTCGGGAAAGCCACAACCACGTGGTGCTTGCTGTAGTACGCGTCGGCCACGTTGGGGATGTCCCCGATCAGCAAGGCATCATCGATGCCGAAGTTGCTGGCCCTGTACAGGTTCCAACGCGCGTAGGAGCCATCGAGGTTGAGGTCCCAGAAGACCTCCGTCTTGTCCCCGTTGAATGCGATCTGGACGGTCGGGGCAACAGCCATGTGGGGCCACCTTTATTGTCTGTTCGAGGGGGCGAAGCGCCCTCCGCAAGGCATGCCGGATGAAAAGATTATTCGAGTCAGCGGCCCGGGTTGCCGCGGCGGTCGCCGCGCTTGAAGTCCCGCACCCTCTTGAAGGCGCGCCCGAGGTGCCTGCGGTACTCCTCCGTGTCCGCCACGTCGATGTGCTCGCGGACGTACCCCATGATGGCCCTGAAGGCCGTCACCGTGGACTCGACGTCCGACATCGCCGCGTGCCACCCCTCTATCTTCACCCCCAGGGCCTGCAGGACCCTCTCCAGCGTCGCCGAGGGCCTCCCCTCGGCGTTGCGTATGCCCGACAGCACCTTGGCCGCTGTGGCGTCCCCAGAGGCCTCCAGCGCCTCGAGCATGGGGTAGAAGAAGAACCTGGCGAACAGCATGGTGTCCCAGACGCCGCGGTTGGGGATCCTCCCCACCTTCGTGGCGACCATGCGCAAATCGAACTCCGGGTTGTGGCCCACGAGCAGGGCGTTGTGCCTCGCGCAGAAGTCCTTGAACTCCCGCAGAACCTCCATCTCGGGCCGGGCCTCGAGGCCGCTCTCCTCGTACCTGGTCATCTTGAGCACGTCCTCGACCGTCATGTGCCGCTTGTCGGCGGGCGTATTCTCGCCAACCTTCTGCTGCTCGATCTGCCTCCGCGTCTGATCCGTGAGCGCTGCCCGGGCGTGCATCGAGTCGATCTTCTTAAGGTCGGGGCCGCGGACGGCGACGGCGGCCACCTCGGTCACTTGGTGCGTGTGCTGGTCGAGGCCGGTCGTCTCCGTGTCGAAGAAGATGAAGGTCTCACTCGACAGGCGGTCGAGAAGCTCCCTGAGAGGCCCAAGATACTTCGCCTTGCCCGTGCCCGCCATCCTCTCCAGATAGGCTTCCACGACCCTCAGGCGCCTGCTCCCCATCCTGTGCATGCTCATCGACATACACAGATAAGGGCATTAGTAGGAAATTACTTCCGGATGGGTTCGACGATTTTGCAGAGGTAGCACTCCGTCCAATTCACGGACATATCCTCGTAGAGAGCGCGGGCGTCGAGTTCGTCCCCGAACGGAATCACCTCGACGGGCGCGTCATCGCGCTTGCGGATCACGATCCACTTGGGTTCCACGGGATCTCGAATGCGAAATTAATATTAGTTAATATTAAAACGGCTGCCATCGGCATCCGACGGTGCAAAACTAATATTAGTTAATATTAAATCAGAGACAGGTCCACATCACAGTCAATCTCGTCACCCCACACATCCCATCCGACAGACTTCTGCCTAGCGAACAGCTCTATTCGCGGAACATCGCCGCAAACATCAACAATCTTTCCCCGTATGTCATCAGGCTTTTTAGAATGACCGCCTCTTTGATGCATAAACACATTAGGAATTCTACTCACGGTATCAACCGTAAACCTTCCTCGAGTACCAAACAGAATATGCTCAGTCGCACCCCTGAAATAAAATCCCATGCCATTGTTAATGACATTTCCTTGCTTATCAACCTTCACCCAGGTAAGAGTTGTTTTGTAACTGAATCCCCAAGCACTCATAACCTCAAAACCATACACTATCTTAGGATTCGTAACCCACAGAAAAAGGGCGCTGTTGTCGTCCGCTATCTCCGAAACAGGTAGCCGACAGATCTTCTCAACCGTCATCGTACCGTAATGGGCCTGCGGATTTCCCCCACGAGCGGCTTTTCTCCGCTTCTTCATCTTACCGTAATCCCAAGGGGGGTCGGCGTAAATAACGCTATACCTCTTCACCCCTTGAACTTCTCGATCCACCCGTCCGCGATCTTCTCCCACGAGTACTCCTTCATCTTCGCCTGCGCCTTGTCAGCCCACTCTCTTCGATAGTTGGCATCCGTGAGTAGCTTGATCGACTCCTCCACAAATCTATCCGTGTACTCCTTCGGATAGTCGGCGTCCATGGGCAGGCCGTCGCCCGGAATGAGTATCCCGGACGGCCCAACGGTCGTCTTGAGGCCCGCGCGGTCGGTGGAGAGTATCGCATTGTGGGACAGGCCGTTCTCGACGGCGCCTATGCAAAATGTCTCGTCAAACCAACAGGGATAAAGCCAGACGTTGGCCCTCTTCTGATGCTCCGCCAATGTGGCCTTGTCGATGCGATCAAGATACTCGACGCCCGGCTGCTCCATCGCCGCCTTGATCTTCTGGATGAAAGCCATGCCCCTCTGGTCGTTCCTGCGCTTCACGGCCGACTCCCAGTTGTAGAAGCCGTAGGCCACCTTCAGCTTGAAGTCCGGGACGGCCTTCCGTATCTCCGGCATCATCTGCAGCAGCTGATACAGGCCCCTGTCCGGACTCGACGAATACACGGAGCAGTTCTCCTTCGCGGAGTCGTCGACGTCATTGTACAGATCCTGCACGACGCCGTTGGCGGTGAGGAACATCTTCTCGGGCGGCAGCTGCTTGTGGTGGCCGCAGAGGAACTCCTTGTGCCAATCGGAGAGGTAGGCGTACCCCTGCACCTTCCACGCCATCACATCGTAGTTGGGGTCGGGGTTCAGCCATATGTCGTGCACCATGACGTAGTTGCGCCCGCTGTGCAAACTCTGCCTCATGGGCTCGCAGCTACGGGACGATATGAAGTAGTCGATGTAAAGGTACTGTATGTCCTCCATCATCTTCGTGTGATCCACGTACCGCACGGCGCCGTAATCGACGCCCCCCTCGACGACCGGGTCGAGGGCCACATCGTCCTTCGAGTCGGCGAGGAGGTCGTTGTAGACGGTGGCCTCGTAGCCCTTCCTCACGAACGCGCGCGCGAGGTACGCGGCCCACGTCTCCGACCCCGCCATCCCCTCGTCCACCCTCCGGCGGTTCCACGGCTCCCACGCGGGTCCCGTCCAGATGGCGATGCGCTTCCTCTCCCACTTCCGCTTGAGCATGACATGGTTCTCGCGGTCCTCGGCGTCGTAGCTCTCGCGGTCCTCGTCCTGGTAGGCGCCGCGGCTCACGCCCCCGAAGTGGAACACGAAGGAGCCGATCGACTGCCCGCACGCGAACCCGGCCTTCCCAAGCCGCATGCACAGGTCGAGATCCTCGCAGCCGTTCTTGAACCGGGTGTCGAACAGCCCAACCTCGTTGATGGCGCTGCGCGCGAATATGGTGGCGTAGGCCGCGACCCACTCCTGCGGCTGGAAGATGTCCCTGTGCCTCCTGTTGGAGGCCTCCATGAACTCGTACAGCTCGTCGATGTGCGGGGTGATCTCCTCCAGCTTCATGCCGGGGTGCAGCTCGACCCCCGCCCTCTCCAGGCGCATCGGGTAGGTCGGCTTCCCCGGGGCGCCGTGAAGCCATGACCTGTCGCAGTTCGACAGGACGCCGCAGGACGCCAGCCGGTGCACGGTTTCCATGTGCCTGACCATGTTGCCGAGCCAGCCCTTGGACACGACGACGTCGGAGTTCATGATGACGAAGAACTTGCTGCGCGAACTGCGTACCCCCGCGTTGCAGGCCTCCGAGAAGGTCTTTCGGGCCCCCTCCTCGCCGAGGACCGTTATCCCCTTCAGCGTCCTCAGATACTCCCACACCTCCGGCCCGCTCCCCGCGTCGCTGACGACGATGTGGAACGGGTGCACCGTGTTGAGGCGTATGGAACTGAGGCACAGCTTGAGGTACTCGAGGTTGTTGTAGTTCGGGATCACGAGGTCGACGACATCCCGCGCCTTCTCCACGCTCGCGGGTGCCTCCGCGTGCTCCAGCCTGATGGTGCCATTCACGAGGCTGTCGAAGAGGTTGATGTAGTTCTGGACGTTGTTCTCGAGCCTGTAGGGGGCGACCGACCTCTTCGCGGCCTTGCCCACCCGGCGTCGCTCGCCCACGTCCCCCAGCTTGCGGAGGGCCTCGCCCCACTCCTCCTTCGTCTCGGCGATGAAGCCGTTCTCGCCGTGGGCGATGATCTCCTTGTAGGCCTGCAGCGGGCTCGCGATGACGGGCATCCCGAAGGCCATGGCGGTCGTCGCCTTCACGCTGCTCTTGCCGGGCTGCACGTCGACCCTCTGCGGGCAGAGGGCCACGTCGCAGGCGGCGAGGTCGTCCGGCCACGTGTCCGGGTCCCACTTGATGTCGGCGTTGTCCCACTCGGAGATCACCACCAGGTCGTATCCGGCCGACTCGATGGTGTCCCGGAGGTGGTCGGTGACGAGGAAGGAGTTGCCGCCCATCCCCATGAACACGGCCTTCGGCCTCTCCCCCTTGATCTCCTTGTATTGGTGGGGCTTCCGCGGTTCGCGCTCCTCGACGCTGTCCTTGAGCACGACCGTGTGCAGGAACCCCCGCTCCCGCGTCATCTCCGCCAGCTTCGTCGAGCAGCAGAGGATGGCGTCGGCCTCGTGCATGCACTCGTCCTCGAGGGGGAACCCGAAGATGCCCTCGCAGTGGTCGAAGCATATCCTGCGGTTCTTGGCCTTCATGGCCCGCATCAAGTCCAGTTCGGCGGGGCCAAAGCTCGTGAACACGACGACGTTCGCCGTGCCGACGGCCTCCTCGACATCCTCCGCCGACATGTTCTGGTACCCCACCACCCTGCGGCTCTCCACCCTCTTGCCCCGAAGCTTCTCGTCGATGATGAGTCGACGCAGTCTCGTGGAGGGGTTGGTGGCGTCGTCGTTGGGCAGCAGCCACACGACGGACGTCTTGCGGTGCTTGCGCAGTCGAAGGTCGGCGTGCAGTCCGTTGTTGGCGAGCACCTCCACCATGAGATCGCGGTTGCGCAGGAGGTTGCCGAGGGCGTCGAGATCCCCCTGCTCGATCGTCGACCCGCCGGTGCCCTTGCGGGTCTCCTCCTCGATGGCCGCCTTCAGCGCGCGGGCCTCCCTGCTCTCCGGCTTCTTCGATATCGCGTGGTCGACATGCTTGAGCGCCTCGCCCAAGCTCCTCCTCTTGAGCATGATCGTCGCCAGCTTCATCGAGGGGATGTACCCGTAATAGTCGACCAGCTGGGACATGCCCCCGGAGAGGGTCTTGGTGAGGGCCTCCCTGTAGTACGTGACGGCCTCGTCCTCGCGCCCCTCCTCCTCGGCTATGAGGCCCAGGACGACATGGTTCTCGGCGTATATGCCGTTGAACCGTATCCCGAGCATCGCGTAGTTGCGGGCCGCCTCCTTGTTGCCCTGCTTCATGTAGTAGTTGGCGAGCCGGATGCAGCCGACGGTGAGGTTGTCCACGAAGCCCTCGCCCCTCGCCACGAACTTCTCGAGGACGGGGACGGCCTCCTCCCACTTGCCGATGTCCGCCAGCTCCTTGCCGTAGTAGAAGGCGATCCTGGCGGACGCGGCGCCCGTGTCGTACTCCTGCTTGAGCAAGGTCAGGTTGCGCTTGGGGTCGTACGGCCGGTTGCGGTAGTGGTCGATCTTGATGTCGAGGCGGCTGATCCGCATCGACCCGTCCATGTTGAGGTACTCGTGGATGGGATCGTGCCAGCGTATCTTGGGCGTGTTGCGGACGAGCCGCTCCCTCGGGAGAATGAGGACGGGTCGGTCCTTGTCGTCGTGCGAGTAGACGTAGTCCATGAGGACCACGTCGATCTCCGGCAGCTTCTCGACGAGGGCGTTGATCTTGTCGTGTTCGGACTCCTTGACCACGTCGTCGGAGTCCAGCCAGAGGATGTGCGCCGCCTCGCTCTGCTCGAACGAGTAGTTGCGGGCCTTCGAGAAGTCGTCGCACCACTCGAAGAAGGCGACCTTCGTGGCGTACTTCTCGGCGACCTTCACGACCTCCTCGTCGCGCATCCTGGTGGCGTGCGTGATGACCACCTCGTCGAAGTTGATTCCCTGCACGCTCTTGAGGCACCGCTCGAGGATGTCGGCCTCGCCGGATCCCACTATCAGGTTCAGTCCCAGCTTCTTCGTGTGCTCCGCCATTCCTCTCTCTTCCTGTGCGGGTTCGGGGTGCTACAAGGTGTATCCGACGACCGTCATGGTCTCATAGTCCGGGATGCCCTCGCCGTAGACCCTCGTCAGCTCCCCGAGGAGGCCACCCCGCGATCTGCAGACGGGGTCGTGCTCCATGTCCAGCAGCCACTGCGGGATGTCCTCCAGACTGCATCTGTGGATAAAGGACACCGTGGCCACCTTTATCGTGTTCCCCCCGAGCGCCCTGATCCCGACCTCCGTGCCGATTTGGAGATCCGACCATTTCGTCCCCCGGCGGATCGTGACCTGTGTCTTGCCCTCCTCGTGCACGTTGTTGCCGTCGAACAATAGCACCCTCATACCACCTCCTCAAGCCTTGTCGGCCTTGTCCTTCGCGGCTTTCCACTTCTTGTCGTTCACGCCGCTTTCCTTCGATGTGTGCCTCTCCTCGTACACCTTCCTGGCGTACGAAAGGCTGTCCTTGCCTTTCTCCTTCGCAAGCTTCGCGGCGTCCGACCAGCTCCCCGTGACCTCGCCGCCGACGTTCGGGACGAGGGGCGTCCCCTCGGACCCGTAGCGCTCCATCTGCCTCAGCTCCAGCTTCGCGTTCCTCTTCATCCTCTGGCGCTTCTCGCGCCACCCCATGGTCTCCGTGGAGCCGAGGACGAAGCCCGCCCCGCCGGATATGAGGCGCACCATCTCCACCTCCTCGCCCTCGCAGGCGGGGCAGTACACGACGGGATCCGACTTGATGCTGTGGACGACTTCCTGGATTGTGCCGCATTTCGGGCACTCGTACTCGTAGGTGGGCATATGGTTCCCTATCTGGAATGTGTATCTACCTGATATGCCCCGATTAGGAGAATATCAGGCCCTTCCAGCCGTATACACTCTAATTTACTAGATGGAACCTGAAATCTTAAAGCTCCGGCGCGCGGATTCGCACGACCATGTCGCCGTCGTGGCTGAGCAGGCGCATCTCGCGGTCGGTGGGGAGGTTGCGGTACTTGAGGTACACGGTGCGGAGCCTTCCGATGCCCTCGGGGATGTAGTCGAACTCGACCTCCTCCGGCATCGCCAGGACGATGGCCTTGACCATCTTGGGCGTCGCGTACAGGATGCCCGGTATGTGGTCCCTCGACTCCATCAAGTCGAAGGCGCCGAGTATCGCGGCTCTGACATCCGCGCCGTCCCATTCGAAGTCGACAACATCGAAGGCCATCAGAGGTTCTCGTTCTGGTTGGGCTCCGAGGACGGCCCGCCCCCCGGCTCCCCGTGCTCCGCGCCCTCGCCGGCGGACTCCTGGGTCTCCTCGGGGGGCTGGTTCGGGAGAACGGCCCGCGTGCCGGGCCTCTTGTAGGTCGGGCCCTCCGGCTCCCGCCCGTTTTCGGGCTGGACGACCTTGCTCATGAGCTCGTACGCCCTCTCCACCAGGCGCGGGCTCGGGGGCTTGCCCTCCATCGCGTCCTTGACCAGAAGGTAGAATATCTCCTCGGGATGCTCGACGAGCGTCTCGAGGACCCGGATCTTGGCCGCGTCGTCGCGGTCGGTGTATGTCTCGCGGAACCACTGGTCGAGCTGGACGTTCTGCTGGCGGTTCCTGAAGAAGTTCGTGTAGTAGAACCTCGGGAGCCTGGGCCTGCGCGAGGACAGCCTGCGCTTGATCTCGTCCAGGTCGAACGGGAACCCCATGAGGCGCTCCCACTCCCTGGCGTTCATGACCTTCGCCGGGGGCCCCACGCGGGGATACCGCCTGTAGTGCATCAGTATCCGAAGGTTCCGGGACTCCAGCCAGTTGTAGCACGCCAGGACATGCTTGCAGACCCTGAAGTTCAGACCCCTGCCCGGGTTCGCGCGGCCCCCCTTGAAGCTGGACACCATGTCCTGCGGCACCGGCGGGACGAGCGACGGCCTGAACCCCGGCATCCACATGTACTTGCCGTTCACGGCGTAGTACTGCGCGCCGAAGAAGAGGAAGGACGGGCAGGAGCAGCTCAGCTGGACCGGGTACTGCAGATAGCTCCGCGGCCTCGCCCGGCCCTTGGGGCGCAGGAACTGCATCGTCACCGTGCGGATGTCCGGGCTCGACTGCGACTGGCAGCGGAACCGGAACAGGCCCTTGAGCATCGAATCCTGCTCCGAGTCCATGAGCGTGACGCTGACCCTCCCGGCGCGCCGGATCTTCTGGTCGTTCTTGTAGTGGTAGTCGTGGTTCACGACCTCGTCGAGCGTGGCGGCCTCCCTCCCCATCGACGCGAACTTGCGGTCGATGCTGATGGCGGGCCTCTGCTCGCTCGGGTCGGCCGTCCAATCCTTGTCCCTCGCCTTGAACCACTCCTCGAGCACGCCCTGCGGCCCGTACCTGTTCGGGCTGTTGAAGATGCCGTACTCGGCGTCCGGCTCGTAGGGCCAGTCGTTCGAGAAGGGCGGGGAGCCCCTCATGTCCTTGGGCTTGTCGCTGGGGTCGCGGTAGTCGTACGGGTTGTACGCCGTGAAGGTGGGCCGGGGGCGCTCGCCCCTGCGCCGCATGTCGCGCAGCATCTCGGAGACGACCTCGGGCTCTTTCGCCTTGCTGCCCTCGTTCCTCTCCTCCATGTACTCCAGCCACGACAGGTCGTCCGTCGGCCCCTGGTCCTCCAGGTACCGGGAAACGACCTCCATGGGTGCTGCGGCGAGCGCCATTGCGGCCCCCTACAGTATGTCGGAGACGTCCAAATCGTCCCCGAGGTCTATGCCCTCGTCCGCCGACCCGGACGTCAGCTTGCTCCTCATGGCCCCCTTGGACATATCCTCCTCGGGGCGCCTCGTCACCTTGGCGACCTCCCGGGCCTCCGGGTTGCCGACCACCTCCACCTGCGGGCTGTTCGGGGCGGAAACCGTCCCCTTCTTGCTCGCGGGCGTGGAGGCCTTCTTCGCAACCGTGTTCTGCTGCACCACCTGGCGCTTTCGGGCCTCGGCGTTCTGCTTCGCGCGCGCCTTGGGGCCGCGGTCGGTGACCTTCGCCACCTCCACGCCGCCGGCCTCGCCCTCGACCACCAGGTGCTTGCGCCCCTTCTCGGCGGGCTCGGGCGGCGGGGCGGTCTCCTTGACCACCCTCTGGCCCTCCACCACCGGAAGGTGGCCCTCCTCGATGTCCTCGGCGAGGGTTATCGCCCCGTCGGACGACTCGGCAGCCTGCCGCGTGCTCTCGGAAACGGTAGCCGCCACGCGAGCGTCCCCGTTTTGGGCGCGGATTTCGCCGCGGATGTCGTCCATGTCGCTCTGGACCACGGTATCCTTGTCGGAGTAGCTCTGGCTCTCGTACTCGCGCACGATCTGCCCGAGGTCGTCCGTCTCGACGCGCGCCGCGCCGGCGCCGCGCCCCGTGCGGCCCTTGTAGAAGTTCTGCTCGATCGCGGGGTCGCTCTGCTCGACCTGCCTGCCGCCCATGGCGTTGTACGTCCTCGCCGGGTTCACGACAGGCCGATCGTGCATGTCGGGATCCTCCGCCTCCTCGTCGCCGTCGGCCTCCTGCAGCCACTCGCCCTCGCGGACGGCGACCTTGAGGGAGGACGACGACCCGCGCACGTCGCCCACCTGGAAGTTGACCCCGTCGTAGTCGATCATGTCGCCGGGGCCGACCTCGAGATTCTGCTTGCCGCCCTCATAGCTGATGCTGAACGGCTGCGTCACGATGTACCTCTTCATCCTGTTGGCCACGTGGCCCTCCTTTTGGATAGGGATGTCCTTTGTTCTGTATATGGCGCTCACGCCGCGGATCCCCGCAGCGGTATCTCCTCCACGTCCTTGTCCGAGTTCTTGAAGACCACCTTGTCCACCTTGAACGTCCTGCCCCTGAAGGAGTCGTCGCCCAGCACCCTGTCGCCCCTGCCCTTCTTCACGTAGGCGATGGTGATGTGCGGGACGTACGTCGGGTAGGAGTTCTCGTTCGGGACCGCCTTCTCTATGGCGTAGTGCAGGTCCTGCAGCTCCGGGGACTCGGCGTCTATCTTCACCACGTCCTGCTTGTCCGAGTCCTTGAAGACGGTCACCAGGCCGAGCCTGACCTCGAACGGCCCCACCTTCCCGACCTCCGACCGCAGCGTGTCCGTGACCCTCCTGGGCTTCAGCCCGTAAAGCAGGGTGATGTGCATCTCGTCCTCCCTGCCGGCCGTCCCGTCGTCGTCCTCCTTCAAGTCGGCGTCGGGGACGTTCTTTTTGCCCCAGGCGATGATCTGGTCGCCCAGATCCTTCGGGAGGTCCACCTGCGTGGTGGAGTGGTCGTACTCCCCCTCGCTGTTCGCCTTCTTGTTGCGCGGGAGCGCGGGCTTTCTCGGCCTCTTGCCGTCGCGCACGTCGCGCAGGAACTTGAACAGCGCGTCAAGGCTGTCGAACTCCTCGTAGGAGCCGCCGGAGCCTATGTCGTCCAGGAACCTCTTCTCCCTCTCCGAACCCTTGCCCCCGCGGTAGAACAGCACGTGGTCGACGTTCAGGACGCAGGCGAGCTCGTCGTATATGTTCTCCTCCGGCTCCCAGTCCTCGTCCGTGGGGTCGATGAAGGCGAAGTCGCCCCCGAACTCCTCGACGACGGCCCTGCGCCATTTGTCGCCGTCCGAACACCGGCCGCCCAGGAAGACGGACGGCTTGTCTGACTCGATGGCCTTGAACATCCTCCCGCGGAGATCCGACGCGAACTTGGCCACGACCGACTCGGGGGAGGCACCCTCGTGCATGGGCACGTACTCCCCGCCGACGTACCTGAACTTGGGGTTCAAGGACTCCATCCTATCCCAGGGATAGGCTTCCAAGACACCCTTGAAGTCCGGCCCCAGGTCGTTGATCGAGATGACGCGCGCCGGATCCCCGCGCATCGGGGGGAGCCTGACGCTCCTGCCGTCCCTCAAATCCTGGATGACCCGTTTGACATCGCCCCCGGGCAGACACTCGAAACAGAGATCCACGGTTTTCCCGCCGTGGGAGGCCCATGGGGCGGCGGTGCGGTCAGTCATCAAGCCCTCCCCTCTCCGGGGACTCCCGCTTTGTAGACAATATAATGGCTCGGAGCCCCATTCTTAACCCTTCAAAGTTCGATAAGGGCTTGGGCGGCGCACCTGACGGCCTCGGAGGCGCATTTCCTGGACTTCTTGCCCTTCTTCTTGTCCCTCCGGCGCCACATGCTCAGGCAGATGGCGACCGACTGGTCCTGCGGCCTGTCCTCCTCCTTGCGCATGGTGTGCATGCACTCGTCCATGAAGGCCGGCTGGCTCTTGAACCTCTTGGGGTCGGGCATCTCGTCCTCCTACTGCGTCTTGTCCACGGGCACGTCGTCCGTCCTCGGCGCCGGCGCCCCCTTGCCGTTGCGCGTCTCGCCGAAGTGCTGGGCCGCCTTGGCGCCCAGAGTCAGGGCGACGAGCATCGCCTCCTCGGCGCCCATGCTCACAAACCCCCCGCCGTTCACCATCGCGACGACGTTGTGCGCCACAAAGACGCCCATGATGGACGTCACGACCATGGCCGTGGCGACCCTCATCATGCTGACCTTGCCGTTCGCATCGCCCTTCAACACGTGACCCATCATCTCTGGCCCCCCTTGATGACCTCCCCGACCTCCAGAAGCTTCTGCATCATCAGGCCGCTCGGTATCATGACCTCCCTCACGGCCTCCTCGAGGTCGGAGGGGTCCTGCATGTCAGCCTTCGCCTTCCTCAGCAGCGCCGCGGCGCCCTCGAACACCCTGATGTACTTGTCGTACATCTCGTCGAACAGGTTCTTGGTGTTCGTGACCTCGGCCTTGGAGTCCGCGATGTGCTCCGGCAGCGACTTGATGCGGACGCCGTCGCCCTGCCTGAAGATGCCGGCCGCCACCTTGCCCTCGAGGCGCGACGCCAGGGCCTCGTAGCCCCTCCCGCGTAGGTTGGCGGCGCACCTCCGCACGAGGGAGGAGGCCGAGGAGGCGACGATGCGCTTGTGGCCGCGCTCGTACTTGTCGATCAGCTCGTAGATGACATCCCTTTTCGCCGTGTCCCTCTCGGACATCGCCTGCGACTCCAGGAACCGCAGCGTCGGGTCAGCCCGCGCCGGGATCCCCTTCCGCAGGGCGCCGGCGGGGGACGGCTGCGAAAGCCAATGCTTCCCCTCCGCAGCCTGGCGGCCCGCCGGGGAAACCTCGCCGGCCTTGGCCGCGTCTATCAGCTCCCGGAACCACCGCTTGCGCTCGGGGTCGGTTTCCCTCTGCATCTCCCTCGTGAGGTAGTCCGACACGAGGACGCCGACGACGCGCGGCGAATAGGTGGCAGGCGACTCCCGGCCCGTCCCCGGCTCGATTTCGGTGTACGGCTCGCCCCTCCGCAGCATGGGAGCGCCGTACGGCACCTCGCGGGGCTCCCTTCCCGGCGGCGCGCCCCGGCCCCTCGGCCTCCTCGCCGGCGGGGTCCACAGCGGGGGCAGCGAGGCGGCCACCTCCTTCACGAGGGAGGCGTATTTCTCAAGGCCCCTCTGTTCCAGATCGCCCATCAGATCCTCGAGCGAGGGCGCGGGCCCGGCCGCGCTGCGGTCCGCCCTCTCCTCCGTCCAATTTCTCCTGTCCCCGAGGTAGTCTTCGATGTACCCCTTGGCGGCCTCGGAGAGCCACCCCTTGATTTCGGCGTCCGACTTGAACGCGCCCAGCTCGCGGAAGGTGACATTCCCCCCGCCGGCCTCGTCGACCGACAGGAGGGCCCTGTCAGGCGGGACCCCGGCCGCCTTGGCCTTTTCGGTCAGCGACGCGAGGCTCGGTGCGGGGATGTCCACCCTGTCCAGAACGTCGCCGGCGCCGGCGCCCCCGGCGCCCGCATAGAGCCTCATCCCCTTGTTTCCGAACCGACCGACGCCCGGGCCGATATTCCTGTCCCGCGCCGAGTCATAAAGGTTGGCCACGAGGGCGTTCTCCGGGAAATCCACCACATCGTAACGGCCCGTCGGCTTCGGCGTCGGCGGCTCCGGAACATCGTGGGGGGACCAGACGGCTGCGCGCTCGCTCATGAGTCTTCACCTTTCATGCGGGAAAGTATCCCCCGATCCTGTCGTCGAAATACTTGACCTTCCGCGGCGGCAGAAACGACTTCAGCCCGCCCACGTAGTAGGAGAAGGAGTCCGCCCAGTCGTCCCACGGGTTGCGGCGGGCGTAGAACCTCGTGTACCCGGCGTCCGGGTCGTACCACCACTCGCCCGTCATCTCGGGGGCGCCTCGCTCCCTTATGCGGAGCCTCCTCAGCCCCGGCGCGGGCTTCTCGGACCATTTCGAAAGCCCCGTCCAATCCGGCCGCTTGCTCAGTTCCAGCCCGCCGGCCCCCCGCGCCTCGTCCCAGCCGTGCCCCAGCTCGTGGAACAGCGTCTGGTCGAACTTGTCGAGGCTCGCGCCCGCGTCGGGATCCACCTCGAAGAGGCCGTCGTCCAGCAGCCTGCTGTTCAACACCAGGGCGCCGTTGCTGTAGACACCGTGGTTGGGGAAGTACTCGCGCGACTCGCCCATGTCCTCGAAGCCGATCGACGTGACGCCGCAGTCCCGCACGAGCGTTGGCGGCAGCCTCGATATGCTCTCCCCCAAATGGCGCAGGCAATCAATGCCGGGGTGGCCGGTAACGGTGATGCCGTACCTGCCCTTGAGCATGGACAGTATCTCGCCGCGGTCGACGGAGTCGTCGAGGTCCGCCGCGACGCGCCTCAGCTTCCTGGCGATTTTGACGGTAAGCAAATGTCCCTCCACAGACACCATATGTGCTATGGACGGAACATTAACAGAGTATTGGATTTAGGGCAGTAGGCGGCACCCCGCCGGCGCGGTCAGTACCCCTGTTGCTGGCTTCTGCCGTACGGGTAGAAAAACGTCGTGCCTGCGCCCTGCAGGTTGCGCTGGTGCTGGAAGTCTATGTCGCGGACAAGATTCCCCGAAACGTTGATGACGGCGTCGCCGTCGGCGCCGCCCATGTCGGAGTCGCGGAGGTTGTAGAGGCCCCCGGTCCCGCCCGTGCTCTGGTTCGCGCCCTCCTGCCCGACCCTTCTGTCTGACATGTCGCCGACTCCTATGCTGTGTGGCACATAGGATCCGGCATGAGAAGAATATTACCTGAAAGGAAGTCCGCGGGACTACCGGAACATACCCAGGAACGAGTCCCTCAAGCCCTTGTCCCGGGCGGCCGCGAAGAGACTCGCCTTGAGGTGCGCGTACGGTTTGCCCGCGTTGAAGAGGCGCTTCATCCTCGATGCAGGATTGCCTGTCGCACTTTCATAGGCGCCGAACCCCAACGCATCGCCCGCCAAATCGCAAGCATCAAAATACTCCCGTATCCTGTCGACGGGCTTCTTCACGACCCGCCCCGGCTTAAACCCGCACGATTCAACGAACTTGTTCCATGAGCCGAATCTGCGCTCCAACACGTGTGCGGGCACGCCGTTGATGCCGTGCCCCTCATAATTGCCCCGTGCAAGCCCGATGGACGGCGCATTTTCCTTGAACCAACAAACCGCGCCGTCCAAGTCATACCTTTCACGGAAGACACGACGTCCCCTTCTTCTCCTCACCCCTCGAGGCGGGCGCTGTGTGTGCCTGTCAGGGGGCTCCCAAGTGATAGGGGGGGCCTCGTCAACCGAACAGAAGGACAGAATATCCTCATGGGCCCCGCCATTGAAGTTTCTGACAGGAACGGCAAACTTCTCAAACAGATGAAACCCCACAGACTTGCAGAGTCGTATGGTGTCCTCTATCAAAGGCGCGCAGGAGCGCTCCGAAAGACACACGGAGAACACCCCGCCGGGCGCAAGCGACCCTATGCAGTTGCGGACGGTGGGATCCCAATAACCCTCTATCCACCGCCGATAGTCGGGGAACTTCGCCACACTCTGGGTGCTCTCGTCGCTGTACCTTTCGTAATCGAAGTACGGGGGGCTCGAGAAGGCGACGCTAAAGGCCCCGGGTTTGGGGCCGAAACCCTCCGATCCGGATTTGACCACATCAAACCTCCCCCCGACCACGGGACGAAGAAACGACCCGAAGCGCTCCAAGTTGGAGGCCGTCTCCGAACAGGGTTCGACGCACACATAGTCCATGCCCAGAGACATGGCCCCGAGCATGCGGGACCCGTACCCGCCGCTGTAGTCCAGCACCCGCCCGTTGGCGCCATACCTGTAGAACACAAACCTCGCCACGGAGGGCTTGAAATTGCTCACGCATAGCCGCATGGCCTTGAATCCCCTGCGCATCGAAGCCTCGCCCACGCGGTCCGCATGCTCAAGGCGGTTTCTGACATAGCCCCGCATGAAGGACTCGTCCCGCCACAAATCAACAGGCGAGGCGTGGCCCTTGCGGCTCGCGGAGTACATGTTCGGAAAAAAGCCCTCGCACAGTATCATGCCCGCCGAACTATGAGCCAAAACGCCCCCCTCGTCCCTGATAATCGATGAACGCTTGAAAGACGAAGCCAGATACTCGGCCCTCTTCGCGCTGAGGGACATATAGGGAAACGGTTTGCCCCAATATCTTCTGAACAGGGTGTCCTCCATCGCCGACTTCACGGGATCCGGGGACAGCCGATAGAATTTCGGGCGCGGGTCGCCGACGAGCGCGGACACCCGGGCGACCTCCTCCGCGGACAGGAAATCCTCGGGTATCTTGTAGTACATGTCGGGGGTGGCGACCCCAAGCACGATGCGGAAAAAATCGCGGTAGTGGCTTTTCGACACTGTCACGTTATGGCCCGAAAGGGAAAACCCCCATCCGTATCTGTCCTCCAACCAACCGACGAAGCGCTCAATCTGCGAGCGGTCGCCGCAGAAGTTGGCTATGGACATCTGCCTCCTCTCGTCGTCGTAACTGCCGTCGTCCAGGAACCAATAGCCCAAAATGCGGTCATCCCAATTCTCCTCGATGAACTTAAGAGGGACTGCCTTGCCCGGCACACCATCGGTGTAGAAGGCTTCTCGAAACTCCGCGAAAGCGGGATGCGTGACCGTATTAATTCTGAACTCATTTCTATCGTGATCCTTCATAATTCTATTTGAGTAGGGCTCAAGGGCAACCATCTTGCTTCTTAAGTAGTCTTTTTGTTTTGCCGAGTGAGTTTCATAATATCTCGGTGACCTGTCGATGCCGCCGTCGCCGAGGAGGCCCCCTATGATGAGGAAACGCTGCTCTTTGGTAAGAGCGGGATATTGACCCTGTCGCCAATCCTCCTTTGGCCCTATGCCCCTCTGACGTAGAACAGGAAGCCAAACGGTCTTCGACAACCCCACCTTCTCCGAAAAAGCGTCGTTCGTCATGGAGTGGTACATGGATCGCAATTCATCGGTCGACATGGAAACCAGACGTTCGGACGCGTTCCGCGTCTTTGAAAATTTGTCCGTAGCGAGCAGACCTATCCTTTTTCGTCGGTATGCCACACCCGGGCCTGTCAAGCCGAAACGACGCCCAATTTCCTCGTCGGAAAGTCCCTGCTCGCAAAATCCCTTGAGGACATCATCCGTCAATAGCTTTCTCAGCCCCTTTTTCTTGCCCGTGTACGCAACACGGACATCAGAGCGACCAACGCTCTTGGGGTTTGTGGGAATGCCGTATTTCCTCAAGAGCTTAAAAACGGCGTCCTCAGTCACTCCGACCAACGAACCTATCTCCCGGCACCGAAGACCGTGTGTGGAGTACAGCTGCCTAAGACTCTCTTCATCGAGTTTGTCAAACGAATAGTTCATGATAGGTAATATAGCATTTGGAGATGCTACTGTCAATAGTTCTTTTCCCTATTTCCCAAATGCATATGTTTGCGCTAACGACCCTATAAGTAGACAAAAAAGAGTCGGGGACGAATCCCCGACTCTCTAATCTGCAACTCGACTGCTACTAGCGAGCAATCTTCACGCGGCACAGCGCCAGCGGGTTGTAGCAACCAATCCCAAGGTGTTCGAAAATGCTGAACCCTATCCTTCTTGCCCGGGGATCGTCTGCGCTCAGAACTGTGAGTTCTGTACGGACGGGAATACGCCCGAAGAACTCCGGCTCCGCGCACACGTAGGCGTACCCACGCGCGACCTTACGAGAGACGATGACCTGCGCGCCCCAGAGGGTGGCGAGCATGCCGCTCTTCAGCAGCGTGGCCTGGCTCTCGAGGTCGAGGACATCGCGGCCCCACTTCCTCAGGTCGGCGAAGTCCAGCGCGTTCATGAACACGCGGGCGACCCTGAGGTCGTGCGTCTCGATGCGCGCGTAGGCGTCGATGAGGTTGGAGGGGGTGAGCGGCGCCACGGCGTTGACCTGGGCGTTGGTGTAGCTGCTGTCCAGGTTGTCGAAACCGTTCGCAGCGACGGCGTCCATGACGTCGAAGATGCGTCCGTCCTCAGCGGCCTGGATCTGCGCCTTGCCGAGGTCCTGGGCGCGCTCGATGATGTCGAAGCGGCGCTCCTTGACCTGGGTCAGCGGGATCTCAGGGTTCGAGGCGAGCTCGAAGAGCGGGAAGGTCACCCTGCGGCCCTTGACCACGGCCAGGATGTTCTCGCCCTCTTCGCCGACCACGAATGCGGTGACGTTGGGGTCCTTGTCGTAGATGGGCAGTGCGCCATCCGGGAGCTGCTCGACCAGGAATGCCTTCCTGGCGACCGACGTGTAGTCTCTCCGCAGACGGAGAGGCTGGATCATCGACGCAGCGATCTTCGCACGGCCGGAGGCCGTCTTCAGATACTCGTTGATGATTTGCTGCTTGACCTCGTTGCTGATAGTGTCAGGCATGTTCCTTCCTCCTGTGTGTCACCCGATCCCCACGAGGGGCGGGATAGTGGTCTTTTCCTCTCCGCCCCTAGATGCGCATCTGGACGGCCATGAACGGATCCGACGTCGACGGGGCGATCAGGCAGATGCCCACGACGACGCTGCCGCCGGACTCCCTCGTCAGCAGGCCGTTCGGGGACACGTACAGCCGGTCGCCAGCCAGATATGTCTGCGCGGCGGCCGCCTCGGTGTGCGTCTCGTACAGGTCGGTCGTGAACACCGAACTCGCACCGTGCAGGTACGGGCACTTGCCGCTGGCCACGCCCGAGCTGGACTCGAACGGGTAGCCGACGGCGTTGTTCAGCACGACCCCGATCACGTCGTAGTCGGCTTTCGCCGCCTTGACGGCCACGCCGCTGTCGCCGACGGACACGACCGATCCCGCCAGCAGACCCTTCGGGGTGTCGGCGCTGAGGCGCGTGTTGGCCATCGCCTGGGCGTTGGTGGCGGGGCGGTTGTCCTGGGTGAGGTCATCCTCGTTCAGGTTCATCAGCGTGTTGAGGTTCCCGCGAGACAGGACGTTCATGCCTCTGTCAGGGACGATCCCACTTGCTTCTCCGATCATGCGAAGCCTCCTGTTTTTTCACCCAATCCCCAACCCGGGGCGGGTAGTCGTTCACATGCGCCCCCTCGCGGGGGCGCGGAGTTCCCTCTACTGCTGGAAGAGGTGGTTGATGTCCGGCGGCGTCCCGGCCATCAGGACCGAGTCCAGGTCGGCCGCGGCGCCCTCGCTGGCCTGCTTCCTCACCAGGCCGCTGAGCTTCGACGCGCCCTTCTTGTCCGCCGAGGCGGTCACGTTCGAGAAGATCTGGCTGAGGATGTCGTCGCTGGCGTCCTTGCCCTCGTCCTCGTCCTCGCCGAAGGAGATGTCCATCTCGTCGTCGTCCTTCTTCTCCTCCTTCTTCTCTTCCTTCTCCTCCTTCTTCCCGTCGCCCTCGTCGTCCTTGCCGTCGTCGCCCGTCATCGGGCACTCGTCGGTGCCGCCGCGCGGGCCGGTGCCGTCGGGTATACCGGGACCCTTCTTCGATCCGGCGGTCTTCTCGGCAGTCTCCTCATCGGCGGCCTCGGACTCCTTCGGCTCCTCCTCCTCCGACGCGTTGCTGATGTTCATCTCCGGGTCGTTGGTGTTGATGGAGGACACGCCCTTCTTGGCGGCTTCCTTCACGATCTCCTGCGCCAGTTCCATGGCCATCGAGGCGAGCTTCTTCTGCAGGAACGGGGGAAGTTCCTCCTTCTCCTTTTCCTCCTTCTTCGCCTCCTTGTCGTCGGACGCCTCCGCCTCGGCGGGGGCCTCGGCGGCTGCCTCGGCGGGGGCCTCGGCGGCTGCCTCGTCGGGGGCCTCGGCGGCCTCCTCCGCGTCATCGGCGGACTTCTCGGCGGCGGCGGCGATCTCGCGGGCCAGCTTCTCCTGGCGGGCGAGCGTGCCGTTCAGGCAGTCGTCGGGCATGTGCATGAACGCGGCCGACTGGGCCTCGATGTCCTTCTTCGAGGCGCCGGGGAGCGCGCGCTGTGACGCGACGATGGCCCGCACGGCCTTTTCCTCGAGCCTGCGGACGTTCGCGATCGCCTCGGCGGCGTCCTTCTCGGTGTCGCCGGCGTACTTGTGCTTGTCGATGAGGGGCGCGTGGCCGGTCTCCTCGCGCTTGCTGTCGTCCGCGGCCGGGTTCTTCGTGTTCGGGTCCTCGGCCCAGGCGGAGGGGTCGCCCTTGGCGTACTCCTCGCGGGACGGATCGTTCCTCTCGTGATCCGTGTCGTTCATGTCGTAGACATCGTTGTCGATGCCGGAGCCCTTGGACTCCTTGGTTGCGCCGCGGCCCTGCACCGTGAGATCCTCGGCGACGCGGGTAGTCAGTCGTTGCCTCATGCTGTTCCTCCTGTGTCCTGTAGGAAGTCTCCCTCACGGGGGGACCGGACCATGTACATTCGACACTAATTTTCCTACATGAATAGATTATTAGAATTGCGCCGCCGGATTCTATCCGCCGGTCGACGGATTCCGCACCTTGTTCAGGATCCCCGCCCACTTCAGGAGCTTCCTCGACTCCGATTTGGATGGCCTCCTGCCCGTTTCCACTATGATTTCGGTGAAGAACCGCCGCGCGTCGCCGTCGGACGCCAGGCGCACCTTGCTGAGCGCCCTGACCGCGTCGGGCCCGACAGGCTCCCTTGAGAGCTTTCCGTCCACGTACCACAGGATTCCGAGCACGTCGTCCCTCGAGTACCCGTAGCGGGCCATGCGCCCCCAGTCCCGCAGGTTGGACATGATGAGCATGGCGTTCGCGAGCCTCTCGCCTATCTCGCCCGACGCCTCCCTGAGCATCCTGGGGAACGAGGCCTCCTTGACGAGGTCGTCGTTCGAGGCGAGGTCGGACTCCGCCGGCCTCTGGTCGGGCCTCGTGGCCGACTGGGCGCCGCCCTCCATGAGGTCGTGCCTTATCTCGTTGAGGACCGTGCGCTTGAGCATGTCCTTCACTTCCTTGGCGGTCGCGTCCTGCGGGGGCTCCTCGACCTGCGGCTGCGGGGGCTGGTCGGGCGCCCCTCCCGGGGCCGCTCCGCCCAGTCCGGCGGCGTCCCCGCCGGGGGCCGCGCCCTCCGCGGGCGGCGGCGCGTCCTCGCCGAGCGGCTTCTCCGCGTCGGCGGGGGCCTCCGGGAAGCGCGTGTCGTCCGTCGGCGCGGGGGGCGCGTCGGCGGGCGGCGCCTCGGGCGCCGGGGCCGGGGCCGGATCCTGCGCCTCGATCTCGGTGACTATCTCGTTGGCCGCCTGCTCGGCGGCGGCCTTCACGTACATGCCGTCCGTCTTCACGAACTCCGGCACGGCGAATGCCTTGGTGAACTTCTCGGACAGGTCGAAGTCCGGCTCCACGAGGTTGCGGAGCACGGCCCCGCCGAAGGCGGGCTTGCGGACCCAGCTCGCGTCGATGAACCTGCAGCTCTCGGGGTCCTCCACGCGCCCGCACAGCTCCGCGACGATGCGCCTGACACCGTTGGGGTCGTAGAAGAAGTTCCGCTTGAAGAAGCGCACGTGCTTGCAGGCCTTCGACTCGTCCTCGGCGATCTGCCCGCACTGGCTGCACTGCGAGTATTTTATCAGGCAGCCCATGCTGGTGGCGTTGTACTCGCCTGAGGTGATCTTGTTGATCAGATCCTCGTGCTTGCGGTTCGTGGCGATGAGGATGTCGACGTAGAGCGTAGTGAGGTCCTTGCCGTCCTTGTCCTTCACGAAGGGCACCTCACGCAAAGCGACGTCTATGACCTTGCCCTTAGCGAGCTCGGGTATCTGCACGTGTTCACAGTTATGCACCGCCACACCCTCGGCGATGTACGAATTATCGCCCTCGACCTCGATGTTATGCACGGTGAAGGAACCTTCGACAGGCCCCACTCCTTCGATTTTGGACAGAAGCCACGACCCGTCATCATTGGAGAATTTGTACGTGAACCTGTTGTCCCTCTTGCCGAACATCAACGAGGAAGAATCACCCGCGGCGGCATCCAGGGCCTTGGAATCGCGACAGGAGTACCTAATCATGTACCCGGGACGGGATTTCTTTCCTGTCTCCGGATCCGTATACACATCATACCCATCGACAACATTGCACTCAGCGTATCGACCCAAGACACCCGTTTCCTTGTAGGTCGGCAACAGCCCCAAACGCCATGAAATCCACATGAATTGCTGCACAAGCTGGCGCGACTTCAACTCCATGATGTACCCGCGAGACTTGAGCACCCCGCACCCATCACCGGAAATGCAGGATCTCAAAATCCTCGTTTGCAAACCCTTCGGAAGCCACATGGCCTCCTCAGGTAGCTTTTTGGCCCACGCATACTCGCCGCACCATTTCTTGAAGAAATCAGCCACGACCTTATTGCTAACACACAACGTGTAACTTCCGCTGTGCGTCTCACGCACGCGAGGCGAACACCCGGTCCTGAAGCCCTCCCCGAACTCTTTTTCCAACAGATCCTTCAGCATCACGGCGACGTCGTACTCGTCATTTCCAAGGGCAAAGCAAACCCCGGACTCCTCGTCGGAGGAGTTGTTCGTCCGCATGTAGAAACCCTCGGCGAGGAACCAACCTATTAGAGTCGCGCGATTCTCGTTGACCTCCTCGTTCGGCACCTCAAGATCTGAGACAGGATGCGTCAGAAAATCGCGATCAGGGTCAATGCAGCCCGCGTCCTTCCAAGATCCGGATATCCCACATGGAAAGCTTTCCCCAGCGGCTTTGTGCACGCCCACCGAAAAACCAAGCCACTTATCGAGGCGGCAGAAGTCCTTGTCCTTGTCAAAGCGGTTCGGCCGGCCTGTCTTGGGACACGTCTTCCGTGCGCTGTACACCCAAAATGGGTGGTTAGCAGTAACGAAAAGGCTCCTCGACATAATCGCGCGCGACTTGATTTCCACCAAATCATTTGCCTCATGCACAAATGTTCTCAACACGGCTGCTGGCTTTCCAAGCCTGTTGATCACCTTGTCACCGACTTGTATCTCATCTATTGGCTTGTACGTTCCATCGGACATTAGCACGCGCGTACCAGCCGTGAAACAGTAGTTGTTCGCGCCCAAGAAGGACTTGTAGCAGGCGCGGAGCATGTCGCGCTCCCACGAGTCCCCGTTGTTGTTCACGAAGACGGAGTACTCGGGCTTGATCAGGTAGTTGGACTTGGGATCCTCGGGGTCGGCGCGGTCGGTGTCGACGGAGGCGATGATGGTCACGTGGCTGAGCAGCCACTGCGACGGGTCATAGGTGGCGATGACATTCTTGGCCACCTTGATCCTTCCCGCCGGGACCACCTTGTCGACCCACTTGCCGGGGTCGACCATCGCCGTCGTGACGGCAGCGTGTCCGTATTTCAACATCGCCATACGCTACTTCCCCTTGCGCATCCTGTCCCATGCCGCCTGCGGCATGGCCTTGAGGCCATGGTCGTTGGCGTATTCGACGAGTTCCTCGTGCCATTTCCCCGGGTTTCGGCCGAGGAAGCCGCTCTCGGACATGTCGTCCACCTCGTCGTCCCACCACTGTATGATGGAGTTGCCGGTCTTCTTGTCGTCCAGCCCAACGAATTTGCGGTCGCGCTCGAACCACTTGTCGAAGGTGGTGTTGTAGGTGTCCCATTTCTGGGGGCCGGCGGCCGCGTACACCCTCCTCACGGCGCCGCGCAGGAACGCGTCGGAGCAGCGGGAGGCGTATTTGGGGTAGATCTCCTGGTAGGCGCGGGCGTCGTTCATCCCCTCGCCCATGCAGGAGAGGACGTCGGAGGCGAGGTCGCCCACGACATCGGAGGCGAACTTCCTCGCTATGGCGGAGGCCATCCCCGCCAGTTCGTCTGACGCGCTCCTCATCGACAGGCCGCGCAGGTTCTGCTTGAGCGTGCCGTACGAGTCGCCCGACCGCCCCTTGTCGTAGCTGTCGTACCCCGAGTCGCCCGTGAGCGCGGTCTGGCCCGTGAACCTCGTCACGAGTATGAGATCCTCCGGGGCCAGCCTCTGGTTGCCGCCCACCGGGAACTCGACATCGACCTTCTGTATGCCGGGGTGCACCTCGGTGACCACCCCCACGTAGGGGGACACGTGCGCCTCGCCTATGTACCAGCGCACCTGGTCGCCGGGCCTGAGGGCCTCGGGCGCCGCCGACGGGTTCGGGAAAAGTCCCGGCATCTTGAAACCCCCTATGGGCTAGTCCCTCTTGACGGGGTACGGCAGCGACGCGGCGGTCTTGCCGACCACCCCGGCCACCTGCGTGGTCAGGTCGGTGTCGTACTCCTTCATGTACGGCTCGTCGGCGTCCTTCTCCGGCGCGCCGGCGTGGAAGGCCTTGCGCATGAAGTCCTCGTCGGGATCCGACTGCAGGACGGCCGCGTCCTTCTCGCCGCTCAGGTAGTCGGACACGCAGTCCAGCTGGAAGGCGATGCGGAACAGGTCGAGATCCTCCTTGTCGCGCGCCTCCTTCTCGACCATCTCGGCGATCTCGTCGATGGCGCCGACGACCGAGGCCTCAGCCGTCTCCGGCTCTTCCTTGGACTTTTCGGACTCCTTTGACTCGTCCTCCCCGGGCTCCTCGGGCTCCTTCCCGGACTCCTTCTTCGACATCTGGCACTCGTCGGTGCCGCCGAACGGGCCGGTGCCGTCGGGGACCCCGGGACCCTTCTTGGATCCGGCGAACTTCTCGCAGGCCTCGACGTCGTCCCCGTCGCCTTCGTCGTCGAGCAGTACCTTCAGAGCGTCCAGCTTCTTGCTGAGACTCGCTGCCTCCTTGCGGAGAGCTTCCTTGTCCATCATGGCCTCCTTGGGGGGTGCCGCCTCCTGCGGCGCCTTGCCCTTGGGTTGACCGCCACCGGCGCCTCCGCTGGTGACGGGTATTGATTCGATAAGGGTGTCTATGTCGGCCGCCTCCGCATCGTCGGAGGCCTCCTTCGACTTTTTGCCGCCGCCCTTCATGACATCCAGGATGAGCGCCTGGGTGCTGGCGCCGACGCGGTTCTGGTACATGCCGTCGCCCATGGACCACACGGCCTTCATCATGGCGTCCTGCATCGCCGCGTCGCTGTCGTACTTCTCCAGCAGCGGGTCGATTCTGGACTTGGCCTCCTTGGCGATCTTGCGGATGTCATCGTCCGTCAGGTCGGCCTCGGTGCGCGGCATGATGACGGCGTCCTGCGGAAGGTCGCCTCTCGGCACCCTCTCCTGGACGATGGTCTTGCCGTTCTCGTTGCGGAAGTAGCCCCGCGCGTTGCTGCGCACGTCGGGGTGCCGCTCGAGCACGCCCTCCAGCTTCTTCTCGGCGGGCTTGACCTCTTTCTTTTTCTTGGCTTTCTTGTCGGCCATAGTCGATCCTCGGCGCGCGGGGCGCGGCAGTCACGGTGTTCGACAACGCCACCGTATTAACAGAAAATTAGAGTTTCCGGGATCACTCGTCGTTCGGGCCGGCGAGAAAGCCGTCCAAAACCCTCTCGCGCGACGCGAACCTGGCGCTCTCGTAGAACTTGTACGTGGCGGCCTCCTCCATCTTGTTCTTGAAGACCTCCAGCCTCCCCCTGAGGGCCATCGCCTCCTTCTGCATCTCCACGAGCGGCTCGAGGAACTCCTCCCCGTAGTACTGCATCTGCACCTTGTCCGTGCTCGTGAAGTCGCTGAGGGACTTGATGACGTCCTCCATGATCGATATCTGCCTGGTGAGCTCGCGCGGCACTTTGTTTTTCGCCATGTTGCTACGCCCCTCTCGTCTGCGGTTTCCGCTCGTTTATCCTGCCGGTGCCCCTGTATTCCTGCATATACCCGCGCATCAGCGGCTTGCGGGTGTCCGGGTTCCACTTCCGCCTGTGCGAGGGCTTGCGCCTCGGCGCCTTGATGTCGGGGGCGGCGGTCGTCCTGTGCTCCTCCGTCTGGCCCGTGGTTCGCGGGGCACCCGGCCCCCCGGGGGCCTCGACGGGGTCCCCGTCCCCCCGCGCCGGGTTTTCGGCATCAGGCTCCTCGATCGGATCCCCGTTGATGTCCACCTTGTTCCGGAGGGCCTTCCTCCGGGGCTCCATCTCGGCGGCCGACCGCCTGAGGTAGTCGGAGACGCGGCTACGCATTCCTCCTCCTGATCTTTCCGCCGGTTTTGGGGTTGGCCTTCATCTTGTCGATCACCATATCCAGCTTCGAGGGGTCGGCCGTGAGCGTCCGTATGACGCTGTTCAGGGCCGCCTGCCTCTTCGGCGTCAGCCCCGCCGACGAGAACCTCCCCATCGGGCCGCCGAGCCCGCCCATGCCGCCCATGCCGCCCTCCTGGCCCGGCTGCGGCGGCACCTCGCTGAGATCCAGGTACTGCGCGATCCTCTGGAGGACGTCGTACCTCTCGACGGCGGCGTTGCCCGCGGCCTGGTAGACGCCCACCATGAACTGGTTGAAGGCGGGGTCGTTCGTGGTGAACAGGTCGGCCTCGACCTTGCGGCGGGTCGATATCGGGTCGATGTTCATCATCTCGAGGATGATGTCCACGGACACGCTGCCCTTGTTGAACAGCTGCATGGCCTGGTCGAAGAAGCTGTCGTTGTCCCTGATGGCCAGCCGCGTGAAGCTGAGCCGCGGGTACAGCAGGCGCTCGCGGCCGTACTTGTCCTTCTCGACGAAGCCCTTCTTCTTGGCGACGGGCTTGAACAGGTAGTTCTCGACGTACTCCTGCAGGGTCTCCCGGAAGAGGAGGTACTGCGTGTTGAGGATCTCGAGGGTCAGCCTGTTGCCCTGGTAGGTGGACTCGCCGGTCATCAGCTCGCGCGTGACGCCGAGCCCCGCGAACAGGGCGTTCTCGCACTGCTCGTACTCGGCCGTCAGGTTCATGAGCCTGCCGTCCGACCCCTGCTCCTCCCAATGTATCTCGTAGTTGGCGATGATCGAGTAGTCGGGGTCGACCAGCGCGAGGTCCACCTGCTCCCGGAGGTCGTTCACGTCGGCCTCGGAGAGGTTCGGGGACCACACGATCCGGAACGGGGTCATGTGGCGGCTGGCGATGGACGTCTGCGCCTGGCGCAGCTTGTCCCAGAACAGCAGGGTGTTGACGCAGCGCTCGAGGATGGACACGCCGTACGTCTGGTAGGGGCTCTTCTGGTTGCACATGTGGTACACGTGCGAGCCGCTGTAGGGGTCGGTGTCCAGCGGTATGGCGCCGTTGTCCTGCAGCTTGTCGAGGATCTCGGGGGGCACGTCCGGCTTCGGGCCGAGCGGCTGCCTGCCGTCCTGCGTGAAGACGAAGTCGCTCTCCTGGGAGCGCAGTATCGCCTTGCGCGTCTCGGTGTCGGGCACGAACTCGATGTACGGCTCGTCCGAGAGCACCACCCTCTTGACCGTCACCTGGTCGGGCGGGAGGACGTAGAGCCGCTTCCAGCCCCTGTAGTTGGGGTCGCGGTCGATGACCCCGAATTCCTTGAAGAGCCTCTCGGACTCGAGGCGCCCCTTCTCCTTCAGCTCCCCGATGACGTCCTCGTTGTCGCTCTCGTAGGGGTTGTCCTCCTCAGCATACACAAAACAATTCCCGAGGAGATTCTTCTCGTGGCTGATATCGAGCAGGCTCTTGAACAGCTTGACCTCCTCGCACATCTCCTCGAAGAAGTCGAACATGTAGTCGATCTGCTCCTGGTTGGAGCCCTTGGGCTTCTCCAGGCGGATCTTCGACATGGGCATCATCGTGTGGAGGTCGATGGCCCTGCCCACGTACTCGTTCTGCTCGTAGAAGTGGCGGTACCAGGCCCTGCGCTCGCGGAGGTTCTGGGGCTTCTCGAGGAAGTCGGTCGACAGCTGCGGCGAGTAGAAGTTGCCGTACTGCGACATCGCGGTGCCGCCGGTGCCGTAGGCGTCGAACGCGGCCCTGCTGTGGAACCCGAAGGTCGTCGTGGCGTACTTGCGCACGGCGCGGGCCTGCCTCTCGCGGGCCGTCAGCTTGGTCGAGGCCTCCACCGAATCCGTCTCGGTGACCTTAATGGCCTTGTTCGCGGCCGTCTTGACCACCCTCGTGCGCGGTCGCTTCTTGTTAGCCATGGCTTAGTTGCCCTCCTCCGCCAGTTCCTCGAAGTCGTACCCGGCGGCGGCCGAAACCCGGTTGGCGATTATGGCGCGGGCCCCGTTCGCGGCCGCGGCATCCTTCATCAGCGACCGTGAAAGGGTCTGGTAGTCGTCCAGGCCGACCGTGTTGCCGTCGGCCCTCGCGACCTCCTCGTGGTAGAGCCTCTTCACCTCGTTGCTCATCTCGGAGCACATCCCGCCGAGCTTCTGGAGGTCAGCCGCGACCCTCTTCTGGAGGCTTTGTATCTCGTCGCGCTTCCTGGTCAGGTTCATTCTCGTCGCCCTCCGTGTCATCTCGATGTATATCCTTGAGGCGCCTCATGATGCGGCTGATCATGCCCCTGAGGGGCGACCTCTTCCGCCACTCCTTGAAGGCGCCCACGTTCCCGTAGTTGGCGGTCATCCACTCGCCGCCCGACTGGGGGTACCGCCGCTCGTAGTAGCCCACCCACGGCTGCAGTTCCTCGTTCCCAAGCTCTCCCGGCATGGATCTCCCCCAAGGTGGTTCCGATGCCATGCTCGCGCTAATAGTAGTTTATTAGGTCCCGCCGGCTTCGCTCGCCTCGGACGCCGCCGACTCCCCCTGGCTCCAGGAGACTTGGATAGGGCCGAGGTGGTCGTCGAGCACCCTCCGTATCAGTTCCGAAACGGAGATTCCGATCTTCCTGGCCTCCTTGGTCAGTTCCTCTATCTGCCTCTCGGTCAGGTGCACCAGCTTCGCCTTCATGCCCCCTCCTATATCATCTGCATATCCATCGGATATAGGAAATTCACATGAAGAGATCATTCGAGGCTTGACGGCGGCGTTGTAAAAACGTATATTATGATTGGAGGGCGCCATGATAGCTTTGGTGAAAGACGGATGGAACGCCCTGTGTCCAGCGCCGAACCGTTGGTATGTGGCAATGGAGTGCTACAAGCCACATTTCTGGTCGAAACCCGGCTGCTACGTGGTCTTGGCCACGGACTACGAGTTCGACATGCATCACTTCTCGGACGTGGACGGTGGCTGGGTCGTGCGCCTGGGGAGAGTGGTGGCGCCCTACGAGCGCCACTATCAGCATGGCGAACATGATCGGTTGAAAGCCCTGCTTGAGGCGATGCCGCCAGAGGACGTGGTCAAGGTGGCCCGGGACCACGAATACGACGCGAGTCACATCAGGCAGTTCGCCGTGGAGGCCGCGGAGAGGCGCGGTTTCGGGGATCTCATGCGTGAGGCCGGCATATGGCCGCGCCGGGTCGAATGGGTCGTAGGCAGAGAGATATCGAGCATATTCCGGCGGAAGATCCCGTACATCGCGGACAAGAGGCTCGAATACTACGCGCGCCGCAGGATCGCGATGAATCACGGGTCGATGTGGCTACCGCCTATCAACCAAGCGCTAAACGCGTCCAGGGGCCTCACGACAAGGGAAACGAGGCGGCGCGACAGCTGGACAGCGGACAACGTCGAACTCTACGAGCGCAAAGCCGTCAGGCGCGCCTTCCGATTGGGCCATTTCACCGGTTACAGGGCCTCGATCTCGGACGACTTGGGGTTCTGAAACGCGTTTGACAAGAGGATTCCACATACGCGCTCCAAGCCATAACCAACTTTTTTCAAAAAACTGTTGACAGAGGCTTTTGAAAAAAGTATATTAGACTGTGAGAGGAAGTGGGAGGCAATCAACCGAGAAGGAGGACTTCCCATGAGAAAGACGGCACTCGCAGTCATCGCGCTGGTTGGCATGGCCCTGGCGCAGCCGAACCCGATGATCCCGACGGACGGGCTCCTTGCCCGGTACGACTTCACGAACGGGAGCCTCGAGGACGGTTCCGGCAACGGACGGACGCTCGAGAACTTCGCGGGTACATCAAATCTGCCGGAACTCACGGCCGACCGCGACCTTTCCCCGAACAGCGCATATCATTGGAAGGGATCGATTTCGGATCCTTGGATGACAGACGATGCGGGGATGCCCGCGGGCTCGGCGGATCGGTCAATCTGCGCGTGGGTATCACTCGTTTCCTGGGATTCGTGCCAATACATTGTTTCGTGGGGACTCACCCGGTGGGGTGAGCCAAAGGATGGGTCGTTCAGCCTTGCGTTCCTCTACGACTCCATCGCAGTCCTGCAAGGCGACACGCGCCTCGGGGGCGTGAGGGTTGCCCATTCGGAGATACCCGCGGACGGATCATATGACGAGCCTTGGGCGCACGTCGCCGTGACCATCGAGGGCACCACGGCCAAGTTCTTCATCGGCGGGTCGTTGAAGGGGACGGTGACCATACCCGAACTGGCGACGGCCACGGACAACACCAAGCTGATGGTCGGGGGTTCCTTGGGGCACAACATCGACGCCAAAATGGACGAGATTCTAATCTACGACCGCGCCCTTACCGACAACGAGGTGCTGAACGTCTACGAGCCGCAGGTAGGCATATCGAAGTCTGCCTCAAGGATCGTCCATATGACTCCGGCGCGATCAGTCGCCGGATACTACGACTTGAGCGGGCGTCGCATGGCACGTCGGCCGGACGGCGAATTCGCCGTGCGCTACTTGCGCAGATAGTCGCCTTTGCCGCGCGGTGAACGGGGGTGGGCATCACTGCCCTCCCCCTCTGTTATGCCTGGACGTAACTGATGTAGAGCCTGCCCGTCAAATTCGCCAATCTGCCGACAACCTCCGGGAAGAACACCACGTCGAGATCCCACTCGCCGTTGTACATGCGCTCAAGGTTGCTCCCCGCGCTCGTGTCGAACGGCAGGCGTGTCTGCTTCACCAAGCGAGGATAGACCGCAGCCTTCCACGTCGCGGCGGAGATGTAGCCGCCACACAGCGTCTGCTGCGTGACGTTGAGGATGTTGAAGTTCTCCGTCACGTTCTCGTAGGGATACCACAGGACGAAGGAGCGGTAGTCTCCGGATTTCGGCCCGTACCCCCTCCAATTGACCTTCGGGATATACACCGCCAGATTGCCCTCGACGCTGTATATCCTGGGGAAGTCGGGGTGCGTGTCGATGAGGTTGCCCTCCACGTGCACGATGAAGTTCTCGTCCCCGAAGCGCGATCCCGGCATCCAGTTGATGACCGACCCGCCGTCGCGGTTTCGGAAGTACGGGGACTCGAACGTGTACGACTGTATGACGTCATCCGCGTTGATGTGGATAGGGGTTGGGTCATAGGCATACCCCGTCCACTCGACCTTCAGCGTGCCGAGCGTGCACACGTTCACATGTTTGAAGGCGTACCGCTTCTTGGACTCCTCCGTGATCTCGTCGATGTAGAGGTCGTTCTCCGTGGACCCCACGAGGTCGGTGATCTCGTCCTCCCTGAACGTGAGGGTGTCGTGCCCGAACCAACCTTTTAGAGGCGGGGTGGTATCCGTCATCACCTCGTAATACTCTTTCGCCCCCGTGACCCCGGCATAGTCAAGCTTGTTCTCGTTGTTGAGGTACACGCGCTCGGTGATTGTGAACTTCTTGTCACGGAGGATGACCTCGTTGTTGTGGAAGTTCAACTGGTCGTTGTCTACCACCACCACGTTCACCGGCGTGACGATGTCCGTGTCCCCGGACGGCGCCTCCGCCCCCACGAATCGAAGCGACTCGACCGACAGCTCGCCGTTCACGTAGCCCCGGCCCTCGATGTACAGGGGGTAGTCTGTGTCGATGTTCGTCGTGTCGCCCGCGGCCAAATACGGCACGATGATGCCGCGCTGCGCCTTCACGTCCCCGCGAACGTCCAGCGTCGCCTGGCCCGTCGAGCCGATGCCGCCGCTGAAGTCGATCACGAATGTGCTCAGCGGAGTGTTCGTCGTCCTGCGGTCGTAGAGGTGTATGCCGACGGGGTCGCTGGAACTTCCGGCGGTGCCTCCGAACCGCACATACATGGGTGCCCGCGCCGCCGCGTTCCTGAGGTACACGTCGCCGACCTTGTTGCCGTCCGACGCCTCGGACTCCGCCACCAGCGGGTTGCCCTGTATGCCGCCCCTCACGAAGCACTTGATCCTGGGGTCGCTGTTCGGGTTGCTGCCGGCCATCCCGTCCAGGGTCGTCCTGGCGTCCTGACCCACCGCCAACGTCTCGCCGAACGTGCCGTCGCGGTCGACTATGATGTCGTTGTCGACGAGCAGGCGCCCCACCCTGGCGAAGTTGAACCTCAGCTGGTCCGCGAACAGCGTGCCGTAGATGTAGACGTCGTCACGGCAGATGACGTTCGGGGAGAACACGACCCGGTTGAGGTTGCCGCCGACGGAGTTGAAGAACACGTCCCCGTTGAACAGCCACGCGTCCGCGCCCTCGCCGAGGTCCAGCTTGGCGAAGCGGATGCCGCTGACGTCGCCGCCGTAGGTCCCCGACCCGTAGTAGTGGTACTTCGTGAACGGTATGTCCAGCGTGGCCAGGAGGGCCCTGCTGACGCTCACGGACTCTATCGAGCGGATCTCCGCGTTCACGGGATCCTCGGGCATCTCCTTGATGATGATGCTGCCGTGGCTGTCGTCGATGGCCCCCGTGTAGCCCGCACCGGTGAACCCGTAGACGTTCTCCACGACCTGGACGCCGAAGGCCTCGCCGATGCCCGTGGACACCGTGTAGGGGTCCGTCAGCGAGCCGGTCGTCCCCCGGTAGTCCGTGTACACGAACTGCCTGTAGAGGCCCGTGGGGGCTCCCCAGCCCGTGTTGTATATGATGTCGTCCCTGACCTCCTCGGCGCCGTCCAGGGCGCTCTGCGTGACTGTCACGGCGCCCGTGACGTGTCCGCCGTCCTCCTTGAGGATGTCGTAGGAGACCGTGTCCCCGGCCTGCAGGTAGTCGTAGCCGCCCGGCAGGGCGAGGAAGCTGTAGTCGGAGTGGTACGCCTCGCGCAGGCCCGCGCCGTAGAGGGTCTTGATGATCCTGTCGAACTCCGGCCCGAGGTCGCCGATGGTGAACATGCGGCGCCCGAGAAGGTCGTAGCACTCGTACTGCCCCGCCACGCCCGTGTAGCCGTAGCCGGAGATCCCCGACTCCCCGACGACCGCGACCCCGCGCTTCACAAGCACGGCCGACACGGCCCCGGTGACCCCGAAGGCGCCCGTCGCCCCGAAGACGGCGGGGTTGAGCTCGCTCAGCTCGGCGGGGACCACCCATGTGCGGCCCCCCACGCTCGCGTCGAACCTGGCGTCCCCTTCGGCGATGAAGTCGCCGCGCACGCGCGCGGAGTCGTTCACGTCGAGCACGATGTTGCTACCGCTGAGGCCGTACGAGTCCTTCGGCGGCTCCCACCCCGGCTCCATGGTGTTGAGGCCCACGCGGCCCATGTGGTCCACCGACACGTAGTTCCGGGGCAGGCCCGTCTCACGCGCCCTGACAAGCGCCGCGTAGGCGCCGGTCTCGCCGTCCTCCATGACCACCTCGACGCCGACGGTGCCGCTCTCGCCACGCGCGTAGACGCTGACGTTGTGGCGGTACTCCCTGGCGCCGGTCGAGCCGGCCATGCCGGTGTAGCCGCGGTCGTAGCCCACGTAGACGCTGCCGGCGGACAGCTCCGAGGAGACTATCTCGCCGTCGTGCAGCATCTCCGGGCCCGTCTCGTAGGTGACGAGGCCCGTCGCGTGGCCCGCCATGAGCGAGCCGACCATGAACTTGCCGTCCTGGTCGACGACCCTGGGGGTCACCGACTCGGAGTTGAGGGCCTCGGTCCCGAGGCCCTGGTTCAGCCCGGTCGCGAAGGCGCCCTCGTCGACGACGGCCCCCGGGAACCTGCCGTCGAACCCGGTGAGGCCGAGCTGATCGACATCCCGCTGCGTGTAGCCGCCGTGCTCCGTCCTCCAGGACAGCTCGTCGACGCTCTTTACCCGCTTGTCGTAGGTCGAGAGCAGGTCGACGATGTCGGCGTCCGCGATGTTGTCGCTGAAGGCGTGCCTGTAGATGACCGCGATGGGCACCTTGTAATCGTTGTCGGTCGGGTCGGTGTCGTCGGGGGACACGCCGCCGAGGAACTCGGTGTGCGTGAATATGTTCCCGTTGATCGGGTCCGTCCAGCCCTCGCGGACCCGGATGTCGATGACCGCGCGGAGCCTGTTGGCCGTGTCCGTGCCGACCATCGGGCTCTTCATGCTCGTGTCCTTGTAGACATCGAGGTCGGTGCCCGACACCGAGGAGACCTCCTCGAAGTGGAGGTGCACGTAGACGATGTCGATGCGCTCGGCGTCCGGCGTGGTCAGCGCCGGTATGGGCGTGATCGTCTTGTACTTGTCCGTCTCGGTGGCGAGGTCGGGATCGGCGCCGTACATCTGCTGGTTGTACTCGACGTCCCCCGCCAAAAAGACGTAGAAGCCCTTCACGTAGAGCGCCGAGGCGTGGTCGAGGCTGCCCCCGCCCGCGTTGCCGCCCGTCACCGTGAAGTTGCGCACGGTGGTGACCCCGGACTCCTTGACCTTGAAGGCCTCGGCCGTCGACACCGCCGACGCGGCGTACGGGTTGTACGGGGCCGCGACATCCCCCCAGGCGCGCTGGACGCCGCGCCGGGCCTGGTCGAGCAGGCCGATGCCCATGTCGCGCACCTCGTCGTCGAGGAGCGGCCTGTTCCGCTGGGGCCACATGTAGAAGTAGCGCCTGCGCTCGTCGTAGACTATCACGTTCGAATAGTTGCCGGACTTTCCTGCCATTCACGTTCCCCGTTCTAGCGGTGTAACATCGCCCCGCGGCCCCCGAATCTGCTGCCGAACCTGACGCCCCTCTGCGCCCGGAACCTCCCGGACGGCCTGTTGAGCTCGGCCTTCACCCTCTCGGAGTGGCTCCGTATCCTCTGCGCCCGCATGGTCGCGACCCTGCCCGACGAGGCGGCCGTGCTGGTGCTGTATCCCTTGTTGCGGTACTCCACGGCGAGCAGCGCCGCGCGGCCCAAGGAGTCGCTCAGGTCGTTGTGCATCCCCTTGCGTTCGGGTTCGTGGACGCGTATGATGTACTTCGACCTCTGCTCCGCCTGCAACGTCAGCAGCTCCCTCACGAGGACGCTGTCCTTCTCCACCCTGTCGCCGACCATGACGGGGTCGCCCTCCGGGAGGCGAAGCTCGGATCCGACGAAGAGGCTGAGCAGATTCTGGTAGACGTACGAGTTGAGGCCCTCGTGGAAGTTCCTGTACTCGATCTGCTTGATGCCCTTCTTTATGAGCATGGGCTCTATGCTGAACCCGTAGTATTGGTCCATCAGCCCGTGCACGACGAAGAACCTCTTCGTGAACTCCTCGATCCAGTCGGCGATCTCCTGGGGGTCGAAGTACGACAGCTTGATCCTCTGCTCCGCCTCCCGGCCCTCCTCGCCGTCGACGTGGTCGATAACGGGCTCCTGCGCCTCCTCGCCGTCGGCGTCGTCGGATATGTCCTTGTACCGGACGTCCGACGCGTCCACCTCGAGCCTGTCGGTCTGCGCGCCGTGGACTGCCTCCTTCACCCAATGGGCCACGGTTATCGCGGTGCCGTCGTTCTTGAAGCCGACGTCGATGCCCATGAAGTGCGGCACGCGCAGCATGCTGGTGGACTTGTACTTGAGCCCCGGCACCACGCACTGCCTGACGATCTCGGCGTCCTCTATCCACCCGAAGAGCCTGTCCGAGAACTGCGCCCCGAACTCGCCCCGGAACGATATGGGGTTCTGCTTGTACTTGTTGCGGAGGTAGCTGGACGACAGGCTCGGGTCCAGCTCCCAGGACGGGGCCTGGATGACCAAAAGGTCGTCGCAGTCGTCCTCGAACCCGCGCTCGAACTCCTCGTAGAACTTGCCGGACTTCGGCCCCGGGGACGAGATGGCTATGATCTTCCCGTCCGGCTCCCCGGTGACGGGATCCTTGAACTTCGCCACCGACGGGGTGACGGCCTCGTACACCGCCTTGTCGTCGTGACCCGTGCCGGCGCCCTTCTTCTTGCCGCTGCTCTCGTCCGTGAAGAAGAAGGCCATCTCGTCGAGGCCGACGATCATGTTGCCGGGGCCGCGGAGGCCCTTGGCGTTGCAGGGCGCGATGCGGACGTTGATGGACGGCCGCCCGCGCACGCCGTACCGGTCGATGTCCCTCTGCGTGCGGAACTTCAGCCATTGCGACGTGGGCTTGGTCCTGAACTTGCGGAAATACTCCGACCGCTCTATGTGGCCCACGACCATGTTGTAGAGGATGGAGGCAGTCTCGCGGCTGGTCGACAGGCACGTGAACCGGATCTCGTCCTCCGGCATGATGCCGTAGTGCTCCTGCGGGGAGAACTTGTTGAGCAACCTGTACGTCTCGTAGGCGATGATGCAGCTGGTGAGCATGGTCTTCCCGCCCCTCCGACCGACGACCATGATGATGTTCGGGAAGAACTTATCGATGCGGCGGTTGAGGCGCCCCTCGTTGTACAGGTAGTCGGCATACTCGACCTCGTTGAACCTGTACAGCTGCTTCTCGTTGAACTTGTCGTTGATGATGATGTCGCGGTTGGAGCCGCCATCGAGTTCGAGGCCGTAATAGACATTCAGAATGAAGCGCTGGACGGGATAGAGCGGGGGCACCTCGTTCACCCCGAGGGCGAGCCCCCAGGGGGCGGTGATGAACTCGAGCGCGTTCTTGTCAAGAAGCTTGGAGTGCTCGGAGTCCTTCTTCGTCACCATGTTGGCGCATATTTCCGAAAGGCTCATGACCGCTCATTTCTTGCCGTAGTAAATCTTCTCGGCCTTCTTCTCGAAGCCGTCGAAGTCCTTCGCGAGCTGCGTGAAGAAGATGTCCTCGTACTGCGGCGGTATCTTCACCTTGTTGAAGGTCTTGTTTATGACCTGCATGAAGAACTTCAGCACCTGCTGGAAGTTCTCGCTGTGGAAGTCGACCTTCCCAACCGCCTTCTCGCGCTTCATCTTCTCGCGCTCCACCAGCGTGTCGACGAGGTTCTTGAGCATCTTGATGCGCGACAGGGTCGAATCAGAGATGTCCGTCTCCCCGTTCCACACGGCGTTGCGCCACGCCTTAAGGTAAGCCGCCTCCTCGGCTATCTCCTCCATGACAACGTTGAGTATCCCGAGGGTCGAGTCGTCCCTCCGGACGGTTTCCACCAGCTTGTCGTTCGCGGCCGGGTTGGCGAGGGCCTTCTTGATCTCGGAGGCCTCCGGCAGGTTCGCCGCCGCCTGCGCCTCCTCGTCACCCATGGCGTTCACTATCACGGAGGTGGTCGGCATCGGGTTGCAGTTCCCGGAGTCGTGGAGGGTGGGCATCTCTATAATGGGGTCGCCCCCGCCAGCCTCGGCCTCGCGCCCCTCCGGCTCCGGCGCCGGCCCGGACTTCGCCCCGGGATCCCGTTTCCCTACGACGGGGGGCTTTTCCTCCCCGGGGCCTCCCCCGGCCGCGTCCGCGTCGTCGGCGGCGTACCCGTCCATGACCTCGTCAATCTCGTCTGCCATGCTCTTCTCTCCATATGGATGTGCCACCGCTATTTGCCGCCGAACTCCCTCTTGAGGGACTCATACATCATCGACGCGACCTCCCCCTCGTCCTTCACGGACTTGTGCGCCGGACCCGGCTTGAACTTCGACGTGGACAGCGCGCTGTAGAGATCCGATGCCTGGCCCCCGTGGAAGTCGTTGGCGTACCAATAGATGGCGGCCTCGATATCGAAGTCGCCGCCCTCCTCGCCGGGATGCTCCTTCTTCAGGAAGGCGCGCATCTCCTGGGCGGATGGATCCTGCGAGGCGGTCTTCACCTTCTTTCCCCTCCCGCCCTTCTTCTCGCCCTTCTCCGCCGGCACGGCCTTGTCGGCCTCGCGCATGGCGTCGAGGGTCTTGTTGCCGCCGCTACCGTGCACGGTCGAGACATCGTAGGGCTGCTTCATGTCCTCCCGCTCGACATCGGGGTTCTCGTCCTGGAGGACGGCCTTCATGTGCGGCTCGATGTCCTTGCTCGGGTCGCTCTTGGGCTTATCGCCGCCCCCGGACTTCCCCTCGCCCTTCTTCGTTTCCTCATCCGCCCCGAGCTTGGACATGTCGAAGAACGCCTTGTCGAGGTCGACCTCGCCGGCGAACTTCGCGCCCTGCTTCATGCAGCCGCTGCCGACGTTGTTGACGCACCCGCCGCACTTGGACGCCTTCTTCAGCCTGGCGCCCTTCATGATCGGGTAGGTCTCGACGACGCACCGGTCGAGGCAGTTCGCGTCCACCTCGGGCATCTTGTAGAGCAGGCTCTGCACGATGCCGGCCGCCTCGCCGGCGGTCACGAAACTCGCGATCTTCGACTGCACCTTCTTGAGCGAGACGCCGCTTTCCAGCGCCTTCTGGGCCGCCTCGTGGATCTGCGTGCGATCCTCGTGTCCCTTGATATCGCCCGTGTGCCACGACCCCTGCACTCCACCGACCCTCTTCTCGGGACGATACTCGGACGCCGACTTGAACGCGTCCTGCAGGACAGCCAGCAGACTTTCGCCAGCCTGTATCCTCTTCATATACGCATCGGAGGCGTCCCGCGACAGCCTGTTGGCCACGCGGAGGTTGGTAATGTACTTGGCTGCGACCTTCTCGCTGAACTTTCCGTCCATGGGGAGTGGCACACAGCCGGTCGCCCTGGCGACCTTCTCCAGCCTCGTGTCATACTCGCCCTGTGGGTGAGAGTTAACAAGGAAGGACGGATCGGTAGAGGCGCCCTTGATAGCCTGGATGGCCTCTTCGGCTGTCTTGTAGTAGCCAACGTCGATGTAGACGTTGCCCAGGAGCCCCTGCAGGGAGGCAACCTTTCTGAGTTCGTCGCTGTGGGCCTTGATATCACTCGATGAAAACTTGCCCCCCAGGGACTCGACGATGTCCTTGCCCATGCGACCCTTGAGCGTCTCGCCCTGGACGTACGCCAGGATGGGGCGCGCCTTGGCAAACTTGAGATCGGACGCCGTGCGCTCGGCCTTCTCCGCAGCGTTGAGGAGCTGATCCCCCAAGGCCTCTGCGGTCGCCTGGACGTCGATGGGCTTGTCAGCCTCCTTCTCCGGCCCCTCGCCCTTGCTCGGGATGCGGAGAAGGGCATCCCTCAGCGTCTCCTTGTCGGTCACCGACTCGTCGGCGGCCAGCTTTCCCGCCACGCGGAGGTGCTTGGTGTACTCCGCGAAGAGCTCATCGCCGTAAGGCACTTCGGAGACGACCCTCTTGCCGAGTTCCTTGCAATACCCCTCGTGGTGGCTCGAGCAGACCTTGCGGCGCGGCTCGCCCACGACGTACTGCGCCAGGCGCACCCGATTCGGGCCAAGCTTCTCGGCGGCCTCGCGGCAACTGTCGAAGCACGACAGATCCACGTAGACGTTGCCGAGGAGCCCCTGCTCCTCCGCCGCCTCCTTCAAGCGCGGCGCCGCCTCCCTGATGAGTGACGGCGGGTAGAGCGACGCGAGCTTTTTTCCGAGCTCGTCGCCCCTGACGCCCATCATCATCTCCCTGCGGGCGCGCTCCACGACGCCGTCCACCTCGGCGGCGACGTCGAACGACTTTTTGGAGACGGGGGCGGCGACTTGCCCGGACAGGCGGGTGCCCACCTCGGGCCTGTTGCTCCACTGCTCAACCAGCTGAGGGACCACCTCAACCGGGTTCTCCGTCGGTATGTTGTCGACATCCTTCGCTTCCAGGCTCGCCCAGTCGAGGTCGGGCACCTTCGCCTCGTATCCGTTGCCGAGCACCCTGTCCAGATCCTGCATGGCCATATGACTACTCTCCCCTCAATAGGTTTGCCATAATGCTTTTGCCGAGGCCGGCCGCCACCTTGTCCGTGGCCCCGCCCCTGATGAGATCGCCGTAGCGGGCGAGGGCCAGCGCGTCGGTCGAGTCCACGACGTCCGACGGTTTGATCTCGTCGATCTCCGGGGGCACCTCGTCGCGCTGCTGCTCAAGGCGCTTGCGGACCTCGCTCTCCTTCTTCTCCTCGCCATCCCCGGTCGACTTATTCGGCTTGGCCTTCGCCTCGAGCCCCTCGGCGGTGTCCTCGACCTCGTCGACCCTCTCCTCTATCTGCGCCTTCTCCTTCTTCACGGATGCCCTCGCCTTGGTGCTGAGGCCCCATTTGGGGTTCGTCAGCTCGTCGGCGATGGTGTCCGTGATGTCGGAGAGGCTGCCGATGGACTCCGTGATGCGGGTCTTGATCTCCCTGAAGGGCATCACGAACCCGCGGCCGCCCAGCATCCCGTCCGGCGTGACGTCGGATCCGCGCAGGAGCGCGAGATCCTTGACCGCCGCCAAAAGCGTCCCGAGCGACACGTTTATGTTGTGGAGGGCGCGCTTCAAGTGCTTGGCCTTGGACGGGTCGTACTCGAACCCAGACAGGTTCCTCGCCGGGGCCTCCTCCTTCGCCTTCGCCTTGGTCTTCCCGGCGGCCGCTGTCTTGGCCATGCCGAGCCGTGCGGTGATTCTCTGTCTCGCCATGTGCGTTACCCCTTGATTGGTTCGCCGTTGCCGTCGAACAGCCTGGTTATGCGCACGCCGTCGCCGTCCGCCTCGATGGTCCACAAATCCTTCGTGGACTTGTGGATGAGGTGCTTGTCCCCGGCCCTGTGGAACGCAAACAGGTCGTCGATGCTCGCGACCTTCACGGTGTTCACGTTGAAGAACGGGTCGACCCCGCTCGTCACCGCCATGCCGGCCACTGACGACGCATTGGGCTTGCCCTGCAAATCCTCGTACAGCCTGTCGGACACCGCGCGGTCCCACTCACGCAGGGACGCGCATTTCCTGTTGACCCTCTCGACGGCTTCCTTGAAGTCCATATCCCTTCCCTTCTTGAAACCCGGACATCTGCTGTCGTACTTCATCGGATATTCCCTGCACTGCCTCGGCCGAGCCGCATAGACGCCGCACTCGTTGCCCCGCAGGAAGACGCAATCGCTGCCCCCGCCCCTGTTCCGAAGGACCGTGAAGCCGGCCTCCGGCCTCGTGTAGCCTTTCAGAAACCGGCCGACGCCGATTCCCAAATGAGCCGCGAGCGACTTGATGTCGCCCGGTTCCAGCCTCACGACGCCGCCCCACCGGCAGCACTCGCCGCATCTCACGCACTCGAAAGGGCGGCCGTCCACGACGCGCACGGGTCACTCCACCAATTGCCCGCCCGGACCCTCCGAACGGTAGGTTTCCCGATTCAGCTGCTCCCAGTTCTCCCCGAGCCCGCGGGCCGGGACGTTATCCCTCGGCTCCCCCTGCGCGTCCGTCTTGCCATCGTCCTGGATGATCGTCACCTCGACGGGCAGTTGCTGCTGCTCGTCGAATATGTCCCTGTGCGGCCTCGGACCCTGCCTCCGTATGTCCTTGATGTTCTTGATCCTGTCCTTGCGCTCCAGGTCGTTGTACATGCTCGGGGGCCCCAGGCCCACCTCGCCGCCGGGGTCGGACGGATCCATTCTCGTCTGGTAAATCGGGATGTTCACGTAGGGTGACTCGCTGTAGCCCGCCAGGGCGTCCTTGTCGATGAGGGACGCGCACTTCCGTAGTCTGTCGGAGACTCTTGCCAGCATGCGGAATCCCGTGGCAAAGGTTACTGGGATAAATCCAAACTCATCGAAGGATGTGTAATACTAGATCATTATGCCCCCGCGCCGGCGGGGGCCTCGCAACCTAACGGCGCATAAGGGGATTAAGCGCCGCGGAGCCAGCGGTCGAAGCGGAGGAGGATGCGCCTCAGATCCTTGGTGAGCATCCCGTAGGCCGTGTGGGCGATGTGAAGCGGCACGTAGTCGTAGTACGCCTGCGCTATGGCCCCGGCGAGGCACCCGAGGCTGTCGGCGTCGCCGCCGAGCGACACCGCCCGGCGCACGCAGTCCTCGTACGACGTGGAGCAGAGGAAGCATATGACGGCGTGGGGGACGGTGACCTGGCACGAGACGTCGAAACCGTTGGCGGGCCTTATGTCGTCGTCGGTCTTGGACAGATCGTAGCCGTAGGACAGCTCCATGTAGCTTTTCAGGATGTCCTTGCTCGCCCCCATGCGGGCGAGGCTCACGGCCTGCACCGCCGCGTCGGCCCCCTTAAGGCCCTCGTCGTGGTTGTGGGTGACCTCCGCGGAAAGCCGGGACTGCCTGTGGAGCGAGTCGTGGTCCTTGTAGATCCAGCCAAGGGCGATGGCCCTGACCGCGCTCCCGTTGCCCCAGCTTTTGTACGGGCCGGCGACGCTCGACCCCACCCAGGACGAAAAGAGCCTCCCGTACCCCGCCCCCGGGTGGCGCTTGCAGACTTTCCTCAGATGCGAGGCGTAGTCCCCGTTCGACATGGCGGCCTCGGCGACCGCGAGGAGCATCACGGTGTCATCCGTGAACCGCGAGCCCTCCTTGAACAGGTCGAGTCCGTAATCCTTCTCCGGATGCCTCTCGCGCGTGGATCCTATGATATCCCCGGCGATGGCCCCTATGAGAGGGGTTTTGGACAGATCGACGCGCGTTTTGGGGGCGCGCCTATTCCCTGTATCTGCGGTAGATGATCGAGAGGACGCCGGTCGGGTTCCAATGCTGGCTTCCAGTATGCTTGCCGAGTTTGAGTTTTTGCGCAACTACATCCACCTTCCCCTTGTTCTCCGCCATCCATTTGCCAGCGGCCTCCCGAATGTCGTTCGGAGTGCCGGAGAACACCTTGAGTTCCCTGGACCCTTCCATGCCGTGCCCCCTTTCAAGAGGGCGCGGAGGTTAGCACTTACCTTTCGCCGCCGGCGAACGCCCTGCACCTAGCCGCGGGACGACTACTAGTGGCTTGACCGTATGTAGCAGGGATACAGCTCCTCCGCGCCTACCTTGAATATACTATCTAGCGCCCATTTTGTTGAGCAAAGGCCGGAGGATAGTCATGAAACCTCGTCGTATTTCACCCGCTTGCCGCGGTTGAAGTGCGGGAGGATGACCTCGTGCATCATGTAGAGGTTCCCCTTGACGTAGACGGCGAGGTCGTGGACGGTCGCAAGCTCCTTGTGGTCCTCCTTGAGGGAGGCCAGCTTGCCGATGGCCCGCTCGAAGCGGTGGCGGACCTTCACCTGCGTCATCCGCTTGTCGCCGCGGAGCCTGTGCCTCTTGTTGAGTATCGCGGCGGTGCGCGACTGGCACGTGGTCTCTATCATCGTCTGGATGACGTCTATGTCGAAGGGGTCGAAATGGCCGGCGAGGAGTTCGCCGAGGTCGCCCTCGACCTTGGGCATGTCCCTGAGGAACTCCAGCCTCCGGATGGCCCTGCAGAGCCTGTGGCTGACGGCCCCCTGGGTGACGCCGAAGAACGCGGCGATCTCCTTCTGCTTCTTCCTGGCGCGGCAGTACATCTCGATGAGGTCCTGCTCGCGCTGCGGCAGCCGGCTGATGAACTCCTGGTAGTCCTCCAGCCTGAACTGGCTGCTCTGCAGCTTGTAGAAGGAGTACTTCTCGGAGGAGAAGCGGTTCTGTATCTCGAGCGGGTCCATGCTGCGATAGCGCCTTGATGACATCAACCACCACCTTTCAGAACAGCGAGTACGTCTCCACCTTCTCGGCCGTGACGGATTCCCCGTATCTCACATTGAGGGACGAGGCGAACAGATCCCCCACGGCATCCGGATCCACTGACTTGACGCTGTAGGATTTCAGCACCTCGGCCATAACCCCCTTGTCCACGGACCCCGGCGTCTCGACGATGCCGCCGACGTCCTCCCTCAGCTTCATAAGCGCCATATTTCGGTAGGCCGCGTCCCTGAATCCCTTGAAAGCCGCCCTCTCCCTCTCGGTAAGCGACGCAGCCCCCAACGCGGAGTAGAGCGCGTCAATCCCCTTGTGTTCGGAGATGAGCGACGCCACGACCTTGCGCCTCACGCGGGGTATCCCGCCGAGGCCGTCGCTCTGGTCGCCGTCGAAGCTCCTGAACTGCGCCAGGAGAGCCGGCGGGACGCCGAACCGTTCGACCACGGCCGACTCGTCGTAGAACCTTTCGGGCTTCTGGCCGCTTTTGGGCCTGAACACGATTATCTTGCCGTCCTCGACCAACTGAAGGAAGTCTTTGTCGTTTGAATATACCACTATATGGCCGTCCTGGCAACGCCAACGCGAAACCAAGGTCGCGACGACATCGTCGGCCTCCTCGTCCGGGCATCTGTATTGGTCGACGCCGCAAGCGGTTAGGAACCTTTCCAGATCCCTGACCTCGTCCATCACAGGGTTCGGGAGGCGGGTGCGGTCGGCCTTGTAGTCAGGCTTGATCTCCAGCTTCCGCCTCGAGCGGCTGTCCCACACGACGGCAAACTTGTAGCCCCGGTATCGTTTCTTCAAAGAAACGATGGTGCGCACGAAGCCGAAGAACATGCCGGACGGCCTGCCATCCGCCGTCTTCAGTTCGAAGTTGGCGTTGTGCGACCTGTGGGCCAGGTTCATGCCGTCTATGACGAATCTGTTCATACCGCCCCTCACTGTTGCTGTATCTCCATGTTGAGGACGCTGATCGGGGCCTGCACGGTGCGCGAGGACCGCTTGAACACCACGCTCGCCGTTCTCCTGTCCCGCGCGACCGACTTGACCTTCCCCTCGAGATTCTTGAACGTGCCGACCTTCGGGACGATGATATCGCCCCTCTTCGGGGCGAGATCCTTGATGGAGGAGACGATTTGCCTCTTGAACTTGTTGATCTCCCCGCCGGTGACGGTGTCCGGGCGGTTGCCCCGTATCTCGCCCCTCAGGTACGGGCTCTGCATCTTGGCGAGCATCGACTCGGATTCCTCCGTCTTCTCGATGAAGACGTACCCCGCTATGAGGTCTATCCCGACGCACTTGTCCTTGACCCTCTCCACGTAGGCCGGTATGAAAAAGCCGGTGCGATCGCCGAATATGCGGACGATCTCGCACTCCAGGAGGTCGTACATCGTGTGCGTGTCGGACTCCTGATCGTGCAACTCGACGATCATCCACACACCGTCGCGCCTGTGCTTGGAGGACAGGTCGCGCGAGGCCGCCACATTCGCCGGCACCGCCTTCGGCCTCGTCCTCGAGCCCTTCGGCCTGCCCCTCCTTCTCTTGGGGGGGCCCGCCCCGATCGCCCTGCGCCCCCTTTTTCTCGCCACCTTCTTGGCCGGCCTGCGGCCCCGCGCCGGAGCGCGGTCAGATTTTCTCCCCATCTGTGCTTCCCTTGAGAACGCGTTCCACGTCATCCCTCGAAACCGGCCGCCTGTGCGGCAGCTCCTCGATTTTCTCTTTTTGCTCGGGTCCCCAAATCTTGGACACCCTCTCCGGGACGCGTTCATCGACCCTCTGCCTTCTCCTGCCCTCCTTGTACCCTCTGACGACATCCTCCCTCTTGCCGCTCGGCAACTGCGCCAGTTCGCTTATGGACGGCGCGCGCGACACGCCAGCCTCCGGCCCCTCCTCCCGCCGGCCCTTGGCCTGCGGCCGCTCCTGCCGCGCCGGGACCTCCTGAGGCACGAACGAACCCCTTCTGAACCTGTAATGTATGATCAATAGGTCGCTCTGGAACATGGGGAGGTCGTTCAGCCTGTTCCTCGAAACTATGTAGTCCAGTACCTCGAACGCCATGGCCCCGTACTTGCGGTTCACGGCCTCGACGAGATCGCGGTACCGCCCGGGGGCGAAGGGGAGCCCGTTCGCCAGCTTCACGGCGTCGATCAGTATCCTCACGGCGAGAGCGTATATGCGGTGCACCGACATCTTGGACACGAGATAGTTGGCAAAGGTGAGCGCCTTCGCGAGATCGTCCGGGATGGTCATCAGCATACCCGCCGTCTCGTCCGTGTACATCGCCACGGCCTTCTTGACGTTGTCGCGGGTGATGTCGCCGAGCATCGACACCTGCCGCAGCCTGTTCTCGGCGTCGCGGTAGTGCCTCCCGACTGCCCTGACGATCTCGTCGAGCGCGCCGTCCTCGTGCTCCAGGCCCTTCGCCACGCATATCATCTCCAGCTTCGACCGGATGTTCCCGTCGCTCGGCTCCTGGATGGAGAACTCCATGCACCTCGACCGCAGGGTCTGGTGCATCTTCTCCGGGGCCGTGGTGCAGAATATGATGATGACATTGGGGTCGCGTTTCTCCAAATGCGTCAGGAGCGCGTCCTTGCCCGCGTCCGATATGTCGTGCGCCTCGTCGAAGAGGATTATCTTGCGGCTGGACAGGGTTTCGTAGCGGAGGCTGTCCTTGATGTCCTGGATCCTCTCCTTGGTGCCCTGGTTGGCGGCGTCTATCTCGAGGTAGGCCGAGTTCCTGTCCTCCAAGAACTCCCGGCAGGATCGGCACTCGTTGCAGGGGGACATGTCCCCGCGCCGGTTCTCGCACAGCACGGCCCGCGCGAATATCCTCCCGAGCGTGGTCTTCCCCGTGGCGTGCGACCCGCCGAAGATGTAGCCCTGGTCGTAGTCCTGCCTGCGCAGGATGTTGCGCAGTATCTCCTTGACGTCCTCCAACCCGAGGACCTCGTCGAACACCAGCGGTCTGAACTCTACACCGAACAAGTGTCACCCCGTTTCTTCTTTTTTCGCACCATCTCGCATCGGCCCGTGCCCTCCCCGGGCAGCGAGCCGACCCCAACATACCCGCCCACGGTCTCCGAAGCCGGCCTGCTGAGCATCACGACCTTGTACTCCCGAAGCCGGTTGGACTTTATCACGTCGGAGATGGAGGCTGCGAAATCCTTCGGCTTGACGTACATGTCGACAAGCACGGGCCTCAAGGTTTTCCATTCGCCGCCTTTGAAACTGATGGAGGGCTTCTTGACGCTTTCGCCCACGGTGTACGTTCTCCTGAACCACCTCGTGTAGAGGGGGATCTCCGCCCACCCGACGCGCTGCAGGTCAATCTTGCCCCGATCCACCCCGAACCCCGACACATAGTCGGCAATGGACTCGGCGTCCCAGCCGAACTTTGACACATAGTGGCCATAACTCGACCTATCGAGGGCTTTGAGCGCCGTCCGAAGGAGGCTCCTGCCGGGCCGAAAGGCGAAATCAATGCTCCATTCGCCCGACTTCGTGCACCTCAAGCCGGTGGATTCCATGATTTTGACCACCTCGGACTGTGACTTCATGCGGCGTCCTCCTGCAGCACGCGGGGGACGCGCGACTTGACATGCCTCACGAACCTGTCCGGCCCCATCACCTTGAGAAGGTCGTTGGCGTCCGAGTCCCCCATGCTCACGAACTCCAGCCTCGACGTCCCGTACTCCTGGGCCAGCTTGTACCGCCCTATGTCTCCGGCCTTGTCCTGGTCGAACACGACGATGACGAGGTCCACCAGGAACGTGAGCAGTTCGTACTGGGCCTTCCCGAGGAAGGATGTCAGGCAGGCGACGGAGTTGGGGAACGCCTTGGAGAAGGCCATGCAGTTGAACGCGCCCTCGTGCACGAACACCCTCCTCGTCCTGCGGATTTCCGGCAGCGCCTCGCGCAGCCCGAAGAAGGCGCCGATGGCCTTCGCCTCGGACAGCAGGAACTGCACGTACCTCTTCTCCGACAGCGCGCGCGTCTGCAGCCCGTTCACGTTGCCGAGGATGTTGCGCAGCGGGATGAGGATGCGGTTCTCGAGCCCCTTGAACCCGTAGCTGGCCTCCTTGAGGTCCTCGTAGTCGGGCGACTTCGACTTGGGGGGCCGCGCCACACGGGTGTACCCGATGCCCCACTTGGACATGTCCCCCGTGGAGAAGCCGCGCGACGCCATGTAGCGCACCGCCTCCTCGTGCTCCAGGGCGGACCGGGAGGCCCTATCGACCAGACCGTCGAGATACACGTCCCTTGCCTTTCTTCCCTGAGGGCTTCCCGGCGGCCCGCCTTGCGGGCTTTTTGGCCGTTTTCGCCCCCGGTTTCTCGAGCCTGAACAGAGCCTGCTTCCTCTCCTTGAGAATGTCGTCCAAAACCCATGCCGGCATGGGCGAGAAAAGTTCGAGCTCGGTCCCCGGGAACCTCCGCGGCATGACCTCCTCGATCACCATGCCACGCTGGCCGTCATTGACCAGCTCGGGGTAGAATATGGACAGGACGAACTTGAAGTCGCGCGGATCCAGCTTGCCCCACTTGCCCGACTTCTCCCGGGCCTCCAGAAGCATCCGGCCCTCCTCGGTGTCCCAATCGAACACCTTCGACACGCGGGCCAGCCTGTTGGCCATCGGGATGTTGAAACGGGGGTTCGCGTCGCGGAGCCACCTGTCGGCGTGCGCCGTGATGAATACGACCCTGTTGAGAAGTTCGCTGTCCTCCATGCCTAAATATAACGGCATGGCAGGCGGAAATTAAACGGGATCCTCAGGTTCGGTCGCATTAACCGCTAAAGCGAGCGTATGATGTCGAGGACGTCGATATCCCTCTGAAGCAGATGGTGCAGCTCCTCCATGCTCCTCGTGCTCACGATATCCTTCGCCTCGGCGCTCAGCTTGGTGGCCGTGATGTTGCCGCACGGGCGCACCCTGTGCAGCCTCATCAGTTCCGTGACCGCGGAAACGGGCACCGTGAACAGCCTGTTCTGGTGCATGACGAGCACCCTGCCGCACCCGGCGCATATGATCATGACCGGGCTGGCCTCCTCGCACACCATCTTCGTCTGCGTCTGGCACGTGGGGCACTTCACCAGGTATTCGGACATTTCGACTTCATTCATGAGCCATCCCCCTTCAGCTGACCACGACCGACAGCGAATTCGCCAACAGGTTGACGCCGAGCGCGTGAAGGTACTCGTCGGAGGAGGATGTCAGCGCCTCCGGCACAACCACCTCGTAGTCCCTGTTCCTCAGCTCCTCCGCCGTGAAAAGCACGGCCATGTGCGTCTCGAGGCCGACGACGTGCACCCGCTCCGGCCTCGCCTTACCCAACTCCGAGTCGAGCATCGTCGCGAAGAAGGCGCTCGGCCTGGTGGCGTTCACGATGAGCTTCAAGTGGGGCTTGAACGCCTCCGGTATGTCCACGTCGTGCGACCCGACGACCGAGTGGCTCCTGCCCCTGCGGTAGAAGGTGTCGCTGGCGTGGTGCACCTCCCGCACCCCGAATATCAACCCCCCGCGCGCCCTCTGCTCGCGCAGGTAGGACTCCATCCTCACCTTCAGCACGTCCGCCCGGTCCCCGAGGTACATCGAGCCCTTCTTCGAGAACCACGCGTTCTGCAGCCCGCAGGCTATCACCGCATCCACGACGACACCGCCCGGACGACCCCCGACCACCATATCCGGATCCGGCACCAGAGCGAAAGCCTTATGACGGCCCGCCTGTCGGGTGGCGACGCGACGAACGAAAAGTCCACGAGCCTGTAGCCCTCCGAAACTTCGGCCATCACCAGTCCTCCTCCGGATCCTCCCCGAGCACCTCTATGCACGCCTGGCGGAACGCCTGCTGGCGGACGTCGGCGAGGGCCTTCATCTCCTCATTGTACCGCCGCCTCTCCCTCCAGGTCAACCTCCCGAACTTGGGCTTCAGCATCCTGTCGCCATGCCCACCGAAACCGACCTCGCACGACACCTTGTCGATCACCTTCTTCAGCTTCCTCGGGACCTTCGGCCGCCTCATCTCGCCCCCGCCTGCTTGCAGTTGTCGGAGCAATACTTCGCGTACTTCCCCTTGTGGGAGAAAAACCTCTTGCACACGGGGCAGCGCTTCAACTCACGGATGCCGTACATCTTCAGGTAAAGGCACATGTTGTAGCACACCACGGCCTCCGGCCACGGGGCGTCGGCCGCCTTTATGGCCACATTCCTCTTCTCCCCCGCCCTGCCGCCCTGCAGCGGCTCCACGAACTCCTCCAGGGACGGCTTCATGTAGGAGTCGACGTAGTTGACGACCCGCCTGGACACGCCGTTCTCGACGAGGTCCACGAGCATCTTTTTGAAGTCGGCCCTGAACTGCGACATGTCCGGCAGGCTCTCGACCGCCCTCCCGGCCGTCTCCGCCGTGAACCCGTGGTCTGACTCGGACAGCGCGGAAACGACGTCCTGCGCGCCCGCGTCGCCGTTGGCGAACCTCACGAAGAGTGGCTCGACCCTTCCCGCCGGCATCGCGCTACCCCAGTATCCTCATGAACCTGTTCATCCTCGCCGCCCTCTTCTTCTGCGCCGAGAGGAGATGGACCTTCCTGCGCTTCGGGTCAACCCTCAGCCGGAGATCCGGCACCTTTTCGCAGCCGATCGGTATCACGAACACGGCCGCCGTGATGCCCGCCGCAATCTGCCTCTCGAGGTGGCCCAGGACATCCCCCTTGCCGACGAGCATCCCGGATCCGACGTGCTCCTCGACCATGCGGTAGGCCTCGGACACCACCTCCCGGAGCCTGTCGACGTCGAGATCCAGCCTCGGCCTTGGAACTTCGGAACCCACGGGCACCCCCTCATGGGCGCAGACTAAATCAACTCGTTATTACGTGTTTGACCTGCGCGACACGGCCCCGTCACGTAACACTTTGGTATCCCGCGGCCGCGAGGGCCCGGCGCATGCCCGAAACCAGGAACCTGCTCCCCCCGAACACCACGAGCACGGACGGGAACGGGGCGCTGTTGCTCATGCCCCCGAACTTGAGCCGGCCCTTTATGTATATGCGATATCCGTTAGAAGCGTACTCGTGCCACCACTTCGTGTCTGTACGTGAGGGTACAAGACAAACAACCATACATCCCTGCAAACTTTCCTCATAAGCTTTCTGCATCCACTTCACCACACTTCTACCATAAGGAGGATTAAGCCACAAGGATATCTTGTCCGTCATTAAAGATTTGATGAACCCGCCAAAAATGGGTATAATAGCGTTATGAACAACACAACCATCGCTTACTGCGCCGGGCTTTTCGATGGTGAGGGCTGTATTCACATCAAGAAAAGAATTTCCAAGGCCCCCAGCCGAAAAGAGAGGTCTCCCAACTACATGCTTACTGTCAAGCTGAAAATGGTGCACAAACCAACGATTGAACTGTTCAAGAAAGTATTCAAGGTTGGGACAATAACATTCGAGAAACCTGGAAAGAACAACAAGCGCATTGCATGGAGATGGAATGTCGCCGCCCATGATGCCATCACAGTTCTCACAACAATGCGGCCCTACCTCAAAATCAAAGTCGGAGAAGTCGATACTGCCCTTGAATTCATCAAGATTAACACCAGATCCGTCTACGGAGTCAGAACCGTCCCTTCTCACATCCTTGCTGAAAGAGAACGACTTTACCAGAAAATGCGCTTTCTCAAGAAATTCGAATGGAAAGTGCCTGTTTGCCAATGACCAACTACAAGACAACCCATCATCTCGTTCTGTGTAATATCGGCCACATTTGGAGTTGTCGTGCGACGCGCAGACGTCGATGTCGAAGTGGCACACGGAGTCCACGGCCTTGTAGAAGTCATCCGGGGTCTCCCACTCCGTGCTGTTGCTGCTGAACATGACCTTGGTGTCCATAGGCTACCCCTTGAGCAACGCCTTGATGTCTATGGCCCCCGCGTCAATCCTGCCCCTGTCGTAGTACCTCCAGCGGGCCTTCCAGTTGTCCATCGCGTCCAGCTTCCTCGGCATGTGGGGCCACGTTATGTGCTGGAAGGTCAGCTTGCCCTGTCCGTCGGTGCCCGTGTAGGACTTGGCGTTGAACTGCATCTCGCGGATCTGCTCCATGGTGCACATCGCCCGGGCGCCGCCGCCCTCGCCGGGGTTCACGAAGAACTTCATCCCCTTGAGGGCCCTACCGATTCCCGTCCGAAGGCGCTTGTACTTGCCGTAGGGCGTGCCGTAATACGCGTATCCGCTGCATATCGCGAGGATGTGCGTGTGGTGCCCCTCGTTCAGCCACCCGTTCGCGCGCGCCTGGACATACGCCTTGGTGAGCGGGAGGTTGAATATGCCCACCCCGCCGTCGGTCCATATCTTCCCGCGGTCGGTGTCGAGCATCTCGCCGAAGAACCACATGGCGGCGAACGACCTGCAGGCCGCCTCCGCCATCCCGAGGCCGCCGTCCTTGGCCTCCCAACTCTTGAAGAAATGCGTCCTGCCCCCTACCTCGTCCACGCTGGTGCATATGAACGGCACGACGGAGTCGCCCAAGAGGGCCCCGCCGCCGAAATGCTTCGCATGAACGTCAACATACGGCTTGCGCGGGTACAGCGGCACCTTCAGGAATCCCCGCTTGGTAAACATCCTCTTGATGACGGCGGCGGTTTTCCTGTCAGACTCCCCGCGCCTGCCCATCAGAATGCCATTGAATTCCTCGCACGCCATGCCGAGCGAGAGGCAGCTCATGACAACCGAGCCGGCGGACGTCGTGACCGCCATGTCAATGAGATCCGTGATCCTCTTGTTCGTCTGGCGCTCGATGTGCTCTATCTGGGCCGTCTCGTAGGGCATCTTCGCCCCGCCGCCCTCGACGACCAAAACCACGTGCCTCTCCATGCCCAACCCTCCCCGGGGACGGCGGTCACAGCCTGTCGCCCCTCTTCATGTCGATCCGCATGCTGCCGAACGCCACGTCGCCGTCCCGCCCGTAGGCCAGGATGTCGCCGGGCCGCACGGACACCTTGCGTATGGCGCATTTTCTCACGGGGTCCATGAACCGGAGGGTGTCCTTCGCCCTCCGCTCCTCCGCATATGCGTGGTACGCGCCGCCCCAGACGCCCTCGTCGCCGTCGGGCGGACCCCCGCCCCCGAACGGGTCGACGGCCGTCAGAATCCCCCCGTCGTCGGACAGCTCGTCGGAGTAGCGGGACTGGGCCTGGAACAGCGGCGCGAGCCTGTTTCCGTCAACGATGGAGAACACCTTCCAGAACTCGACGTCCTGGCCGGCCTTCTTGATCTCGCGCAGGGCCTTCTTCGTCTTTTTCCTGTCCACCACCAAACACATGGGTCGCCTCAGTCTATGTCAAGGTCGTCCGAGCCGCAACGGGGGCACCTCTTGTCGGGCTCCCTCTTGAAGTCGCCGTACGTGCGCCACCTCTGGTCCCCCAGCTTCCGGAGCATGCGCCGGAACTGCCACCATATGAGCCACCAGGAGTGCGGGTCGCGCCTCCCCCACCCGCACTCGTCGGCGAACCATTGGTCGTGGTCCATCCGCCGCGGCCACCAATACTCGCTGACGTATGACAGGAAGAGGGAGAAGGGGTTGTAGCCCCACCCCACACGCACCGGCCACCGGACGAAGTCGAAGTAGCCGCCAAAACGCCCAACCTTCAGACCGAAGTCCCAAAAGTCGTCCTGCGACCAATGGCAGGAGTGGCAGTGGAGGTACGCCATGGTCATATCCTCATCAGTCTGGCGACCGTCGCCTCGAGGAGCTCGCGCCTGGGCAGCCGGGAGACCCTCGACGACACGTCCGCCGCGGAGAGAAGGTCCATAAGCCTGAGTATCCTGCCGCGCCCGAGCTGGGCCGCCACCGGCGCGATCTTGGTCCTCACTATGTACGGCGGGAGGCCCAGCAGCCCCGCCACGTCCTCGTTTGACATCCCCGCGTCCTTGTGCAGCGAGCAGAGGTACAGCCTCCTCGCCTGCGCCTGCATGAGGTGCACGAGCGAGACCAGCTCCCCGGTGTCCATCGTGGACGACATGGACAGGGACGGGCCCCACCTCCTGCGCAGCACGGAGTCGACGAGGTCGTACAGCTTCGCGCCCCTCGGGGCGACCATGGCCGACAGGCATGACGGGCGGTCGAGGCGGCGACCCAGGAACGACAGCTTCCGGCACTCCGACCGTATGGCCGCGAGGTCGGTGCCGTGCCTCTCCACCACCGCCTCCGGGACGTCGGCGTCGAACTCGCACCCCGCCTTCCGCAGCTGGTGGGCGGCGTAGGCCCTGCACCCCCTCTCGTCGAAGCCCTCGAGGGTGAGCAGCTCGCAGTCGGCCCTCAGCCTCGTGTACTGCCTGCTTTTGGGGATCGAGCGCCGCTGGACGAAGAGCAGCACGTGGCCCGACGCCGACGAGAGGGCCTGCGAGGCGGCGGCGAGCCCGTCGGCGTCCAGCTCCCAGAGAACGAGGATCTTGCGGTCGTCGTCGAACAGGCTCGTGCCGACCGCGGCGGACGCGAACCCGACGGGGTCGTCGTGGACCGACAGCGGCATCGACGGCAGCTCCTCCCGGAGCGAGTCCAGAAGGTCGGACACGAGCGCCGGCTCCTTGGCGTCCACCAATATGCGCCTCGACCCGGCCTCTATCATCTTGGAGCAGGTGCTCACCGGGACATCCTCCTGGCGAACGACAGCCTGCCGCCGGCGCTGGAGAACCACTTCCTCTCCTCGACCGTCATCTCGCCCCTGTCGACGGAGAGCTTCAGCGGGACGATGCCGATCGCAACGCGCCCGACCATGGACCGCCGGGACACCTCGCGCCGGAAGCCGCACTGCCTGCGCGCGGGGTCGTCTTGGAGCTCCCAGCGCCCCCTGTTCCTGCGCATCACCCTCTTCAACTCCTTGAAACTCTTGGCAATAACCTCCCTGCCCTTCATTGGATCCCCCTTGCCTCCATGGACTGTTTGACGTACGCCGCCATCCACCCGATCGCCGCGAACAGGCGCGGGCCCGGCTTGAGGTTCAGGGGCGACCGCGCCGCGTCCAGAACCTCGGACAGCCTCGCGCACGAGGCTATGCAGGCATCGTCGCCCCACCGCTCCGTCAAGGCGTCTATCTCGGCGGCCTTCGACTGGCTGGATATCTGCAAAGGGCTGTCATAATGCGTCTTGAGGATGTCGGACAGCGCGGACAGCATGGCCTCGGCGAAGTGCACGGACTCACCGGCCTCGTCGGCGGCCTGCGCCGCGGACAGGACGTCGTCGACGGAGCCGGACGCGACCGACCTCAGCGCCCCCGGCATCTGGTCGAGGTAGTAGGAGTACCTCGCGTACTCCCGCAGCACGCTGCGGCTGAGGTAGGGCATCGCCCTGCAGACATCGTCGAGGTTCGCGCGCGAGTGCCCCTGCCTCCTCAGTATCTCGGAGACGTCCGACGGCGACAGCGGCCCGAACCTCACCGGCGTCGCCCTGGACCTCACCGCCGGGCTGAGCCTGCCCTCGTCCGACGCGACCATGACGACGACGGCGCCCGCCACCTCCTCCAGCGTCTTCAGCAGCCCGTAGGAGGCCTGCCTGTTCATCGTCTCGGCGTCGTCGATGACGACCGCGCGCCGCGGCCCCGAGTAGGGCGCCAGGGACAGGTGCGAGGCGACCGACTTCGCGTCGGCCGCCTTTATGACCCTTGACGAGCCGCCCACGTGGAGGAGGTCGGGGACGTCCGGGAAAAGCCTGCAGTTCACGCAGGCGCAGCCCGGGTCCATCGTCCCGGAGCAGACGGCCATCCTCGCGAACTCCCTCGCGACGGCGTTCTTGCCCACCGACCCCGGGCCGTGGAACAGGTAGACACCGGAGGGGTCGCCGGACAGCGCCTTTTCCAGAAGGGACAGCACCTCCTTGTGGCCCACTATCCTCTCGAACACGGCAGGCTCCGATTTTTCCGGTCTCGCTTTGCCGGGCGGCGAAGCCCCCGGCGCGTTTTTTCTCTTCTGTATTGGCTACGGTATTTGTTGTTTCGGCTCGTTCTCATGCCATTTCGTCGACCGTCGCAACCCGTTGCCACTCATAAGGTTGCGGCTGAAGGCCTGCGGCTCCTCCGCCGCTCGGCGGAAGCGTCCAGTGGGCGGTTGAACCCCTCCCATGCGGGAGTGGGCAGGTTCTGACGCGTGCGGGCAGGCCCCCTTCCGGCATTCTTTCCCCCGCCGCTCGCCGTCCCCTATGTCCCCCTGCCGAGGGGGCCTTCGGTCGCGGCTGCCATAACGGGGTGAGTCCCGCACAACGCGAATATAACGGCATGGCACGCCCGTTTTACCCAACTTTCTGCGGTAGGCCGGACGCGGCCGGCAGAATCCCGCCGCGAGCGGTCGGAAACGCCCGCCCGAATCACGGTCCCTCCCCCGATGCGGCCCCCTCGAAGGACGAAACGACATTTTCCGTCCATCCGGGGCAGCTTTTCAGCACCTCCGGGTGCGTGCTGTACAGGTCGAACGCCACCACGCAGTCCGCCCTCTCCATAAGGACGGGCGGCACCTTGGCGGGGGAGACCCTGCGCCTCGTCTTGTGCCTGAACACGATGTCCCTGCCGGGCATGTCGGACAGCGCCCCCTCGACGATGGCGGACTGCGCCTCGGCCGACAGGAGCGCGTTGATGTTCACCAGGGCGGCGCCCGGCAGGGCCCCCTTGGACAGGAAGTCCGTGAACATGCCTATGGACACCGGGTCGGGCGACGTGACTGCCACAATCATACCTTCCTCCCTTCAGGTTCGGGCCGCACCCATAATATAACGGATGGACCCTCCGGGATCCAACGGTCTCCCCGCCTCTTCTGTATTGGCTACGGTATTTGTTGTTTCCACTCCCGCTCCGCGGGAGCGGGGAACAGATCCATACTTCGTATGTATCTATTCCTTAAGGAGGGGGATCCGGGAACGGGGATCCGGGAGGGGGGCCGCGAAAATTTATCAAGTTCGCCGTTTAATGCCGGGGCGTCTTCGTAGTATATTCGAACATAGGCAAACCTGAAAGGACAGGGCGTGGAAGGCGAACTGCAGGAGAGGATGGACGAGTTCAACGAACTGCTGCTCCGCAACACGGCGCTCACCTTCAGCACGGAGGGGGTGACCCGCGACCTGAAGGCGCTGCTGGCCAGGAAGGCCGATTTCGTCGCGCAGTCGGCGGACGCCGCCGCCAGGATCGCCGCGGCGCCCTGCAAGTCGGCTGTCAGGTCCAAGTCCGTGGACGAACTCGTCAGGCACGTGGTCGAGGAGATCAAGGGCACGAACTCGACCCTCAACTACGTCATCATGAAGGTTGTCGAGCGGGAGCAGGCCCTGTCGACGGAGGCCGAGGACTCAAAGCCCAAGCGGAAACCGCCGAAAAGGACTCGAAGGCGCAAGGGGCCGGGCGGTGCCTGAGCCCGAAAAAGACATCCTGTCCGGCATACACCGGGACATCGAGGAGAACGGCTTCTCCTGGCCCGTGGGGCAGGAGCTGCTGATGACCAAGACGGGGGTGCGCCCGAGCGGGGGCGGCGATAACCACGAGGTTTGGACAACGCTCGTGTTCGAGAGGACCGTCGTCGAGATGCGCGCCGCGGAGTGGTGCGGGTATTCGAAGTACGGCGTGGAGATACGCGCCGAGGACAGGAATTGGGAAGAGGAGGCCGCAGGCTCCATGCCCATAACAGGCCCGAGGGGGATCGGAGGCGTTATGGACAAGGAAGTTCTGGAACAGCACGAAGAGCTGAGGCTGAGGGTCGAGGTTCTGTCGGCGAAGCAGGAGATGCTGAGGAGGGCGATTGAAACCGGCACGCACGCGATGACCACGTGCGTGAAGTCCGGCGTCGACGCGGACAAGGGGCTGCCGGACATGGTGGAGGCGGCCGTCGTCATGTTGCGCCGCAGCCTGGACGACATGGAAGGCCAACTCGAACTGTAACCCTCGAGGCCCCGTGAGCGGGGGCCTGCGGCTGTATGCTTTAAGCGAACGATTGTATGCCATGACCATACGATACGGCAGCGTGTGCAGCGGGATAGAGGCGGCGACGGTCGCGTGGCACCCCCTGGGGTGGGAGCCGGCCTGGTTCAGCGAAATCGAGGCGTTCCCGAAGGAGGTGCTGAGGCACCATTACCCGCACGTCCCCGACTTGGGGGACATGACCAGGATAGCCACGGCGATCCGTGGCGGGACGGTCGAGGCCCCGGATGTGCTGGTGGGCGGGACGCCGTGCTTCACCGAGGACACGGTAGTGTTGACCAAGCGCGGGTTGCTGCCAATTAACGAGGTGGTGCCCGGAGATTGGGCGTGGACACACCAAAACAGGTGGAGAAGGGTTGTCGCCTCCATGTCGAGGCTGGCGGACACCATCGTCCTCAAGGGACAGGGCCACCACGGCCTTGAGACGACCATGGAACACCCCTTCCTTGCCAGGGAGAAGAAATCGAGGACGACCCGAAAAAACGGCAAACCCATTCGAAAGACATGGGTAGAACCCCCTGAGTGGGTTGATGCCTATGCCATGAGCGGATCGTTTTGGGCCACGCCGAGTCACATCAACAAGATCCAAATGCCGAAGTTCAAACTCCGCAGTAGCGAAGGCCGCAATCTGCCAAACGGATTCGACGAGGACTTCTTCTGGTTTTTGGGGGCCTGGGTAGGCGATGGCTGGCTACGCACAGATCAAAGGTCTAACAGGCCAAAAGGCCAGATAAACGGGCACGTGCTTCTTTGTGGAAACAAAAAAGACCGTGAATTCCTGGAGGGCAAGATAGCCAAGACGGGCCTGTCGGCATCCGTTGCAAATGAACGAACAACTGTGCGCTTCCAGATATCGTCAAAGCCCCTCTGCCGATGGATCGAGAGGCACTTTGGCAGATATGCCGACGGTAAGAAAATACCAGCATGGATGTTCGGGGCTCCCGAAAAAATCAGAAATGCATTCCTTGACGGATACATGTTTGCCGACGGCGGCCGCTACACACAGCCAAAAGGCGGTGGAAAGCTGTACAGGTCCGCATCCATCAACAGGCACCTCGTGGTTGGTCTCAAGATGCTGTACGCCACCCTCGGACGCGCTTCCACTGTTGTGCGCTGCTCCCCGAAAAGGGACCTCAAGATAGAGGGTAGAAAGGTCAAGGAAAGACCGTTCTACCAGCTGTCCGTATACGACAAGTCGCGCAGTGCGTTCTTCGCCGACGGGTTTCTGTGGGGAAAGGTGAGAAGAGTCTGTAAAGGCCGCAAAAAGATAAGAGTCTACAACATTGAGGTGGCGGACGACAATTCGTACGTCGCCGACGGGTACGTTGTACACAACTGTCAGGCGTTTTCGGTCGCGGGCCTTAGGAGGTCGCTTGACGACGAGCGGGGAAACCTGTCACTGGAGTACGTGAGGATAGCCGATGCAATTGACGACGTTCGATCTGTTCGAGGAGAACAGCCAGTCACCACCCTCTGGGAAAACGTCCCGGGGGTCCTCAACACCAAGGACAATGCCTTCGGATGCCTTTTGGGAGCACTTGCCGGCGAAGACGTGCCAATGGAACCGCCAGGGGGAAGATGGAAGAACGCTGGTTGTGTGTTTGGACCCAAAAGGTCCATATGTTGGCGAGTACTTGATGCCCAATTTTTCGGTCTCGCCCAGAGACGCCGACGTGTGTTTGTTGTCTCAAGTGCTAGAGAGGGGTTCCGTCCACAGGAAATACTATTTGAGTTCGAAGGCGGCCGCGGGGATACTGCGCCGGGCCGAGAGGAGGGGCAAGGAGCTGCCGGGCCAGCTCAGGGCGGCGCTGGAGCAGGCGGCGCGAACACCTACGACCTGAGGGGCCACGGGGACGGCGACACGATCAACGCCCTCGTGGGCGACCACGCCAACCGCCCCACCGACTACACCCCCGTCGTGACGCACGAGCCGGAGCCGCCCCGCGACACCGCGTCGACCCTGACGGCCCGCTACCCCGGCGCGAGCCACCAGTGGGCGCCCCACAACGAGGCCGACAACCTCATACCCATGAAGTCGGTGCTCCCGTTCGACACCACGCAGGTGACATCCAAGTACAACTACAGCCACCCGAAGGAGGGCGACCCGTGCCACCCGCTCGCTGCGGGCGCGCACCCGCCGGCGGTGGCCATGGGGTCGGAGACCGGGCAGGTGGCCGTGGACGTCCGCAACGGCACCCTGGGGGACACGTCGCAGACGGTGCAGTCCGGCGGGGCAAGCCCCAGCGAGAACACCATCCCGCACGTGATATCGCTGCAGGATGTCGGGGCGCGCGACAAGGCCCAGAACGGGCGCGGATGGAACGACGATGGTGTCAGCTACACGGTGGACGCCGCGGCCACGCAGGGTGTCGCCTTCGGGGCAGATCTGTCGCAGAAGGCCGAGGGGATAGGGTTCAAGGAGGAGCAGGCGCCGTGCGTGGCCCCCGGCACGCACCCCGGGCACGGGACTCATGCGATTGTACCCATGTCCGGCGAGACCGGGGCCTGCATGGCGTTCAGCTCCAAGGATGACGGACGAGACGCCTCGGAGGAGGTGTCGCCGACCCTGAGGGCCGGGGCGCACGACGGGAGCCACGCCAACAGCGGGGCCCCGCCGGCGGTCGTGACTGAGATGGAGCCGCTCGCCTTCAAGGCGGGGCAGGGTCCGAAGGCGAGGAGCCTGGGTATAGGGGAGAACGTGTCGCCCACGCTCACCAGCGAAGACAGCGGGAACACGCGCACCCCGACCGTGGCGTTCCAGGCGTGCGGCGCCCGGGCCGACCCCGGCGTCAGCTGCAGCGAGGAGCGCGCCTACACCCTCCCGGCGAACCCGATGAGCGACCGCGGCCAGGCCGTGGCCTTCAAGTCGAGCCACTACACCAGGGGCAAGGACGGGGCGCCGTCGGAGGTCTGCCCGCCCCCGACGAAGGAGGCGGACAAGGGCGACCAGGACCCGCTCGTGCTCGCCGGCGACGAGCCGCCCGCCCGCAGGGTCTACCAGGTGCGCAGGCTCACTGCTCGTGAATGCGAGCGTTTGCAAGGGTTCCCGGACGACTACACCCGGATACCGTGGAGGAAAAAGGGGGCGGAGGACTGCCCGGATGGCCCCAGGTACAAAAGCCTTGGTAACAGCATGGCCGTCACGGTCATGGCGTGGATAGGCCGGAGGATAGACGCTCACCTAAAAGGCGGCACCGCATGAGCAATTATGCCTTAGAGAGCGTCTTGGCGAGGGAGTACACCAAGAAAACAGGCCGGGAGGCTTACGAATTGGTGCAGGATTGGCGACAGAGGCAACTGTGGTACCCCTCCATGCGATACGTGGTATGGCTCGAGAGCAAACTCCGCAAGGCAGGGAAGGCAAAATGAGGATACCCGGGCCCGTCCATTCCATGTACAAGAACGAGCGCGACTACGAGTCGGCCGTGGAGGCCTTGGACAGGTTCATGGGCGAGAGGGCCGAGGTGCCGTCCGAGGACGCCGCGGACCACCTCAAGGGGGTCGTCGGCTACGCGTGCCGCAGCCACCTCGTCGAGATAGCCATGAGGGACAGGCGCTTCATGATGAACGGCGACGAGACCGTCAAGAGGCGCATCATCAAGGATGTGCGGCCGCCCGAGACCCTGTGGTTCGGCACGGTCCTTGGCATGGTGGACTCGTTCGTGAGGAACGGGGCGTCCAGCAAGACCAAGGGGTACATAAAGGTCCACGGGACCCCGGGGGCGGCCCTCATCCACGCCAGGCGGTACAAGATGCGCGGGCGCATGGCGGCCGTCAAGGTGGACGCCGAGGCCATGGTGGCGGACGGCAAGAGGTTCACCATGTACGAGGACGGTGTCTACTGCGTGAGGAGCATAGAACCGGGGTACTTCGTGAGGCTCGACGGAGGACCCGTGATCGAAATGGAGAGCCCGTACTAGGGCGCCGCCGGGGCACTTCCACGGAAAGGGGGACGTTTCATGCTCAAACTGAAGGCTTTCGTCTTGATTTTCCCGCTTATCGGGTTCGTGGTGGCTTCCACGCAATGGGCGTTCATGGACGCGGCCTGCATGTCCGCGCTGACGGCGATATGGCGCGGGATCTGCGTGGGGGTCGTGTGCGTCGTCGGCGCGGCTCTGCTCCTGGTCCTCTACGGGATGTTCAGGAAGGGGTTGGACTTGGCCGAGGAGGCCAAGAGGAGAAAGAGGGAGAAGCGGCGGAAACGTTGACACGTGGGCACGGTGCGCAAGTTCCGTGACAAAGGGCAATAAAGGGGCAATAGGGGTTTGGACACGATAAAAGGCGTGGTGCAGAGGATAGTGTACGAGGCGGGCTCCAGCGACTTCAAGGTCTTCAGGCTGCGCCGCAAGGACAGATCGATCATATCGGTGACGGGCGACTTCCCGAGCCTGATACAGGGCGCCGCCATCGAGGTGCACGGCAACTTCAAGACCCACCCGAAGTACGGCGTGGGGTTCAAGGCCGACGCCCACACGCACACGCACGACGGGTCGGCGAGGGGGATGTGCCTGTACCTGATGTCGATCGCCAAATTCGTGGGTCCGGACAAGTCCGCGAGGCTCGCGGAGCACTTCGGGGAGGGCCTCGAGAAGGTCATCGAGAGCGAGCCGGACAGGCTCACGGAGGTCGAAGGCATCGGCCCGGGCGTGGCGTCGAGCATCGTCGAGGCTTGGGCCATGAACAAGACGCTCAAGGATGTCAAGATATTCCTGCACGGCCTCGGGCTGACCGACAGGCGCATCCGCAGGATACTGACGTCGTACGGGCCCGACAGCGAGAGTATTTTGAAGGAGGACCCCTGGAGCCTGACCGTGCACGGGTTCGGGTTCGGGACGTGCGACCACATCGCGCAGAGGCTCGGCAAGGACAGGGGCGATCCGCTGCGCTGGCGCGGGTTCACGGTTCACGCGCTCGCGAAGTGCTCCGGGGCGGGCCACCTGTTCCTGACCCGCGACAACCTCATCGCCGCCTACAACCAATACAGCACCGCGTCGCAGTGGCCGTTCATGGACGGGGAGATACTGTGGGGGCACATCGAGCCGCACATCGGGTCCGCCGTGTCCCTCGGCATGGTGGTCGTCGACGGCCCGCGGCTGTACGGCACCCCCTCGTTTTTCCACGAGAGCGAGTCGGCCCGCCTCGTCCACAAGATGCTCTCCACGGACGGGAAGCTGGACCTGGGCAGGGTAAACCCCGACAAGTTCATCGGGAAATACGAGGAGCTGGAGGGCATCACCCTCTCGGACGCGCAGCGGGACGCCGTCCGCTCCTTCCTGACCGACAAGATGCTCATCATCACGGGCGGCCCGGGGACGGGCAAGACGACCATAGTCCGCGCCCTTGTGTCCATCCTGAGCATGCTCAACGCCTCCTTCGAGCTGCTGACGCCGACGGGCATCTCCGCGAAGAAGCTCGGCACGACGGCGGGGTGCCCGGCCTACACGATACACCGGCGGCTCGGCTACAAGGGGGATCGGTGGGACTTCAACGCCCTCGTCAAGTACCCGACGCAGGCCGTCATAGTCGACGAGACGTCCATGGTGGACCAGGAGGTGCTGTACAGGCTGCTGTCGGCGCTCCTGCCGTCCACGAAGATCGTGTTCGTCGGCGACAACGACCAGCTCCCGTCCGTCGGCCCGGGGTCGGTGCTGCGGGAGCTGATCGAGTCGGGGTGCGTCAAGACGATATTCCTGGACAAGATATTCAGGCAGGAGCGCCAGTCGGACATCATCAAGGCGGCGAAGAGGATACGCGACGGGGACCCCGACCTGTCCCTGTTCAAGGCCGACAAGGCGGCCGACATATGGCTCGTCCGGGGCAGGGACCACTCGGCGCTGGAGAGGACGGTCGTGTCGCTGGCGACGCAGATCATGGCGCACAACCGGGCCTCCGCGGACAAGAAGCACTTCCAGATCATAACGCCTCGCAACAGCGGCCCGCTGAGCGTGGACTCCCTGAACGAGGCCCTGCAGGCGGCCCTGAACCCGCCGTCGCCCGACAAGAAGGAGTTCATGGTGAACCGGGTTCCGATACGCAAGGGCGACCGGGTCATCGTGAAGAAGAACAACTACCAGCTGGAGGTGTTCAACGGCGACATCGGCAAGGTGGCGTTCGTGACGCCCGACCACGTGACCGTGGACATAGAGGATTACAACGATGCGACCCGGCGAGTGGACATACCGATGCGCGAGGCCGACGAAATGCTGCGGATGGCGTATGCCATAACGGTGCACCGGGCGCAGGGCCTGGAGTACCCGCTGGTGATCATGCCGTTCGTGCAGGCCCACGGCCGCATGCTCCTGCAGCGCAACCTCCTCTACACGGCCTTGACGCGCGCAAAGCGCAAGGTCATAGTGCTGGGGCAGGCGAGCGCCTTGGAGAAGGCGATAGCGAACGACAGGATACAGCGCAGGAACACCCTCCTCGCGGAGCGCATCAGGCAGTGGGGGAGGGGCGAGGGGCGCACGCTTCGGTCGCTGTTCCCGAACCCGGAGGATTACAGAGCGGCCGAAACCCTGAAAAGGCTGCTTTCGTACGAGGCAAACTCCTGATGCCCGGCGTGTACTACAACGAGATAGATCCCAAGGCCGCCGCATGGTTGAGGCAGCTAATGGAGGACGGTCTGATACCCAGGGGGGTAGTCGATGAACGAAGCATCGCGGAGGTTGGAGACGATGAACCTCTTCGATACACCCAATGCCACTTCTTCGCAGGCATCGGGGGGTGGGCAAGGAGCCTCCGGCTCGCGGGGTGGCCGGAGGACAGGCCAATCTGGACAGGGTCGTGCCCCTGCCAGCCGTTCTCGAACGCCGGTAAGCGAAAAGGTGCGGGCGATTCGCGCCACCTCTGGCCAGAGTTCTTCCGCCTCATCGAGGAGTGTCGACCTCCAACTGTCGTTGGAGAGCAGGTTGCGAGCGCGGATGGGCGCCTCTGGCTCGCCGGAGTACGGGCTGATCTGGAGACATTGGGATATGGCGTTGGGGGCGCCGATCTGTGCGCTGCGGGGGTCGGTGCCCCGCACATCAGGCAACGGCTCTGGTGGGTCGCAGACTCCGACGGCGGGGGCCCAGCGCAAGAGCAGGCGGGCGATAATGAAGTCGGTGGACAACGGCCGGAGGTCGGGCGGCGGTCAGTCAAGCTCGCCGGGCCTGGGGCAGGGGGCGGAGCCGACCAGGGGGAAGTCGGGGCTGCAGGACGCGGCGGGGTGGCCCACGCCACAGACGTACGACGTGGGCGAGGCCCGCAAGGACAGAATGCCAGGGCAGATGCCGACCCACTCGTATCGTTGGAATCTGAAGGATGCGGCGCAGATAGTGGACAACAGGGCCGGGTGGCGGTCCCCAAATCTCGGGAGCGGGATAACGCTGGACAGGCTGGTGACGAAGGACGGGGAGCCGTGGACTCCGGGTCAGAGGGCCTACGACAAGGACACGGGAAGGCTGTGCGAGGTGGGCCTGGACCAGGAGGTGCAGCTGGCGGGGTGGCTCAGCCCGCAGGCGGACGACTCGAGAGGGGTCGGCGGGGCCGGGAGCAGGGAGAACCACCAGTCGATGCTCCACCACCAGGTGCAAAAGGCGGAGGGCGCGGCGGGGTGGCCGACGGCCCGGGCGACGGATTCGATAGTCCGGCACAGCCAGCGGTGGATGAGGAAGCGGATCGAGGAGCACAGGGACGTGGATTTGACGACGATGGCGAACACGGCGGGGTATCCGACGCCGAGGACGGTGACGGGCGGCCCCGAGAGCGGAGAGAGGAAAAAGGAGCTGGGGAGGACGAAGAGCGGCGGGGGCGACCTGCAGTCGGCGGCGCTCCTGTTTGGAACGGGCCAACCGAGTGGCACATCTGCTCAGACGGGAAGGCCAGGAGGATTCCGGCTCAATCCGTTCTTCGCGGGGTGGATGATGGGATACCCGAGGGAATGGACCTTTTCGGGGCTGAGGGCTGTTACCCGCTCGCCCGGAAAATCGAAGGGCGGTCGCCAATCCTCAAAGGGTACGGCAACGCGATAGTGCCGCAGGTCGGCGCGGAGTTTGTCATGGCCTATTTGGAAACGACCGAAAGCGCGAGGTAGGATGGGCGGGGCGTATTACAACGAGATAGATCCCAAGGCCGCGGCATGGCTCAGGGAACTCATAAAGGAAGGGCTGATACCCGATGGAGAAGTCGATGAACGGAGCGTCGCCGAAGTTGGAGACGATGAACCTCTTCGATACACCCAATGCCACTTCTTCGCAGGCATCGGGGGGTGGGCAAGGAGCCTCCGGCTCGCAGGCTGGCCCGACGACCGACCGGTCTGGACGGGATCCTGCCCCTGCCAGCCATTCTCCTGTGCGGGGCGCGGACTCGGAACTGACGACCCCCGCCATCTTTGGCCCCAGTTCAGAAGGCTCGTCGCCGAGTGCCGCCCTCCAGTCGTCTTTGGAGAGCAGGTTGCGAGCAAGGCTGGGCGCCTATGGCTCTCCGGAATACAGGCTGACCTGGAAGCATTGGGATATGCCGTCGGGGCTGCCGATCTGTGCGCTGCGGGCATCGGCGCGCCGCATATCAGGCAAAGGCTCTGGTGGGTGGCCGACTCCAATGCAGATGGATCATTGGATGACGAACAATCCGAGGAAGGACGGGAGACAGAACCAACTTCCAAACATAGCGGCGCAGGCGGGATGGCCCAGCCCGATGGCAAACGAGAAGCGCAACCGCACGGTGAACCGGACGAACCCGGGGGCGGCGTGGGAGCCGAAGACAAGCCTGACGGACCTCGCATACATGGATTCTGGGCGGACGCAGCCTACATCCCCTGTGCAGACGGAAAAGCGAGGCGCATTGAACCCGGAATTAGCCCGTTGGCTTATGGGGTATCCGGCAGAGTGGGGCTCCTGCGGGGCTACGGCAATGCGATCGTTCCAGAAGTCGCGGCGGAGTTCGTCCGGGCGTACACGGAGGTGAAGAATGAAAGTGCTGGTTGAGTTCCTCAAGTTGAAGTTCGTAGAGACAAGCGGGGCCATCAAGTCGCTTGGAAGATGCCTGCTCGAGTTTTCGGTTGTGCTGGCTCTGATGGTTGCCGCAGCAGTTGCCATGTGGATTCCGGGGTATCTGGCGATAGGGATCCTCGCATGGGTCAACATGCCGTTGGTTGTGGTTATCCTGAATTCATTCGAATCCGATGCACTCTTGTGCGGACCAATCTTGATGGCATCGGCGCTCACAATCCTCGGGCTATTGGGTTTTCTTGCCTGGGAGATGCTCAAATGGCTGCACTCCAATTGGGAACAGGCGAAGAGAAACGTTCAGGATCGGGAGTCGGCAGGTCAGATTTCAGGTTAAATCCGGCCGCCCGCGGTAGTATATTCGGTTAGGCGGCAAAGTTTCAGGTTCCGAGCGCACCCGATCGGGTGCAAAAAAGCGTCAGACGGCAACGTCATACCCGAACGGGTATAAAGGAGAACACATGAGCGTCGAACCCGCCGTGATCTACGACGAACTCCTTGCGGTCAAGGTCGAATTGGACTTCGAGGACGACCCCCGCCCCTCCACCCTGCAGGACAAGATCATCGAGTGCAACGGGGCCATGCGCAAGGTCGAGAAGCGCATGATACAGGTGACCCGCGAACTCGCGGGGCGCGAGAAGGATCTCAAGATCGAGGAGGCCCGCCTGGAGGTCAAGAAGCGCAGCCTTCTGATCAACGACCCTGAGATAAAGAAGAAGCCGACCGGCAAGGAGCGGGAGGCGGCCGCGGACGAGATGCTCGAAGGTGATCTCAAGAAGCTTCTCGATATGGGGAACGCGGTGGCGGAACTGCACAACCTGCAGTCCTCCATCAAGCTGGTCCACCAGAACTTGAAGACGACCAACTCCGACATCCGCACTCTCATGCGGATTATGGAGCAGCAGATATCCAGGCTCAACGTCGGCACGAGGGACGACAAAGAGGTCAAGGATCTCATGGACGGCCTGGGGGAGGCCGACGAACTGGACGGGGAGATGACGTTGGACGATGTCGAGTCATCGGCCGAGGGGGACGAGGCGCGGGAGCCGGACGGCCCGGCAGGGGAGGGGATCCAAGATCAGACGGACACCCCCTCCGACGGGGACGGTAGCGACGGCGCCGAGGACGAACTCGATTCGCTGGAGTCGTTCATCGCCGACGGGGATTCGGAGTCCAATGGGGGCGAAGAGGCCCCCGACGACGAACCCAAAGGCGACGGCGACGACGGATCCGCTCAATCGGCGGTCGCGATCGAAGGCGAGCCAGACAACGCTCAAAACGTAGACGCGACGGAGGCCGCCGGAAACGGCGGCGGAGGATCCGACGAAGGGGGGCTCGACATCGACTTGGGCGACATCCTGGGGGGCGACGCGGAGGCGGCGCCACCGAAACCCCAGGACAAGCCCGCGGAGCCGGCGGGGGAGACGAAGCCGGAGGGGCCGCCCCCCAAGCAGGATGGTTCGGGGGACGACTTCGACATCGAGGACCTCCTTGGGAGCCTCGATGTCTAGCGAGGGCCGGAAGGGCATGGACATAGGCCAGATCGTCATGGACGGCATGAGAGACGTCGTCCGCGAGCGCCTCGGCGAAAAGGCCGCGTCCAAGCTTGACTGCAAGGATGCGCGGAAGCGCATCTCCAAGAGGGTCTTCCAGTACTTATTCCACGAGCTGTTGGCCACCGGGAAGGTGCGACTCCCGCCCGGGCTCGGCACGCTGCAGGTGATGGGCGTGAAGCGGAAGGTGGTCAAGGTCTTCGACAAAAAGAGCAACACAATGGTCGAGAGGCGTGTGAGCGGCAAAAGGGTCGTTTACAGGCCGGGAGACACAATCCGCGAATTCCTATAGGGAGCGCAAGAGGAGAGTAGCCATGGCTGTTGAGGAGTTTGGATTCGACAGGGAAGACATCCAGCCCACCAGGTTCAAGAAGTACAAGGGCAAGGCCGGAAAGACAGACCGCGTCGCCATCGTGTTCGACGAGGGGCAGAAGCCCTGCGTCGGCGCTACGTGCCACTTCAAGGACAGGTACTTCCTGTGCAAGAGCACGGACGAGAAGAAGGAGATCTGCTGCCTGCACAGCTACGAAGGGAACATACCGAAGACGCGGGTGGCATGCATCATCATCATCTACGACATCGCCGAGAAGGAGGGCAAGAAGTCCCTCCGGGGCTACGAGCTGATCCCGTGGATCTTCAGCGAGGCGACCTACAGGAAGCTCAACATCCTCGGCAAGGAGTGGCCGCTGGACAAGCACGACCTCCTGCTGACGTGCACGAACGAGGATTTCCAGACCATCGAGGTCAACAACTGCAAGGAGTGCTTCTGGAAGTCCAGCGACGACCTCAAGAGGAAGATCATCGCCGAGGCCGACAAGCTGCGGCCGACGCTCGGGCGCCAGCTCGCCGCCGATCTCAGCATCTCGGAGATCCGTGAGCAGCTGGGCATCGACGCCCCGGGCGCCGAGGACGCCGCCGTCGACGTGAACATCGGCGACGTCGTCGGGAACCTGTAGCCCATGCCGCGCATTCTCGGGCTGGATCCATCCCTGCAGAAGGCGGGGTACGTCGTATTGGACAGCGGCGGCCCGGACTCGGAGACGGTCGAGAGGGGGCTCCTCAAGACGTCGCCGAGGGACGGCGTCACCGTCCAGAGGCTCGTGATCCAGTCCGAGCGCGTGGGCGCGCTCATGTCGAGGCACGGAATCAGGTTCGTGGGCATGGAGGCCCCGTTCTTCGGGGCGGGAAGCACGGAGGTGCTGTTCGCGCTGAACCAATTCCTCCACCGGGTCTTTTTGGACGCCGGGGCCTACGTGGTGTGTTTCCCGCCCCAGATGCTGAAGAAGCTGGTGTTCCCCGACACGAGCGTGGCCGAGGTCCACAAGCCGCACATGATCCACAGGGCAAAAGAGGCCTTGGGCCTCGTCGGAAAGAGGCTCGCGGAGGATGTCGCGGACGCCTATTGGGCCGGGATCTTCGGCGAGAGGTTCTACAGGTGGCACATAGAAAAGACGCTGCCGACGGAGGGGCTCGGCGAGTACGAGCGGCACACCTTCTGCGGCAAGCACGAGTACACCCGCGGCCCGAAGAAGGGCTACACCGATCTCACCGGGATCGTGTACAGGGAGAACGAACTGTTCTTCGACTTTGAGGCCATCAAAAGGAGAGCGAAGGAAGCCCATGCCAAGAAAAAAGCCGAAGCAAAAGTCAAAGGCGCCAAAAGAGCCAAGCAGCGGTAAGGCGTCCGACGCCGAGGCCCTCGCCTTCATAGAGGGTTTGAAGAAGGAGGGCGTCGTCGGCGACATCAAGAAGAAGATCGACTTCGTGTCGACCGGATCGTGGGTCGTCAACCGCCTCATCGGCGACGGCACCCACGACGACCGCCCGGGCGGCGTGCCGCGCGGATACATGACGGAGATATATGGCGACGAGGGGTGCGGCAAGACGACCCTCGGGCTGCACATCGCCAAACAGGCCATCGACGCGGGCGAACGCGTGGTCTACGCGGACTTCGAGAAGAGCCTCCGGACGCAGTTCAAGTACATAGAGAACATCGGGCTGGACATTTCGCCGCCGAATTTCCTCCATCTCGAGCCGAACAACTTCGAGGAGGGCGTGAAGCTCATCGGGAAGGCGATGATGATGCTGTCCCCGGCGGTCATCATCGTGGACTCGGTGACGACCATGATACCGAAGGCCGCGTTCGAGGCCGACGCCGACGAGGGCGTCCAGGTCGGGCTCCACGCGAAGCTGACCGGCTCGTGGCTGAATTGGATGCAGAAGCGTTTGACGAGGAAGAACGTCGCCCTCGTGCTCATCAACCAGATGCGGAGCAACATCAAGACCGACATCTACGACACCGCCCCGAAGGAGATAACTTCCGGCGGCCGCGCCATCCGGTTCTACACGACGGTCAGAGTCCACATGCGGACGTCGTCCAAAGAGATGGTCGACAACATAAGCGTCATCACCGGGGTGTCCGAAAAGAAAGCCATCAGCCAGACCATCAAGGTCTTCATCGAGAAGAACAAGCTGGACATGCCGTTCAAGTCCGGGCCGATCTACATCCAGTTCGGGCAGGGCATCGACAACGTCCTGTCGCTCGTCGAACTGGCATGCAACCGCAAGATCATCAAGGGGAGCGGCGCCTGGTTCTCGTGGGAGGACAAGGACACCGGGCTCTCGTTCAAGGTGCAGGGAAAGTCGGCCCTCAAGAAGCACCTCGAGGAGAACCCCGAGATACTCGAGGTCATCAAGCCCAAGCTCGTCCCCAGCCGCGACGAAACCGAGATGGACAACGCGATGAGGAAGCTTGAGGCCAGGGGCATCGGCAACCTCACCAAGGAGGAGAAGGAGCAGCTGAAGGCGATACGCAAGGCCAAGGGGATGTCCGTCAACGACCTCGACATGAATTCGGAGGACGCCGACGACCTCGCCGAGCTGGAAGAGGCCATCGACACGGGCAAGAAGGAGGAGTAGGGTTTGGTACGGGTCGAGATAACGAACTACGAGTCCATCGACCACGCCGTCATCGAGATCGACGGCTTCACGACGGTCGTGGGGCCCAACTACAGCGGCAAGAGCGCCGCGATGAGGGCGATCAACGCGGCCCTCACCAACCAATCGGGCATGGAGTTCGTGCGGTGGGGGCAGGACTACTGCGAGGTGCGCATAGAGGCCCCCGGCCTCGACCTGCTGTGGCACAAGGAGGAGGGGAACAACCATTACGTCGTCAACGGGAGCAGATACGCCAAGATAGGACGCGACGAGCCGCCGCGCGAGGTCAGCCAGCTCGGCTACGGCACCGTCAAGGTGTCCGGGCAGAAGCACGACCTCCACTACGCCGACCAGTTCACCCCGCTGTTCCTCGTGGACGACCAAAACACGAAGACGGCCGACCTGGTGGCGTCCGTCTACGGGCTGGACAGGCTCTACAAGGCGTCGGAACTGTGCAGCAAGGATCAGCGCTCGAACGACTCGCTGCTGAAGGTGCGCAAGAGGGACTTGGAGGACGCAAGGTCGGATCTCAAGAGGTTCGAGGGTCTCGACGACGTGCTACGCAAGGCGAAGGCCATCAAGGCGGCGCGCGAGCGGATAGACGAGGGCCGGGCGCAAATAGATCGGGCCTCCTCCTGGGCGAGGGCCATGTCGGAGGCCTCCATCAAGTGCAAGAGGCTGAGGCCGGCCGCTGGCGTGCCGATTCCGGAATCCGACACCCTCGCGGGGGATCTTCAAAGGTACGGCGCCGCCCGGGGATTCCTCGACCGCATCGGGCGGCTGCAGTCGGAGACGGCGGCGTTGAGGCCGGCCGCGGAGGCGGTGCTGCCGGATTCCGGGCCGCTCGGCGCGCGCGTGGGGGAGCTAAGTGGTGCGAGGGGCATGCTGTCCAGACTCCAGGCGGTCGCCGCGGAGGAGCGGGGGCTGAGGGGCGTTTTGGAGGTTTCAGTCCCCGAGTCCATGTCGGCCGGCCTGCGCGACTCGATGGAGAGGGTTTCCCGCGCCAAGGGGTATATCGAGTCTCTCAAGTCCGGCAAAGCGGAGATTTCCTCGCTGAAGACCCAACTGTCGAAATGCGAGGCCGATCTGGAAACGGTCGAGGATGAGCGGGCGTCATTTGACAGGTGTCCGCTCTGCAACCAGAAGTTGGAGGCGGCGTGATGCTCGAAACGGCTACAAGGTTCATCACGTTCGCCGACGTGCATGCCAGCGCCATCAACCCCGGGTCGCGCATCGGCGACTATCTGGGCGACATCCTCGCGAAGCTCGTGCAGATAGGCAGGGTCGGGAGGAAGGTCGGCGCGCACTTCTACATCCTCGCCGGCGACCTGTTCAACTTGAAACAGCCGATTCGCAACCCCCATAGCCTGAACCGGGTGCTCGCGGAGGTGTTCAAGGAATACGGCGCCCCGATATACGCGACCGAGGGCAACCACGATCTGCGAAACGACAGTTACGAGACATTCGACGAGCAGCCCCTTAGCGTGCTCTACGAGACCGGGGTCCTCGTACAGGCCCGGGACGAGCTGTTCACCTTGGAAAACGGGATGTCCATACAGATACGGTCGTTCCCGTTCGAGGAGAATCCCGACATCAACTCGATGCCGGCATGCAACAGGGTGGCCGACTACCACATAGCCATCCTACACCTGTACTCCAGCCCCTCGGGGGGCAGCCTTCATGGCATGCGGGTCTACTCCTACCCGGAGATAGCCGGGTTGGGGGACGACATGTTCGTCATGGGCCACTACCACATAGACCAAGGCATCCGGGTCGTGCGCCACGGCGACCGTGACGCGACGTTCGTGAACGTCGGGGCCATAAGCCGCGGTAGCTTGGTCGATGACAACCTCGACAGGATCCCGCGAATCGGATATGTGACGCTCCACAACATTGTCAGGGAGGGCCCGATGGGACCCAAGGTGATGGACGGGGCGACGGTGGACGCGAAGTCCGTGCGGCTGAAGGTCAAACCGGCCGGGGAGGTGTTCGACCTCGAGGCCAAAGAGGACGAAAAGAGGAGGATGGGCGAGGCCGAGGCCTTCGTGGAGAAGTTGAGGATCGAGGAGGACGAGGAGGGGGGCACGGACAGGCTGGACGAGGCCATCGACTCCCTCGACGTGGACAAGGACGTGCTCGACAGCGTGCGGCACTACCTGCAGGAAGCGGACATATCGCTCAAGGACGTCAAATGAAGCTGTCGTACACGGAATACCGAAGGTATCTCGACTGCCCGCGCCTCTATAGGATGAAAAGGGACAGGATCGAGCCGCCCGAGAGGGAGAGCAGGTACTTTGCGCTGTACGGCCTCCTCGTTGAGAGATTCTTCGAGAGGTACACGAACCGCATCTGCAAAACCGGGCGCGTCCTCAAGGACGAGGAGGTCCGATACCTCCTCGGGGAAATGTGGAAGATAACCCTCGACGAGAACTACGTCGTGTGGACCGACCCGTGGGTCAAGCAGACCGAGGATCAGATTTTCGAGACGGCCTATGAGGATGTCCTCGAAAATATGAGGAAGTTCGACTTCTGGGGGCACGCGAGGGCTGAAGTCCCCTTCCGCATCAACCTGAGGAAGTCCGGGGACGCACTGACCTGCCGCATGGACTTCATCCACACCCCGGAGGACGGCTCCGGCGTCGAGATACTCGACGGCAAGGGCAAGATGAAGATCGACAAGGACGCCGACTTGGAGCAGCTGTATTTTTACGCACTCGTGTATCTGCTCCGCAACGGGCGGCTTCCGAAGAGAATCGGCTTCCTCTACTACAGGTTCAAGCTCATAAAGTACATCGACTTCGATGCGGACACGATACTCTCGTTCAGGGACAAGCTCGCCCTCGTGAAGACTTCGATAAAGAGGGACACCGAGTTCGCCCCAAAGGTGAAACTGAGCAAGCACTGCCGCTGGTGCCCGTACAGGTTCGACTGCGACGCCTTCCGCATGAAGAAGGAGGCCAACGCCAAGAAGCGGAACAAGGGCATCGAGGGTTGGGCGGGGCAGGCCGTGGAACTGGATCTATAGGAGGGCCGGATGGCCGACCAGGTTGAGAGATTCAAGGAGCTCGAGGCGCGGAGGCAGGAACTGTCCACCAAGAAGATAAGGCTGGAGGAGCAGTACAACGCCAAGCGCGAAACCCTGGCCGCCCTCATCGAGGAGGTCAAGGGGGCCGGCTACGACCCGAAGACGTTGAAGAAGACCATATCGGAGATGGAAAAGAAACTCGCCGCGGACATCGAGGAGTTTGAGGCGGCCATAAACAATGCCTCCCGGCAGCTGGCATCAATCGAGTCCTGACCGGGGGCGAAAGGAGACTCAAGATGGAGATACGCGTTTCGAAAAAGGAACTCCAAAGGGCGGTGTCCGTCACGCGAAGGGCCCTTTCCAAGGTCATCATCCAGCAGGAGCGCGGCCATATCCTGATGTCGGTGTCCGATGGGAAGATGGTGGTGTCCGGGACCAACAACGACTTGAAGGCGCTGTGCGTCGTGGATGTCCAATGCTCGGGCGGGGGCAGGGCGGAGTTCACGGCGGATCCCAAGATATTGGGGAACGTGCTGAACAAGGTCGATCTCGCGGAGGTCACCATGTCCTACGACGAGGGGGAGCAGTCCGTCAAGGTGTACACGGCGGACGGGGGTTCATCGTTCGCGACCCTGCAGTCGTTCCCGGCTTCGATGATGCTCTCCTTCACCCCGAACACCAACAGGCAGGCCACGCCCGTCCCGAGGGCGATGCTTCAGTCGTCGCTTGACTACGCCGTCCGCTACCTGTCGAAGATGACCGAGGACTCCCGCAACTTCGACATCGTGACCGTGTCCAAGGGCATCATGTACGCGGCCAACGGCCTCAACATGCTCGGGTTCATGGTTTCGAAATCCCTGGAGGCGGTCAGCGACCTGCGGCTCCGCAAGGCCGTCATCCCCATGCTGTCCGGCGTCCTCAAGGAGATCGACGACGAAACAGTCAGCGTCATCCAGACGGCGTCCGAGGTGGGGATCGAAACCCCGTCGGCGTATTTCACGGCGCTCAAGCCGGCCGCGGAGCCACCCTCCGTCCCTACCGAACTCATAAAGTCGGAGGGCCCGCACACGGTCGTCGACCGCAAGCTGCTGCTGAGGCACCTCGACAGGCTTGCCATATCGCACACCGGGACGCCGGGCATCATCGGCATCGACATAACCGTCGGCGGGGCCGGGGACTCGTCCTACATCGACATGTCCCTGCAATCGTCCAAAAGCATCGAGAGGGTGCCGTGCCAGAGGGTGGACGACGGCAACGCGGAACCGGTCACGCACATGGTCGAGTACAAGATCCTGAAGGCGGTCCTCGGTTCGTTCGAGCATGGGGATCGCGTCCGGCTGCACATCAACGAGGAGGGCGGCAAGTCGTTCAAGGCCTATGACAAGGGCACCATCGGCGAGGATCAGTTCGTGGCGGTCGGCATCGGCGGCTACGCCAAGCTGAGGTAGACCATGGACGCCGCCGTCTACGAATCCTTTGTCAAGAGGGTCAGCATCGCCGAGGGCATGCGGAGGTCAAAGCTGGAGGACGAGAGCCGCCTGTCCGGGGAGGTGTCGGGGCTCCAGGAGAGGTCGGATCTCCTCCGTCTGACCGAAAAGGTCATCAAGCACCTCATTGACAGGCTTGCCAAGGGCGATCTCGAGCGCATGGACAGGCTCGTGACCTACGGGCTTGAAACGGTGTTCCCCGGCCGCAACATAACTTTCGCATCGCGCCTCGAGGAGCGCGGCAAGCGGATGCGCGTCGCGCTCAGGACCATCCAAGACGACATGGAGGTGTCCCCGGCATCCAAGAGCAGCGTGCAGGTCATCGAAAGCTTCATACTCCGGCTCATCTGCATGCGCAAGCTCAAGCGGGCGCCGCTTATGATGCTCGACGAAACGTTCGCCGCCGTGGACAGTACGAACATAGACAACGTGGGGAAGCTCATAACGCAGCTGTCGGAGAAAACGGGGATGGATATCCTTGTCGTGACGCATCTTCCGCAATTCGCCGAATGGGGCCGCCACATATACAGGATAAGCCAGCGCGGAGGCACCGCCCGCGTGGAGAAAATACGATGAGAGTGTATATCCAGCTGGATGTCCAGAACCTGTTTTTCGCCGCCAAGGACATCGGCAAACGCGTCGACTTCATGAAGATCCGCGACCATTTCAAATCCACGGACGATGAGATAGTCGAGATGGTGGCGTACACCATTCGGACGCCGGACGCGGACTACAAGCGGTTTGAGCATTTCATGAAGTCGCTCGGTTACCTCCTTTCGGTGAAGAAGGCGCAGGTCACCACGGGCGCGGACGGACAGCGGGTGTACAAGAACACCGACCAGGACATGGCCATCTGCATCGACTGCCTTGAGAATGTGGACAAGTTCGACAAGTGGGTGATCATGTCCGGGGACGGCGACTTCATCGACCTCTGCCGGCACCTCAAGTCGAAGGGCAAGGCGGTGGAGGTGTGGTCGCTCGGGGGATCCAGTTTCAACAAGGGGTTCTGCGACTACGCCGACGTCATCAGGTTCCTCAACAAGAATTTCTTCTTCGAGAAGCCGTCCCATGACGACGCGTATCGCGGGTGCGGATACACCGGACGAAGCGGCGCGGGGGAGGGGGAGGGCGGATGAAAAGCCCGGGCGTGATATACAGGCAGTACAGGCAGGCCCGGAAGCTGGCGTTCATACGGGCCGTGTCCAAGGCGCGGAGAAAGACCCACGAGAGCTGCCACTATTCGGCCTGCATCAACTACAACGATGTCGACGGGGCCGAGAAAAGCGTCAAGCTGTGTCTGCTGCGGCCAGACAACCTGGACGTGTGCACGAACCCCAGGGACTGCAACGCGTTCGCCCGGCGCTGGTCGGACGCGCAGGTCGCCGAGGAGTTCGAACGCATCATGGCCAACGACGCCGAGAAGAAAAAGACCTTCCCGGAACTCTGGGCCTACGAGTGGGTGCTGGACAAGTCCCTCAAGGAGGCAAGGGACTCCGGCGGTGTCTTTACCTCTTTGGTCGTTTTCCTCATATCGTTCCTGGAGTCGATTCTAAGGGCTGTCGGCGGCAGGAAGAGGCTGATGGAGTAGAATATGCCCGCCGCGCGCAAAAGGAAGTGGGAGGCGCAGGAGACATGCGTCTGCTTCAACTTCATTAACCTCCTCAGGAATGTGAGGTCGGAGGTGCGGACCCGCGTCGACCGCGGAAAGGAGCCGGAGCGATACCGGGCGGAGATATTGGCGGGGCTGGAGGCGTACGAGGTCAACGGGCAGAGGTTCAAGTACTCCACCGTGCCGAACAGGCTCGGGGGCGTGCGGTGGTATGTGCGCTGCCCCAAGTGCGATTCCAGGACGATGAAGCTGTTTCTGCCGACTCGCTACCCCGACAGGGAGCAGCGGTATCTTTGCGCCAAGTGCCACAGACTCCAGCAGACCTCCCTGGTGAAAGGTAAGTCCAAGAAATACAAGACGATAATACGGCCGCTGAAGCGGATGCAGAAACTGAAGGACATGCTGATGAACACCCATCTGACACCCGACGAGGCGAAGCCGTTGATAGACGAATACGAGAATCTGTCGAAAAACCTGAAAAACACGCCGGAATACCGACTGTGGAAGTTCAAGATGGAACACGGGGGGCTGGGCTGACACCGTTAATCTATTCATAAGGCATTGGATGTGTAACCTATCGGGGGACACGTCCATGATTGAGTCGGTGATGCGGGTCGTTACCGCATACAAAAGGCGCTTCGTCAGGAAGCTCAAGCGAAGAAGCCCCGCCGAACGCCTGAAGTCCCGCAGGTATTACCGGGCGAACAAGAACAAGATACGGATTCAAAGGAGACGGTATCTCCGGAAGAACCGCCTCTTCATGCGGTCGAGGAAGCTTTTCAAGAGGGTGAAGCCCAGCTGGCTGTCCCCGAAGAAGACGAAGCCGCCGACGATGAAGTCAAAGAGGAAGGCGCCCAAGAGGCACACCCCGGTCAGCAGACCGAGGAAGATCAACATAGCGAAGCCGCCAAAGCCGCGGGCCAGGAAGGCACATGTCCCCAAAAGACGCACCCCGTCCGCCCCAAAGCCGTCCAGGCCAAGACCGAGATCCACAAGGGCGCACGCCTAGCAGCCCCCCGGGGGATTTCACCGGATTCGTGGCCGTATACAAGGACGGCACCGTCGTCCCGGAGCGCGAGAACTACTACAGCGAGCGCTTACGCAAGAAGATGGCCACCAACTGGCTCGAGGTCGACAAGTCGGCCGTCGAGCGCCTTGAGATTCATTGGCGCGGCAGGAAGATGGCCTCCATCAGCAAGGCCGAGCACCCCGAGATAAAGCCCTCCGATTGGTTCTTCAGCCACACGGGCTGTCTGGACATGTCGACCCACAGCGTGCGCGTGGTCGCCCGGAACATAGGCTACAGGGACCGTAGCGGCCTCACAAACGTGATATCCATCCTGGAGTGCGACGGCACCATGAAGGGCTACGCGCGTGCCTGACGACATCAAAATCTACTTGGTGTCCGACGCGACGCACTTCGCCATAAGCGACGTCTACCACGGGTACGCCAACGCGTTGAGGGAACTTAAGGTGCCCCACGAGGAGTTCCCCTACCACCTGTTTCGGACCGTCCTTTCAGACGAAATCTCCTACCACGTGATCCACTCCACGGCTCTGATGAGGTCCAAGGGCTTCACCCACGCCATGTTCATCGGCGGCATGCGCAACGTCCCGGACTGGATGCTTGAAAGCCTCTACGGCGTGAAAAGCGTCGTCGTCGCGACCGAGGACCCCCACAGCTTCGACCCGAACAAGAAACGGCTGGGGAAGATCGACTACTACTTCAGCAACGAGAGGTCGGTCGGCGAGTGCGGCCGGTACGGGAACACCTACTACTGCCCGACGGGCGCCTGCAGCCAGGAGTGCGGCGTCACCCCGCGCGCCTATATCGATGAGAGATACCACAGCGACATACTGTTCCTGGGGGCGCTCTACCCCAACAGACAGAAGATGCTGGAGCGGATAATCCCGATGGTGGAGCGCAACGGCTTGGACTTCAAGATCTGCGGCCATGTGGGCTACATGAAGAAGTCCAGCCCGCTCAAGAAGTACATCGCCGACGCCCGGACGATACCGCACCGCGAAACGGTCAAATACTACAACGGAGCCAGGGCGGTCATCAACATCCTCCGCGACACGACGTGGAGTCCGAGGACGAAGAGCCAGCGAAACCCCTTCAACAAGAGCCGTTTCGCGCCCGAGAGCCTCAACCCCAGGGCGTACGAAGTGCCCCTCTGCGGGCCGCTGATGTTCCTTGAGGACACGAGACCCGAGTCTCGGGAACTGTTCACCGAGGACGAGGTCGTCTTCTTCTCCGACGGCGAACAGCTTTCCGACAGGCTTGAGTCTTACCTGGTGTCCAAGGACCCCTCCGTGGCGCGCGATATGTCCCTCGCCGCCTTCCAAAAGGTGGCGGCGGCCCACACGTACGTCCACCGCCTCGTGACCATCTTGGGCGTGCTGAGGGCAGGGGGCCTAAAATAATACTCTACTCATACATAGGGTATTTCGTACGGTTCACCAGAGGGACGATTCATGGGCGAGAGGGACATCGCAGCCTTCAGGATGCCGCAGGTGGAGGAGCCGACCCCGTCGGGGCCGCTGTACCACAAGGGCAGGACGGTGGGGAGCGCCGCGGCGGTCCTCGACTTCAGCAAGATGATGGACCTCATCCTGTCGAATCGGGCCTTCTTCGCCAGCCTGCCGGCTAACGTCCAAAAAAGCCTCGCCAAACTACACAGGATGTCCTCGAACGCTTTCAAGTTCGCCTCCGATCGGGAGGCTTACTTCGCCGGCCAAGGACGGCCGGCACTCGGCGACTTGAAGAAGTACATCGAGAACGTCATCGGCATAAAGGGCCTTCCGGAATCCGTCAGAAATGCCTTGGAGGGCGTCCAAACGGCAATCAAGCGGGAAATGAGCGGCGAGCCGGCACCGCAGCCGAAGGCCGCCCCGGCACAACCCGCACCCGACGAGGTCGGAAAGCCGCAGGAGTCGGCCCCAACGTCAGAGAAACCCGCGCCAACGGGGCGCGCGACGGACATGAAGGTACCATCGGGGCGCGGCGACCCCTACGAAAAGCTACAGGCCATGTTCAAGAAAAGCAGGCACTATGCGGACATATACCCGGCGCTTCCCTTCGAAATACGCCAGGAATTGCAGAGAGTAGGGCTGGACTTGGAATCCCTCAAGGGTTTTGCCAAGCAGGCCTCTCTAGGCATCGTCAGCAGATACCTGGCATCAAGGCGGTAGAATTTATCTGTTCATAAAAAAGAGCACCTTGACGGGACAGGCCCGTACACGAGGACAGGACATCGATGAAGATAAGGACGTACAGTCCGCAGACGGGAAACCTTCTCGCGGAAGACATCACGGGGATCAACTTCGGCAGCGTCCGCCAAGGCAGGCACGGGGCGCTACCCGTCCTCGTCAGGCCGTTCGCGGATGTCGAGGTGCTTACCGGGCTGGAATTGTATCTGCAGAACAACGGCGGCTTCTCCCACACCAGCTACGGGTATTTCACGAACAGCGACTTCGTCCCCGGTGTGCACTCCTGGACGAGCGACGACAGCGCCTACCCCGCGATAAGCGACCATTTCACGGAGGTGTCCGACCCGCCACAGCCGTACGGGGGTGTCAGCCTGGGAGTAGACGGGGACGGGTACGGGGACTACGTCTGGCTGGATGTGCAGCCCGGGCAGACCGAAACGGGATCGACATCATCCATCAATTACCGCTTCATTTTCGAGTACTCGTAGACCAAGAAGGACGTGAGCCATGAGGATTGAATCGTACAACCCCGAGACGATGGTCATGCTGGAGTCGGACGCGGCGTCTGTCGACTTCGGCACGGTGGCCAGGGGCCACCACAACTCCACCGCCGTGTCCGTGAGGCCCGTGGCTGGCGCAGGGGAAACCCTCAGCCGGCTGGCCCTGTTCCTCGAGGACAACGCAGACCTCAACAACACGCAGTTCGGAAAATTCAAGTGGCCGACGCCGATTGCCGGCATCGAACCCGGAGACCCGCGGCTGAGCGACTATTTCATACCGGCCCCGGGCGTCTCGGACTTCGAGGACTACGGCGAACTCAGCGACTACGGGGTCCCGATGGACCCCGACACGCCGGAGTACGTCTGGATGGACGCGGAGGCGGCCACGTCGGAGATGAACCTCGGTGACAAGACCGTGAACTTCAGATTCGTGTTCGAGTATGTCTAAGGGATCCGCCAGAAGAACCGTCGGCGCAGTCGTCGCCGATGCCGCATACACCTTGATAGCCGCCGGCACGGGCTTGAGCGACGCCGACGTGAGGAGGCTCCGCGAGGAGGCCCCGAGGCTTGCCAAGAGGGTGCAGGTCAGCAAAGACGAGAAAAACCCGTTCAAAGGGTTCTCGGACGACGAGAAGCGCCTTCTTCTGGCTTATGTCGTGTATCTGCGGCAGAACCTCATTATGGACTCGACCACGCACCCGAACGACGAGGATGCGGCGAAGATACTGCACGGCGAGGTGTTCCCGGGGACGGACAGGAAAACGATGAAACGGCTGGTTGAGGAGCTGGTGAGGCAACTGCAGAAGGCCGGCGTGAAGTTCAACGACGACTAAGAACGGAGTCAAAAATGGCACTCGGAAAAAAGGATCTCATCGGTGACATATCGGTCATCGACTTCAGAATCGTGTTTGGGACGGCCGCCGTCAGTTCGGATCACCAGAAGGTGGTCATCAACTACACCGGCTACGCGTTCCCGGCGCTGGCGAACGGGGAACTCACCACGTACGAGTACTCGCTCGACAACGGGAGCACATGGCAGGCAATGACGCCGTCGTCCGGCACCGACCTCACGTCGCTCGGGTTCTCCGCGGGCGGCACGGCCCACACGTTCGAGTGGGAGGCGAAGGCGGACGAGGGGACGGACTTCTACAACGTGACTGTCAGAATCCGAATGAACGCGGAGAGCGGTTCGGACGAAACGGGAGTCACCTCGACCTCCTACTACTTCGAACGAACCTCCACGAACGTCGCGCAGTCGGCGCAGCCGTCGCCGTTCCCGGAAAGCTATGCGGGTCAATCCGGCAACGAGCTCATGAGGGGCTTGGCGCCGAGGCTGTAGATCTCGACAGACGGGGGCGCGCGCCGCCCCCGGCAAGGCATATAAGATGGCAGACGGGGCTGATCCGCTCAGGATACTCGGCCTTTCCCCGGGCGCCAGCCTGGAGGACGCCAAGGAACATTACCGCCGGCTCTGCCTGAGATACCATCCCGACAAAAACCCCGGGAACGAAACACAGTTCCGCAGGATCGCGGAGGCCTACGCCCAAGTGCGGGCGAAGCCATCCCTTCTCGAATCCGTGGCCCCCGAGCGGGGCGGCGTCGTAAGCTACCTCAGTAGCGGCATCAAGCTCAGCATGAGGGACATATACCTCGCGAGCGAGCAGACGGTGTCTTTTCAGCGCCTGACCAAATGCGGCAGATGTTCCGGGACGGGGGCCGCCGACGGCGCCAAGGGCGTGTGCGAGTGTTGCAGCGGCGTCGGCATCATCGACAGCGCCGTCCTCTCCATGATGGGGCGTGACAACCTCTGCCCGGTGTGCAAGGGGTCGGGCATCGTCGGGGAAGTCTGCCCCGCATGCCACGGGGACAAGACGGTCTTGGAGAACGTCACGGCGACGTTTCGATCCACGCTTCATTGCTACTACAAGCGAGGGGTTCTCCTCAAGGGGTTCGGAAACGTGCGCCCCGACGGCAGCTACGAGGATTTGATGGTCAAGCTGGACATCCACAAGGATCCCTATGTTTCCGTCGACGGGACTTCGTTCAAGGTGTACGTGTACGTCACGCCCGCGCAGCGGGTGTCGGGACACAGGGGGGTGCTCCACATATTCGACAGGGACGTGCCCTACAAGGTTGACCCCTGGGACTCCGAAAACATCGTCTACGACGGCATACGGCCGGGGTTCCGGCGCGAGATAAGGGTCGTGTACAAGGAGGTCGTGCCCGAGGTGACCGACGAAACAAGGGAACTGTATCGGCGCATCAAGGACCTCGAGGGGAAATCATGCGACAAGGTGGGATCCCTCGCCCTGACGAAGTTGTGCGAGCCAAACCCGACTCCGAACGCGGGCGGCCCGGCCAAACGAGGAAAAAGCCGCGCGCGACACCGCTACTGACTCCGTCACTCGGACGGGATGTTTTCCCTGAAGTCCTTCTGCTTGATGTGCGGGACGCCCGGGTACTTGTCCCGCACATAAGCTTCAACCCCGGTCACATCGGGGAACTCGATGAAGGCCGTGGTCCGTATCTCCACGGGCAGCTTGTGGGAGAGGATGTCCTCCATTGTCTCGTTGACCGCCGTGAGGTACTCGTCGGCGCTGATCGGCTTCCCTATGATCGGCCCGACGTTCTCCACCGCCTTCAAGTCCACGCTGTAGGCGTCGACCAGCCCCTCCTCGTTCAGCGCGTGTACGACGGGGGGCGAGTAGCCGTTTGTGTACACCTTGGTCAGCAGTCCCTTGGATCTTGCGTGACGGCAGGCCTCCAAGAGGCCCTTCTCCCATATGGTAGGTTCGCCGCCCAGGAACACGACCGCATCGTGGAGCGGCGTGACCAGGACATCGATCATCTCGATGGCGTCGCCGATGACGTTGTCGGGGTTGACGATTTGCTCGTAGTTGTAACAGCCGACGCACTTGAAGTTGCAGCCGAGGGAGAAGAGGATCACGGAAATGTGATTCTCGTACTCCTGGAAGCCCTCCTGTATGTAGCTCACTATCTTCATGTCATTTCCTCGCGGCTTACCCGCCGACGGACACAAGCTGCCCGTTGCGGTAGAACACCCTCTTCGGGTACTCCCAGTCCCTGCGGATCCGGTTCCAGCTGCTGACCGGCGTGATGAACCCCACCACCCGCGTGTACTGCCGGACGATTTTCTCCCCGCATATCTTGCAGGTTTCGTGTTTTCCAATGGTGTAGTGCTCCCGCGCGCACTCGCTGTAGGCGTAGTTCACCGCGAAGTAGACGGTCCCGGTCTTCCGGGCCATGTCCATCATCCTCTTGAATTGGACCGGCGACAGGGGCTTCTCATCGTCTACGTTGATGTGGAGAATGGCCCCGCCGGTCGTCAGCTGGTCGATGCTGCCCTGGATGCGGAAGCGATCATAGATGGAACCCTCCTCGATGAGCGGGATGTACTGGTTCGAGTAGATCTTGAACTTCTTCGGGTTGTACCCCATAAGGGTGTCCAGCTCGCAGAGCCTGACGGCCATGGACTCGCCGGGGATCTGCTCGATGTTGTAGATGTTGCCCTCCGATCGTTCGTCCGACTGCCACCGGAGTATGTTGGACTCGACATTTTTCAAGACCTCGGCGAGCGCGTCGACCCCGTCGTTCGTCCGGATGTCCAGCCCCTTGTTGGACACGTACTCGTGTGCGCCGATGAAGCCGATGGTCGAGTACTGCTTGCGCAGATGTATCCAGTCATACGTGTAGAGCGGCATGTTCCCGCTGGCGATGAGGTGCTTGATGAGCTGCCGGTGCGCGTAGAGGATCTTGTGCAGGAGATTCAGGTCCCTCTTCAGTATCCCGGGGTCGTCCTTTTCGAGTACTGCTATCCTCGGCAGGTTCAGCCCGGCGACCCTGTGGGAGCCTATGGAGAGGCCGCCGACGCCGAAGCTGTTGTGGTATCCGGCGTCCGCGACCTTGCTGAAGTCGTTTCGCAGCCGGCAGCAGGAGGAGAAGCTCGTCGGGCTGGATTGGAAGACATTCGCGAGCGATTTCCTGCTGTTGATCTCGGCCGCCCAGTCGGCGAACTCGGGATCTATCAGTTCCCCGTCGTCGTCGACCGATATGGCGAGCGTCATCACGGGGAACGTGAACATACCCTCGGTGCCGTTGATGTCGCTGTAGTACTCGAAGAACAGCTTCGAGAGTTCGACGACGCTGGAGATGTCGGGTTCGTGGAAGTTGCCTTTCCCATCGGGGATGAGGTATTTGTTGCCGTTCATGTTCAACAGGGTTTCGAGGAACCCGTGGTCCATCACGCTCAAGTTCGTGAAGGCCGACTGGCTCCCCCTGAAGGGAAAGTTCATCGAGTAGATGAAGTTCTGGAACTGGTTCTTCACATGATACCACTCGGCGGCCTCGTGCGAGTCGATGCCCGCGTCGTGATCCCGCTTGCCCTTCCGGATGATAGCCGCGTAACCGTCCCCTTTCTCCCTGCGGTAGAACCAGTCGAGTATGACGAAGAAGTCGGGGTAGCTCGCGGCACCGACAATCTGGTTGCTGATGTAGGCCGTGCTTTGGATGATGAGCGCGATGAACGTGTCGCTCCGGCGCGGGGGCTTGATTGTCATGTTGCCGCGGAAGAACGCCATGCCGCCGGTCAGCAACTCCCTGAGATCGAAGGCGAAGCAGTTGTGCTGCTTCATTCCGTTTGCGTAGAAGGTACCCGTTTCCGTGGTGACGTCGTATACGTAATCCCCCAGCGACTCTCCCGAAAAAGTGGAGCGAAACTCCGAAACGGGAATCCGAAATATCTTGGATACCTTGTCCGACCGGGGTGTTGTGTCCATATTTCCATTCGGTGTAGCATCGTCCCGGGATTGTAGTTTTTGGGAAAGGTCTTTCATCCCAGAAGAAGGCGTGAAAGAAATCCCGAACAGCCAATCCATATTGGATCCGCAGATGCGCTTGGAACTTTTCACCCCCATCGATGACAGCACGTCGTGTAGCTGATTGACCAGTCCGTACCCGGCAACCCTCAAGTTGATTGAGCCGGAGGGCGTAACGGTGCCATCGCTGTCGATCAGCCCGGCGACAAGCGCCTCGACTGAATCTTCGTCCCAATCGAAAATGTTCGCCGGGAGTGCCTTCCTGAAAGCGCTGGAGGAATCCTTGATTCCGAAAAACTTGGCGAGAAGCATTTTCAGCCGCAGTGAACTGAATCGAATTTTCCTGTCAGCAATGATTTCAATGTAGCGATCATTGAGTAGCCTCTTCACCACCGAGTATATGCGAGAGCGCTTGATATCCTTCTGGTACACATACACCCAATTGCGAAGCTCGTCTATCTTGATGGCAACATCCTCGTTTGTGAGGTTGTTGCTGTCATGGTAGAACTTCGTCCGGCTGACATTTCCATCACCCAGGATAAAACCAATAAGGTAAGCCATGTCCGACGGGACCGATACGGTGCCTGATAGTTCGCCAACAGGCCTCGTAGAGTCGACGGCGTCCCCAACAGAGAGATCCCCGGCTTTTTTCTCGGAACCGTCGGACAAGATAACCGGATGGTCGTCCGTGACAAGCGCGAAGTCCCCGTTTTCGGTTTGGTATGCTATCATGTCACGTTCGTTCTTGTGCCTCAGGATCCTCTTCAAGGGCACCCAAGACCCATCAGCATCAAGTATCTCAAGACGGTGCCTTTGGATGACGGATTCGGAAAGAATATCATCCTTGTACCTGTGGCACATGCGGCCGCCATTGCTTTCAAGAGGCATCGTGAAATAGTCGATCGTCTTGAACACAGACCCGCAGTCTATGACGTCCATACCCGGGGCGGTTACCGCGTGTTCCTCGTATTCAAGGAAGAGGTCGCGCATCGTCAAGGTTCTCACCTTGCCGTTCACTTTGATTGTCACGGGGGTCTGTTCATAATACGAATACGGCATGTGTGCGTGCGTAAGGTCGTTCACGAATATCTCGCCGTTCACGATCTTCTCGATGGCCTCCGTCGCCGTCTCCTCATCCGCCGTTTCCTTCACCCACTTGTAGAGGAGGAAGAGCGAGTTCAGCTTCATCAGCGACTTGTTGTTCTCCTGGTTGTACTGGTGGATGTTTTTCTCTTTGACGTTGGCGTTCGCGTCCACGCTCACGTCCGCCACGCTCCCGGACTTGCCGAAGAACTCTTTCGAAAACTGAACGATGTCCATGTGCTTGTTGGCGATGCCCTGTATGGAGAACACCTCCTCCCCGTACCTCTTGTACAGGCTCTCCATCAAATCCACGAAGTCGTTCTCGAATGTCTGCTTGACGTACCAGCCCTTGAGATGAACCGACATAGACAGTTTCCTCCAATAGGGGGCGCGCGGAAGGGTGCCGCGAGCCCTCGAATTAGTGTCTCACGAATATCCCGATGATTGCCTGAAGCAGGGAACGGAAGCCGCCCCGAGGTTGCTCCCCGCCGTTCATGTGGAAGTCTCTATCTGGTACCGCAGCCACGGCCTCCGGAGCGGGTGGCTGTCCCTCTTCCGTCTGCGGAGGGTGTATGTCGGTGCGGAAACGTTTCCAGTCGAATAATCTGCCCGGGTCGATTTTTCTGCCCGGGGCGATGTCCTCGTGGCCGACTATGTTTTCCTCGGGTATCCCATGCTCCCCCATGAGCCCCTTGACCAACTCGGCCAACCGCTCGTATTGGAAGTCGGTGTATTCCACGAGGTTTCCGTCGCCCTCGAGCTCGATGCCGATGCTGTATCTGTTGATGTTGGTCCTGGCCTCGCCCCCGACCGTCCAAGAGGATCTGCCCGCGTGGTAGGCCACGTCCTCGTGCTTCACGAGGGCTATCATGTCGGAGCGGCCCTCGTACGGCTCGCGGGGTATGATGTAGTGGGCGCTGACCTTGTTCTCGACCTTGCCGGTCTTCTTGTTGCGGTGCAGCTCCTCGTTCGTGAACCAGGCCACCGCGCCGCCGACGCCATACAGCTTCCCGCCCTTCGACCCGATGTGGTGGATGATGATCATGTCGAGCGGGTCGGAGGCTGATCTCGGGTGCCTGAAAGGGCTTGGTATCCACCGCTTGATCAGCATAGCTACGCTCCTCCCGGGCGGGCCGATCCCACCCTCGACACAATCGTCTCTGCATCAGGTTTGGGCAACTAGAAAACCCGTATTAGTTTAGTATTGGCTATCGATTCTATGTGCCCATCCTTCAATGTAATGGTCGGGCGTCTTCGGATTAAACCGGCGGGCCAAGGGAACGAAAGAAAGAAAAACCGCAAGGAACATCTTTATCAAAAAGTATATTAATAGGAATGAGGAGGCGATCCGTGGAGGAATCGTACGTGCTGGACCATGCCATCTTCGAAACGGTGACAGGCTCCCAGGCCTACGGGACGAACACGCCCCAGTCGGACACCGACAGGACGGGTGTCATGGTGCCCGGCCCGGAGTACACGATGGGTTTGCAGAGGTTCGGCGAGTACAGCGACTTCGAGGGCGACGACCGCAAGTTCTACGGCATCCAGAAGTTCATGGCGCTGTGCGTCGAGAACAACCCAAGCATCCTCGAACTGTTGTGGGCGCCGGAGAGGTGCGTCCGACAGACAACGCGGTATTGGGAGGCCATCCTGCCGGCACGCGATGGGCTACTCTCGAAGAAATGCGGCTACACCTACAGCGGATACGCCATCGAACAGCTGCACAGGATCGAGAGGCACCGCAAATACCTCCTCGACCCCCCGAAAAGCCCCCCCTCACGGACGGAAATGGGCCTCCCGGAAACCCCGGTGTTCCCGACCTCGCAGCTGAAGGCCGTGTGCTCGGTCGCCATCGAGGCCATACCGGAGCACATGAGGACGGACTTCTTCTCGGAGCTCGACCAGATATATGGCGACTGGGTGATGCCCCTCTTCGCGAGGTACTTGATACCGTCGCAGAGGTCGATGGCCATGGATTGGCTGCAGAAGGGGTTGAGATCCCAGGCAAGGTCGCTCGCCACCCTCGGCAGGAGGTTCCTGCGGGACGAGTATGTCGAGATGGCGGCCAAGGAAATCGAGTACATGGACCGGCTGCAGGAGTGGCGGAGGTATCTGTCCTGGAAGAAGAGCCGGAACAAGAAACGCGCCGCGCTGGAGGAGAAGTTCGGGTACGATTGCAAGCACGCCATGCACCTCGTCCGGCTGATGCGCATGGGCGCCGAAATACTGCAGGACGGCAAAGTCAACGTGGATCGGACGGATATCGACGCGGAGGAGCTCCGGGAGATACGCAACGGGGCTTGGGAGTTCGGCCGGGTGCAAGCGTACGCCAGGGAACAGGACGAGCGTCTGAGGAGGCTGCGTCAGGAGTCGTCGCTGCCACAGGGGCCCAGCGGAAAAACGGCCCAAAAGGCCTGTGTGGAGGTCACGAAATTGTTCTATCGAGACTGCGGATATGTATAAATCATGGGCCTAAACGGTATATTACGGACATGGAGGATGCGCCAATGGCGGAATGCCAAGGTTGGTGGGGCAAGAAATTCGGGCATAAGTTCGACCATATCTTCGACGTGGAGAAGGGGGAGCCGACATTGTCGGGCTACCAAAGCTCCCGTAGAGGGCCGGGCATCTCCGGAGTCGATACCTCCCCGGGCATCATGGAGATCCTTGAGGCCAGCAGACCGGTCAAAAGGATCTATGTCTACAGCATATGCCGAAGATGCGGCCACATCATACACAGGGACGGCATGTCCTGAAAGGGCTTTTGACGGCAGAAATCATATGGAACCCAAACACGACGATCTACACGAGCGGACATACTTGGTGCAGTGTTGGGTACACCCAAGTTCCGGCAAGGATCTGATGGACAAGAACAGGATCCTGGAGGAGATGAGGACGTTCCTCGGACACGTCTTCACCGACGACAAGGGGCTGGAGGAGGGCATGAAGCAATTTGAGAGGCAGGTGGACGGCTTGGTCCTGCATCCGTTCTTCATGAGATCCCGCCGCCCCGTCGCCGACCCGGAGGGCGAGTTCATGGGCAGGATACGGGAGAGCCACCCCGAGGCGAAGTTCGCCTCCTGCCAGGAGATCCCGAACTCGAAATAGTACTTACAGGAGGCGCATACTTATGGCAGCGCACAACAAGAGCATTCTAGCGGAGGGCCTGCGGGCCATGGCGCGGACGTCCGTCTGCCCGTGGGACGACTACTACGCCCGCATGGCGCAGACGGACTGGCTGGAGTGGCGCCATGAGAAGCGTTGCACGAAGACATACTTCATCCGCAACTGCCCCTTCGGCGGCTCCTACGCGCTCCTGGGCGGCGTCACGGAGTTCCTGCGGCAGGTCCATGACTATCGGTTCACGGACGAGGCCCTCGAGGTCATGCGCGGACAGGGATACCGCGAGGACTTCCTCGAGTATCTCAAACAGAAGCGCCGCCTCTCGCTCATGACCCACAGCCTGCCCGAGGGTTCGATCTTCTTCCCGGGCGAGCCGGCCGTCGTCATCGGCGGGGCGCTCCTGGACGTGCGCCTCGCAGAGGGCATGCTCCTCGAGTGCGTGAACTTCCCGTCGCTGTCCATGACGAAATGGAGCCGCGTGGCGCACGCCACCGGCACGGGATCCGTCATGGAGTTCGCCAGGCGCAGGGCGCAGGATCCCTTCCGCACCAGCCTCTACGCCTACCTCGCCGGGGCGGCCGTGAGCAGCAACGACGAGATGGGGCAGTGGTTCGACATCCCCACCGTCGGCACGATGGGCCACGAGTGGATACAGAGCTACGGGCATGAGTTCGACGCCTTCGACCGGTGGCTGGCGCACAACCCCGACAGGCCCGTGCTCCTCGTCGACACCGTGGACACCCTGTCGTCCGGCGTCCCCAACGCCATCAAGGCCTTCAAGGCGCATAGGGGGGCCATAGGGGACGCCACCATGGGCATCCGGCTGGACTCCGGCGACCTGGCCTATCTGGCCATGATGGCCTACCAGAAGCTTGATATGGCAGGCCTGTTCAGCGTGAAGATATACATGACCAACGACCTCGAGGAACACTCCATACAGGCCATACGGGGCCAGATAGAGCAGAACGCGGCCCGGTTCGGGTATCCGCCCGGGGAGATATTCCGCAAGCTCGTCTGGGCGTGCGGCACGAAGCCCGGCACCTGCTGGGACCAGCCGAGCATAGGCGGGGTGGCCAAGCTGACGTCGATGTCCTTCAAGGCCTCGGAGCAGCCCGTCATAAAGCTCGCGCGGGACAACCCCGTCAAGACGAGCATCCCCGGCAACAACAGGTCGGCGGCGCTGGTCAGCGAGGACGGTTTCCTCCAAGGCATCCTGATCATGGGCGCCCGCGAGGATCCGAAGGAGATCCGGGAGTTCGTGCATCCGGACGACGAGAGCAAGAGGACGACCATACCGTTGGAATGGGCGGTCGCCCCCCGCCAAGTGGGCAGCAGCGACGCGCCGCCGCCATCGGAGACGCTGACGGCGGTGAGGGAGCGGGTACAGGAGCAGCTGGCCATGCTGCATTGGACGCACCGGAGGCTCGACAAGCCGCACCGGGTGAAGGTCGGCCTCAGCCCGAGGCTCTTCGAGCTCCGGCAGAGGATGATAAGGAACGGGGCGCTCTACGACTAGCGGAACGGAGGACAGATGAACCCGACTCTCGTGGCGGACAGCATCAGGGACAGGTTGTCGAAATACGTCGCCGACCACAACCTCAAGGCTCTGGTGCTCGGGGTGTCCGGAGGCGTCGACAGCGCCGTCTGCGCCGCCCTCGCCAGGCCGGTGTGCGACCTCCACGGGATCGATCTCGTCGGGCGCAGCATCACCATCGCCTCGAACAAGCGGGGTGAGATAACACGCGCGCAGTTAGTCGGCGAGGCGTTCTGCACGGACTTCAAGGAGATCGATCTCGGGGACGAGTTCGCGTCGCTTGTGAAGATCCTCATCGAGGACGACGAGCCGGGCGACCTGACGCACGAGCGGAGGGTGCGCCGCGGCAACCTCAAGGCTCGCCTGCGCATGATCCGGCTCTATGATCTGGCCAGCAAACACGGCGGCATGGTGCTCTCCACGGACAACCTCACGGAACTGCTCCTCGGCTTCTGGACCATCTGCGGCGATGTCGGGGACTACGGCATGATACAGAAGCTGTGGAAGAGCGAGGTGTACGCCGTCGCGCGCTCTCTGTGCCGCGCATTCGAGGCGGAGAAGAGGTCGGACAGGAGCGAGGCCCTGCAGGCCTGCATAGCCGCCGTGCCCACGGACGGCCTGGGCGTGACCGACAGCGACCTCGACCAGTTCGGCGCCTCTGACTACGAGGAGGTCGAGCGCATCCTCAAGACATGGCTCTGCCAGGACGAGGACGCGTTCGCCTGGGACTCCTGGCTGCGCTACGAGGGGCGCCCGGAGACGTTCAAGGAACTGCTGGAGGAGCGCGGGCGCATCGCCGACCACCCCGTGGTGTGTAGGCACGTCGCAACGGCCTACAAGCGCGACATACCCATCAGCATACCGCGGCACGACATAGACGGCCTTCCCGACGAGTAGCGCCAGGGGCCTTGGCGCCGCTAATCTATTAATACCCGCTCACATGGGTATGATGGACGTCACCTCCATGCTCGACAGGGTAGCCGACAGGCTCGAGGCCGCCGGAAGGTTCCGCGAGGCCGAGGATGTCGATGTGCTGTCCAACACGATCGAGGCCGCGGGGTGGCGGCCGCTGCCGACGAGGAACGTGGGCGGCGTCCCGCTCACCGAGCGGAAGATCGGCGACCCCAAGGGCATCAAGGAGAGGGGGGACAAACCCTCGAGATTCGATGTGGCGAAGGAGATGGTGGACAGGCACATCGACGAGCGCAACGTCGCCATAGGGGCCGTCAAGGCGGGCATGGAGAGGTACGGGAGGATACTCGACGAAATCGCCAGGGAACACCCGGATGTCGCCCCGAAGGCGCGCGAGTACAAGAAAAGGGTGAGCGACATGGCCGTTTCGGTCGAAAGGCAGCTGAAGGACTTCCTGCTCTATTTGATGCAGGTCAAGGGGGGCCCCGAGGTCACCGAATCCATGGTGGATTACCAAAGCAGTTGACACGGGGGCCTCTCCGTGCTATATTTGGTGCTTGGAGGAGAACCATGACAAACGCCATGCTCAGGATAGTCGGAGAAGGTAGGGAGGGGAGAGGGCCGTCCTGACGGGGCGTTTTGCGTTTGAACACCAACCCCCGTCAGGCCAGCCTGGCGGGGGTTTCTTTTTCTGTTCTTTGACAGTCTGCGGGTGCTAACAAGAACATCCAAGGCCCTATCGTCTAGTGGACCAGGACGGGTGGTTCTCAGCCATCAAACCGGGGTTCAATTCCCCGTAGGGCTACCATATAGCAAGCTTGTCGCGAGAGGACTCCGCGCGGGGTCTCCGCCCCCAAGGCCTGGCCCGGGCCGGCAGGGCGGGAGTAGCGGCGGCAGGGCGCTTTCACTACGGATCGGAGGAGGCCGATGGATACTGCAATCGTGGAAATCAGGGCCGCCGAGGGCGGCGACGACGCAAAGCTCCTCGTCGAGGAGCAACTGAAGATTTACGGCAAGGCGTGCATGCTGCATGGGCTATGACTGGCCATCCTGGAGATGCGGCCGGGATACGTCTGCATCAAGGTGTCGGGACCCGGGGCCGGAAAACTCTTCGGGCCGGAGGGGGGCGGCCACAGGTGGCAGAGGGTGCCGCCGACGGAGAGGCGCGGCCGCGTCCAGACATCAACCGTCACGGTAGCGGTTCTTCGGGAGATCCCCGATCTGTCGCTCGACATCCCCGACGAGGACATTGAGATCACGACAGCCCGGGGATCCGGCAGGGGCGGCCAGCACCGCAACGTCACGGACTCCGCCGTGCAGATCAAACACGTCCCCACGGGCGTTATCGTGAGGTGCGAGTCGGAGCGCAGCCAGCACCGCAACATGGAACAGGCCATGGGTGTGCTGAAGCAGCGCATCCACCATCTGAGGGCCTCCTCGGTTTCAGAGGGGCGCAACAGCAGGCGCCGGCAGCAGGTGGGGAGCGGCATGCGCGGCGACAAGGTCAGGACCGTTCGCGTGAGGGACGGCAGGGTCGTCAACCATCTCAACGGCGGGCGCACGACGTACAAGCGGTATTCGCAGGGGCATATCGAGGATTTGTGGTAGCGACACGGCCCGGTCGTCTAGTGGTTAGGACATTGGGTTTTCATCCCAAAGATCGCGAGTTCGATTCTCGTCCGGGCTACCACCCACTCCGGGGGGCGCTATTGAAAAAGGTATTAACTTTACAACAGCGCCCCTCGGGAGTATATTGATGGGTTACAGGGCCCATAACTCAGTCGGTCAGAGTAGCGGACTCATAATCCGTCTGTCCAAGGTTCGAGCCCTTGTGGGCCCACCACCCATCACAAGGAGCCCCCAAATGATCATCACGGCGAATTACGCCCCAGGGCAGCGTGTCTCGATAGTCGATGCCGAACTCACGGCGAGGGTCATGGGGGTGCTGTTCACCGACCGCGGCGTGTCGTACATATGCCGATGGTATGACGGCCAGGAATTCCAAGAGAACGAGTTCGGTGACTCAGAGCTGTCCTCGACGGGAACACAGAACAGGGTGGCGGCGATATGCGGGGCGAGCGATGAAAAAGGCGACAAGGGAATTGCCGAAAAGGTTGCCGAGGCTAACCGCCGGAACTGACATCAAGGCCTACCTCAAGGAGAAGCGCCGCTGTGAGTGCGCGCTTCTCAAGGCCATGCGCGAGGCCCACGCCGACCTCAAGGAACTCCTCAAAAAGATGGAGTCCCATTGGGAGTACGAGGATCTCGTCTACCGGTTCTACCACCACAGCTACAAGGCGCAGTTCGCCGCCGACCTCGGCAACGAGGTGTTCGACAGGCTCCTGTCTTTGGTGCCGTGGGGACACCGTGAATGCCCCGTGTTCGTACGCAGGCTGCGAGCGCGGTGCCGGCGGCCGTGGACCATGAGAAGGTCGAGGGCCGACATCGAACTGATGCTCCACGCGCGCTACTTCCTGGAGATGGCCGTGAGGTACGGCAGGAGATACAAGCGGGGGCCGAATCCCATGCCGAGCGGGTATGCGGCCCTGATGTGCCTGTACGGATTATGATAACGCCCCCGTAGCTCAGACGAATAGAGCCTCGGACTTCTAATCCGATTGCCCGGGTTTGAGTCCCGGCGGGGGTTCCACGCGGACGTAGCTCAATGGTAGAGCTCGACCCTTCCAAGGTCGCTGTTGTCGGTTCGAGTCCGATCGTCCGCTCCAATTTGTCAAGCGGGATCAGATGAGAAAATTTCGGGATCTATGGAAACCCTACATCAACCGGCAGAAGTGCTCGGAGTGCCAGCTTGTGACGGCGCTCAACGCGTACACCTATCTGCACGGCAGGCCATATTGCGAACAGGATTCGGACGAGTACGAGCGCCTTGTCGATATGGTGGGTGCCAGGCACGGGTCGGCGATACACATCGAGAGGGCGTGGAAGCTGTTGGGGATATGGCCCGTCGCCAGATATATCTCCTTCGATGATGTTCTGTCGCACAGCCCGAGCCACATTTACATGAAGAGGCTACCGCACGACAGGAACTCGAATTGGTCGAAGAGGGTGACATGGGTCAAGCGCAACGGGACGATCCAGCGCCAGTCGAAGTCGAAGGCCGTGCTGCCGGCCGAGGTGACGATATGGCATCCGACGGTCGGCTACCACTCATGTCTAATTATCGACCGCAACGAGGCCCTCGACATGGTGAGGGTGTCCAACTTCAAGCACGACACGCATTGGTCGGGCTGGATGTTCGTTTCGGAGCTCAAATGTCTCGAGAGCCGGGTCACGAGCGGGAAGGACGGCTTGAACAGCGATGGTCAGCAGTGGCTGTACAGGGTTTTCGGAACGCGGGAGTAACTCAGTGGCGGAGTCTCTGCTTCCCAAGCAGATGGTCGCGGGTTCGAACCCCGCCTCCCGCTCCACCGTAAGGAAGTTTTATGGCCTTAGACTACATCTTCGATGAGGATGCAGTTCTCAAGGAAGCGGGCGAGTGGCCCGAGATACATTGTAGTGCCGAGGTGTTTTGCAACAGGTGTCGGGTCAAGCACACTACACTCAAATTCACCATGAGCCATCCAGATTACAAGCTACCCAAGGACGTTGTAGGTTGCTTCTATGGGCATGATATGCGCGCCTGTATGTGGTACAACGGAAGAATCGAAAAGGGGTGGTACAGGAGTAGCGACGTTATCTGCTGCCCCCAATGCGCCCCTAAAGAGAAACGTCATGAAAGATGGAGCTTGTTCTGGTGGAATTTCTGGGGTCGGTTTTTCTGAAGAGGAAGGCTTCACACGAAAGCTGAACAGTCCCCCTCTCCCGCTCCATATATGCGGCAGTAGCTCATCCGGTAGAGCACCTGCTTGCCATGCAGGAGGTGGTCGGTTCGAGGCCGGCCTGCCGCACCAGATTAATCCAGGACGCCCGACATATTATATTGGTGTATGGAAGCCGTAAAACCCATGGGGCCGGAGGCAAGACAACCGACCGCGCGGCGGCGCCGACGGGGGACAACTTCCCCGGCCTCACGAAGCCGGGCGCCCTTGAGGTTAGAGTCGCCTTTCCCCATGGGTCCCGGCATATGTAAGCCCCTGTAGCTCAGCAGGATAGAGCACGAGTTTCCTAAACTCGGTGTCCCGCGTTCGAGTCGCGGCAGGGGTGCCAAATACAGATGGAGGATGTCATGAGGGCAACGCCCAAGAAGTCCGCATCGAAGGCCCCGCGCCCGAGGCGCAATAGCACCCGCAAGGCTGCCGCCAAGCCCAAGCCGAAAAAGAAGAATACCCCGCCCGACGAGGAGGGGTTCCTCCATGACCGCCTCCTGACGGTCGAATCGGCCCTCAAGAACTTGACCAAGCACGTCCGCCACATCGAGAAGGCCCTCGATGACGCCGAGGGAAGGGGCCGGGAAAAAGCCGCCTGGGAGGGTTTCGGCGAGGGCATGAGCGCCCTGTCGGGCCTCATCACCGACATCCGAACCATCGAGACCAACATCCGCGATATAGTGGCGCAGAATCCGACCGACCGCCTCGAAAACGCGCTCGGCCGCGCCGTCATGCTGTCGCTGCTGTGGTTCAGGGAGGGCGACCGCGAACCTCTGCAGATACACAGGATCCTCGTTGCGAAGGTGCTGGACATCTTGAAGGAGTGGGCCTCCAAGAAGGATGTCAAAACCTTCGAGGGCAGCATGGACCAAGCCCTCGCCAGGAGCGTGTACGACGCCCTCGGCGGCCATTCGATTCTCGACTGACAACCAAACGAGGCGGCGCCGCCGCCGCAGAAGAAAGGCGTTCAAAATGGCAATGACCGTACCGGACGACGTCGTGCCGATCATCACGCCGGCGATACGGAATCGTATCGCGCAGCTACTCGAGGAGGCCTTCAAGCTCGCCTCGCTGGCAGACTGCTCGGATGTCCTCGAGGGAAGCATCGACAAGCTGACGGCGAAGTACTTCCAGGAGGGCGGGTCGCCGAGAGATCTCGATGACATGCCGGACAACTCCGACCCGCCGTCGATGTCGATCCTCACAACCGATCTTCCGTCGCCCCGGTCCCTCCTCGAGTCCGGCGGCCAATCCCGGGCGGTTGGCAGGAACGTCAAAAAGACCCGGGGGATCCCCGTCAGCGAGTTGGTTGAGGCCGACAACTATACGGCGCGCGGAAACCCCGTGTCCAGGTACAAGGGTGTGTCGTACAGCGGCATGGTGCGCAGGCCGTGGGTGGCCAGGTACAAGGGGAGGCGCCTGGGCTGCTACAAGGATGAGGTTTCCGCCGCGCAGGCATACGAGCGCGCGCGGTCGAGGAAAAGGGGTTGACATCGACCCGCAACGGCGGTATATTTGATGGATGTCTGCGCCGGGCGTGCCGCGGCGCAAACCAGCAGGGAGATTCGGAATGTCTGTGACGGTCCTCAAACGAGTCGTTGTCAAGCGTCGGGTATCGACGCCAAGGGGGGCCGTGTAGCCTAGTTTCCGTCTCACGCGATGAATACACGACCCCCGGGCGAGCAGCCTGGGGGTTTTCTTTTTGGGTCCGTAGCTCAGTTGGTAGAGCTTGCGCCTTTTAAGCGTAAGGTCCCGGGTTCGAAACCCGGCGGGCCCACCAGAGGGGACTTGCTATTCTATGCATATCCTTTTCGGGCGTGTAGCTCAGTCGGTGCAGAGCGCGTGTTTTACAGGCACGAGGTCGAGCGTTCGAGTCGCTCCGCGCCCACGGAAAGGGATGGTGCCATGGGAAACGAGGAAATCGACGGCTTCAGCACGGAGATGATAAGAGAACTCAGGAACGACTTTACATTCTTCATCGCCATGTCCATGCTGAAAATAATGGCGTCATCAACGCCGGACGCCAAGAAGTTCATTCGCGAGGTGGTCTGGAAATGGCGTGAAAAACAGGTGCAGGCACTGCACATAGTGGCGAGCGAGATGGACAAGAGGATGTTTGAGGACAAGGAGTTCTCCGAATTGTTCGGCCCCGTCATGAGGCAAGTGAACAAGACGCAGCGCGGGGTGATGATAGACTGCATACGCAAATTCTGCGACACCATGGAGGAAGCCCTCGTCGCGTCCATGTCGTCCGAAACGGACGGAGGCGACGGGGATCCCTTGAATGAAGAAGGCGAAGGCAACGTGCCCTCATAGCTCAGCTGGTAGAGCAGCGGACTCTTAATCCGCGAGTCCCAGGTTCGAACCCTGGTGGGGGTACCAATTTTTCAGGGCGGCAAGCCCCCGTAGCTCAGCGGATGAGAGCACCACGCTCCGGACGTGGGGGTCGCGCGTTCGAGTCGCGCCGGGGGTACCAGCCAAGGGGTGGGCATGGAAGGCGGATGGTTCGTCAAGCTTCTGCTTCTCACCGTCCAGAGGACGTGGGCCCTTCTGACGGGCGGGGTGGAGTCCCTGTTCTACCTGAAGCATTGGTCGAGGGGCCACAGGATCATCGCGAATGCGCGCGACCTGATAAGGGACACCGCCGAACTCGAGAGGTTCTACAAAGAGATGCACGTGGTCGAATACCGGCGGGATTGGCTTGACAGATGGTCGTTCCCGTGGGTCACGGCCGTCAAACGGAAGGGCGACTGCGAGGATTTCATGACGCTGTCGTACGCGATAATGAAGGAGAAGGCGAAGTGCGTGAGGACAGCCCTGTACGGTAGGAGGGACGGCAAGAGAGGCGGCCACGCCGTGCTGATCGTCCGCGAGTCCGGCGGGTGGGTCTTGATGAGCAACATGCACCGGTATATATGGTTCGACAATCCGCATGACGCGGCACGGAAGCATTACGGAAAGGACACGACCAGGTACTACTTCCTGGACAGGACATAAAACATACGCCCCCGTAGCTCAACTGGATAGAGCGTGCGGCTACGGACCGCAAGGTTCCGGGTTCGACCCCTGGCGGGGGTGCCATCTTCAGGGCGGTTAGCTCAGCTGGTTAGAGTACGTGGTCGACATCCACGAGGTCGGGAGTTCGAATCTCCCACCGCCCACCATAGACATTCAGGCTGCTTGATGGTATATTACGGGCGTATGAAACCTGAAACCGCCGACACACCGACGAAACCTGAAGCGGTTAACTACGTGGTCGTGTCATGTTGCGCCTGCAACAAGGTCATGTCGGACGACCGACAATGGTTCGACGGCACCGACCTATTGGCCGTCGTGCCCAAGCACTTGGTGAGCCATTCCATCTGCCCTGAGTGCTTCGCCGCGCACTACCCTGAAATGCACGCCCGGTTCTCCAAACAGGGTAAAATACAGGCCGGCTGACTCCCTAATAATGCTTTAATCGCCACACCTGCTGTACGGACATCAGCAATCAAGGGGATGCCACATGCAGGCCAGGACTGCCGCTGCCGTTGTGCGCGCAATGGACTCGATAGCCTCATCACTCGAGAAAAAGGGACTCCTCAGGGAAGCCGAGGAACTCGATGCGGCGACCAACGCCGTCCAGCGACACGCGACCGACCCAAGCCAGAACTCGTTCACTTACGACACGTTGCAGCAATATCCCGACTTGATGAAGGCGATCCCTGGTGAGATTCTGTCGGTCATGAAGGCAATGAAAGATTCAAGCCTATGGTGGCGCGATGACGGTGCCTCCGTTACATTCGACCAATACACATTGGATTCCTCACAGATCAAGACGCTTGCAGCCGCCGGATCCCTCGTCAAGATATTTCCGGAAGAACACGATAAGTACGGGGATGGGTATCCCGTGCACGACGGATACACAGCGGAATTCAATGTCAAAAGAACGCCACAATTTGAACAAGCAGGCACCGCCGCGCTCCAAGATCTCCTCAGGAAAAAGGAATACAAGGAGTTCGACCCGGCCATATAGGTGACAGCAATGGACGATGCCAATAAAGTAGTGCAAGCATACCTCGCCGGGAAGTCAAAGGAAGCGATGGACTTCTCGTCCATCGCGCCGCTGCTCAAGTCCGAGAAGAAAATGGACGACCGCGAGATAGCGCGCGCCCTACGGCTCGCCATAGCCGCGGAACACGACGCGGCCCACCTGTACGAACTCATCGCGGACAGTTGCGAGAACAAGGTTGTCCGCGAACTGCTTCAGGACATCGCCAACGAGGAAAAGGTCCATGTCGGGGAGCTCCAATGGCTCCTCTCCCACATCGACAGGGACAACGGAAGGCTTCTCCAAGAGGGCGTGGAGGAGGCGCAGGAAATAGCAGAGTAGCACATCCCACATCCAGCATCGACACGATCAATAACGACAACGGCAAACAGGGGAGAGCAATGATGAGGGTCGTCATTGCCTTGGTTGCGCTCGTGTTCTTTTCATGCGCGCCGAGGTTCACGGTCTACCTCCACAGGGAGGACAAGATGAACACGGACGGCATCGTCGTCCTGTCCATCGACACGCTTGAGGGGGTGCACAAAGGCAAGAGGGTGGTGTACGTCATTAGAAGGGATCTCGGCAGCATCGGGAGCGCGGTCTACGGCGCGAGGCAGAGAAAAATACAGCCAGAGGTTGACAGTCTCTCGAGATGAGGGTATATTTGGTTGCACAAGGAGTGATGTAATGGTCTACACGGCGAACAACCCAAACCCCGTCCAGCAACCGCGGAACCGCGTTCCGTCGGGGTTGGTGGTATTGCCGTAAGATCAGGCACCAAAAATACCAAAGCCCCGGCGGACGAAAGTTCTCCGGGGCTTTTTCGTTTGGTTCACCTAGGAAAAGAGATGAACACGAAGGATATAGGCGAACGATCCGAGGCACAAGTATTGGCCACCCTCTTAAAAGGGGGTAAGACAGTACTGAAACCATTCGGAGATAACCAAAGGTACGACCTCGTGGTCGACGAGGATGGAGAATTCCTGAGAGTTCAGTGTAAGACAGGAGTATTGAAAAAGGGATCAATATACTTCCCGACTTGCAGTAGTTACGGACACCGAGGAAGAGGGAAGAAAGGCTATAAGAGAGAAGCAGACATCTTTGCCGTCTATTGTCCTGCTACTGACAAGGTCTACATTATCCCTGTCGAAGAAGCACCCGAAAGGCAGTGTTACCTACGGGTAGAGAAAACGAAGAACTCTCAAGACAAAAGAATTCGATGGGCCGAGAAATACGAATACACGGGTGCGTAGCTCAATGGTAGAGCAAGTGGCTGTTAACCACTGGGTTGGGGGTTCAAGTCCCTCCGTGCCCGCCAAATTCAGACCGGTCGCAAATGGCTCATGAATGGCTCAAACGGCTCATGTTATGAGAGATTGACCGGTGAGAAGTTCGTGACGACCGCAATCTACCCGAACAGGGAGAGGGACAGGCGCGAACTGGAGCGGCTGTCCGACCTCAAGGAGGGCGGCGACGCCTCGATGCTCTTTCACAGCAGGAACGGTACGCTTCTGGCCCGGGGGTACGCCCGGGTGGTGTACGGAGACCACGGCCCCTACGTCGAGATGTTCAGGGATCAGGTGGAGTGGGCGGCGTGGGAACTCGAACGGTCGGACATCGGATACTACAACAAGTGGTGGACGAAGGACGGGACCCGCGTCATGCTGTACGAACAGAGGAAGACGGTTGCCGACCTGCCCAACCCGCCCGCCGGCAAGCGGTCGCACAGGGGGAACAGGAAGGAAGGATACGCTGACTACCGGATAGGAAGACTGTATTTGGATCCTTACGAGGTGGTCATGAAACACGGAGTGTAGCGAAGCCTGGTTATCGCACAAGCTTTGGGAGCTTGGGATCGTCCGTTCAAATCGGACCGCTCCGACCAGATTTGATGGGGCGTGGCTCAGTTGGTAGAGCGGCTGACTCTGGATCAGCAGGTCGGAGGTTCGAGCCCTCCCGTCCCAGCCAGTTTCACCCCCCGGGGTGCGGCCTGTAGCGGGCCGCGCGGCCACACGGCGGAAATCAGGCTCCGCCACGGGAGACCAATTGGGGTGTAGCTCAGTGGTAGAGCGGCGGCCTTTGGAGCCGCGCGTCGGGCGTTCGAACCGCCCCACCCCAGCCATGGAGGAAGTAGTGTCAAAGAAAATAGGCAAGGACTCAACGATTGAAGAGGCGATAGCCTATGCCTTTGATCTTGACGGTAGGATGAAGTGCACGGACTTCAACGGTGTCGCCCACATCATCCATCTGGACGGGTCGACGTTCACGATCAAAAACGCGATCATCAAGAGGTACGGGAGGTTCGTGGTTGTCTATGCGGAGCACCAGCACCCGATGGTGTGGTTCAAAGACGACCTGTACCGATTCGGATTGACGAAGTACGGAGTGTAGCTCAGTCTGGTGGAGCGCTGCGTTCGGGACGCAGAGGTCGCCGGTTCAAATCCGGCCACTCCGACCAATCTTTCACCTGTTTACGATCTTGCGAACGGGAAAGCCCAGTCTGGTCAGAGCACTACGTTTAAGGCGTAGGGGGTCGTCAGTTCGAATCTGGCCTACCCGACCAACTCATGTTGTCCTTTGACAACACTTTCTGTTCAAACAACTTGTAATAAGTTCCGTTAGGGACTATATTAAGTGGGTAATGATGCGATGCTTATGCACTTCATTCTGTACAAATACTCAAAGGAGAGGGTCATGCATTACCCAACTGTTTTTGCTGTGTTCTTTCTGCTGCTGGTTGCATGCAATAACAACGATGTGGTGCTCCCGGAAAACTGCACTGAACCAAACGTTGTCGCAGCCTTAGGAACAGGGTGTAATTCAAGTGCTTCGGAGCTCACGCTTGATTTGGTAGATTCAGCAGAATACTGTGACGCTGAACGTTTGAGATGGACATACGACCAAAACACGTGCGTGTTACGCTTAGTACACAGCCGCAGCATTCTCAACTGTGCCACCAAGCTTGATGTACGTGCGCGAATTAACAGAGACACAATATTCGTCACCGAATACGATGTCCGTTTAGATGATTTACCAAATATTGTAGCCGCTTGTTGTCTGTGCCCGTTTGATACCTACGTAGAAGTGGCAGATGCCCCGTCAGAGGAAATAATAGTCGTCCTCTACAGACAACTTTGTATTGGTGCTGGGGAATATAGGGATACCCTCGTGACGCGCACACCACTCGACATTGACACCTCCCCGTCACCATTCTGTAATGGCTATGTTATACTACAATTAAGGGAAGCGGATGGGTAGCAGTTGGCAGATATGATCAAGGAATCTCAAAGCGTAAGGCAAATGGTAACGGAAAATCATCGAGATTCTTGAAGAAAGAAGATAAAGATGCCTTGTGCGACACATCTACAGATGGTAGATGAAAACTCGTGTTCATACACGAGCACAATTTATGACCTCAAGCACTACATAGAAACTGTCGGTTTCAAGGTGGACCTTCATGCAGCCATTGGGTGTAGGTCTAAACCGTTTGACAGTACTTCTAAAAAGTATGTCAGTGGAAGGACCTATTACGATCACGATGAGCCATTCCAACGTTTGGTACAAATAGACGAGCCCTGCGTTATATGCGCTGTTATGACGATTGCGCATGAAGGGGGACACGCACTCCATTATGTGCAAAGCAACAAAGAAAACCAACCTCCTTGTGAGGAAAGAGAACGTAGAGCGTACAGATTGGGGTGGAAGATACTTAAGGCACTCTCAGTAAGTTTCATTACGAGAGAAATGTGGAAGGAACACCACGAATTGTTAGTCGGGTAGTAGCTTAGCTTGGTAGAGCATTTGACTTTGGGAGCCAGAGATTTCGTCCGTTCAAATCCGGCCACTCCGACCAAATTTCGGGGCGTAGCGCAGCCTGGTAGCGCACGTGAATGGGGTTCACGTGGTCGCTGGTTCAAATCCAGTCGCCCCGACCAATTCACCGGAGGCATGAGATGGTCTGGTACGTCTACATGCTCAGGTGCTCCAAGGGCGCCCTCTACACGGGCATCACGACCAACGTCGAGGTGCGCCTCCAGACCCACAACTCGGGGCGCGGCTCGAAGGCCCTCAAAGCCCTCGGCCTGCCCGCGCGTCTCGCCTATTTGGAGAAACGACCTTCCAAGTCGGACGCACTCAAACGCGAGGCGGCCTTGAAAAAGTTACCGAAATCGGAAAAGGAGACCCTCTCCGCCAATTTCCGAAGGTCCGCTTCGTTTTGAATAATCTCTGCATACACAGCCCCCAATGTAAGTTATCGCGAGGGGTTGGATAAGGTGAAATACTACATGCCTGTCTTGTTCTTCGTCGCCGTGGGGTTGTGGCTGTCCTGCGGCTCGTCCATCAAGAGTAGCGTAAACATACAGAAATCAATCATCCCCGCCGCCGAGGCGGCGATGTACACCCCGAGCCGGGAACCCGAACCCCGAATCGAACCCTCCGTGTTTACCGACACCGGCGGCATCTCAATCAACCGCAGGGAGAAACGCGCACCCCATGCCGGACTCCCGCCGAAACCCCTGATCGAGTGCCGCAGCATCCTCGACACCGTCTCCGTCCTCAACAGGGCCTCCTATGTCCTGATAAAGGAGACGAAAGAGGAACTTTCGGAGCCGTAAGTTTACGGCATCGGTTCTCCCAAAGTATATTATGATGTCACCCCTCCAAGGGATTCCGTCATGGACTTGAAGGAAGCCTCCCTGGTTATGTGCCACCTTCTCATGCACGAGAAGGATGTCAAGGACGCACGCGAGGCCGCCGAAAAAGACTCGCCGGACAGCACCTTGGATCCCGACACCGAGGCCGAATTCGAGGAGAGGCTGCGCGAGGCCACAGCGGGCATCGCCGAATTCGGAAACCGCCTCGCCGCCATCCCCGCCTTTTTCGATGTCATGGAGTCGTGGCTCGTCACGGTCGTCGGCAGGCAGGGCGTGTCCGAGGAAACCATGAACGAGGCCGTGGAAACCAACGATCGGGACACCATGATAGAGCGCACCGGCGCCTTGGCCGCGTCCGTCCGCGACTATCTCAGATCCCAGGGATTCATCATACGAGACATGGGGGCTGGCGAGGACGGGTGGGACATGTGCGTCAGATGCGCCGAGAAGAAGTCCCGCACCCTCTGCTTCGACCTTCACCAACGGTTCGCGGACGCCATCAGGTTGAAGCTGATGCACGTTTCAAGGAGATTCGGCGGCCACTATCTGCCGGGCATCTACACATGGCGCGACGCCCAAAGGCTCCTCAAGGGGTTCGGCGACGGCCGCAACGGTCAGGAGGAAGCGGATGATCGAGGATCGTGACCTGGACATAATATCGACCATGTCGGACATCATATCGGCGGTGACTGACGCCGCCCGGGAGGGGGTCGTCGACCGAGTCGTCGCCACCCAGCATGTGTCGATGTACTTGAAGGAAGCGGCGAAGTGCATTGATCGGGGGGCGGCCGGCGGCGAGAAAACTCGCAAGGGGGTGCCGGATGGATCAGACTCCGCAGGATGAGGGTGCGACTCTTGAGGAGGAGGCGCTGGAGCACGCGCTGACCACGTCGAGCTTCCTCATGTGCATGGCGTTTATAGAGAAGATAGTTCGGGGCGAACGGCCGAAGGATCCAACGAAGAGGACCTTGAAGATATGGCTGCCAGAGGGCAAAACATCGCTCGGGATGAAGATAGCCGAGAACAACGAGGAGGCGCTCCTCTTGGTGAGGGATTCGGACGAGGCGGGCGAACTCGGCGGGAGGAAGAACAGAGTGCACGCGGCAGACTCGGAGGGGTTGAAGAACAGGAAATGCCTCGTCGCCATCGTGGACGACGCCAGCCAGATAACCGAAACGAGGATGGCGAAGATTATGAAGGCTCTCGAGTCGTGCCAGCCCGTGTACATCCTCATAGGGTGAGTCCAAGCCCGGTTAGGCTGTTCGTGCAAGCGATACCTCGAGAGTTTCCGGGGGCGAAAGCCCTGCGCCGCAAGTCGGCCGACGAGAACGTCATCATCGTGAGCGGCGTGGAGGACGGGGAGAAATTCGACAGGTTCATCGAGAACAGGCTCATTCTACCCCTGCTACAGACAGGGAAGGAGCCCCCCACGGTGGTGGTTGAAGGGGACAAAACCATATGACGTAAGTGTCCGGGTTCACGTAAGTACGGGTGTTCAAGCCCCCCTGATTTCCTTGGTGCGTTGCCGTGCGTCAGCCGTTCAACAACAAACCAAGGAGACAAGGATGAACTCCGAGAGATGGGGCACCCTCCAGGGCATCAAGGGGGAGATCAAGGAACTGGCAACCGACCTCCGCGAGAACAAGCGGTGGAAAACCAGGGAGTCACGGAGATGCAGGCACCTCCTCATAGCCTACGGGCTTCTTCGCGGGCGGCGGTATGAGCAGATTGAGCGCCCTCGTGAGGGCAATGAACCCGATTGGCTGGCTGTCAAGGAGATCAAAGATGCCTGTCCAGCCTAGAATGTACGTGTTGGTCAGGCGCGACCTCTCCGACAACTACCGCATGGTGCAGGGCAAGCACGCGCTCGCCCAATACGCCCTGGACGAGCCCGTGCTGTTCAAGGTGTGGAACAACGGCACCATCGCGGTCCTCGGGGTCAGGAACCTGATAGAGATGAAGATGTGGGAGCAGAAGCTGCTCGCCATGGAGAAGAGGTTCAGCGCGTTCCGAGAACCGGACCTTGACGGGCAGCTGACGTCCCTTGCCTGCTTTGACGTGGGTGACATCTTCGCCAGCCTCAGGCCGGCGTGACACGGTGTGCGCCTGTAGCTCAACTGTCAGAGCAGTGGTCTTTAACACCATGCGTTGCGGGTTAGAGTCCCGCCAGGCGCGCCATTCATTCTATCGAAGGGAAACGGACATGTTATAGCACCCAACAAGGAGGCATGACATGTCACGTTCCTACCGCAGGCCGTGGGTGACGGAGCAGCAGAGGCGGGGCGCCCGCTACTCGAAGAGGTTGGCGAACCACAAGGTGCGCCGCACCCCGGACATAGCGAGCGGCAAGGCGTACCGCAAGGTGTTCGACCCGTGGAACATCCGCGATTGGAGCTATCGGTGGACTTGGGAGGACGACAACGAGTCCCGGCCGTTCTGGAGGGCCATCTGCAAATAG